ACATCAGATGGATAATAAAATGACCCATCGCGTAGTTATATTATTAATCGTGTTTTGATATTTATATTATTTATGGTTTAAAAAACATATATTACTCTCATTTGATTTCCTTAACGCACTAATATTGATAAAAAATTGAAATATTAATTTATTAATAATTTAAATAAATAATATGTAAATCAAACATATATTTAAGTTAATGGAAACTACAAATACGCCAAGTGATATTGAAATCATTCTCAACGCCAAAAGTCGTTCTACAACTCTTGTGACTTACATTGTTAAAGAAGGATTTAATAATTGACAATCAACAAGAGAACTAACAAATGAAATTAGTACTTCAATAAATATTAAAGATAAAACAACTCGTAAATATGTTCAAGATGCATTAAGATATATAATAAGACATCTACAAAATGTTGATACAAAAATGTGTAAAAATGGAATAGCTTATTTTGTTGGACATGAACTTTCGTCGACAGGTAATATTAATTTTATTGATAAAATTATTGTACCTGATATACCAATCAGAAAGGATATATATTTATGTGGAAAACATTTCTTTCCTGAAGAAATTATTAAACTTCATAATGATTTTGAAGATTTTGGATTAGTTCATATCGCAGGTGAAGAAACATCATATTTTATTATAAATGGTGAAAATATACATAGGATTAATAAACTAAGTATATGTAGACAAAAAAATCATAGGATGGGTGGACAATCAAGTGGTCGTTTTATGCGTATAAGACAAAACCAAATTCAAGAATACATAACAACTATCGTTCAAGACATTAATAAATTTTATAAAACTAAAGAAGGACAATGTTCAGTTAAAGAAATAATTATATGTGGATCTACTGATATTAAAAATGATATCCCACAACATGAAATATTAGAAGTAAATATTAAAAATAAAATTAGAAAAAATATTTATAACTGCGAAAATATATGTAATGAAAATTTATTAAAAATTATACAAGACAGTAATCAACGAAATGATAGAAACTTAAAAATTGTTTATCAAGAAATGTTTGATAAAATTAATAAAGGTGACATAGATAATATATTATATGGCAAAAAAGAAATACTGATCGAAAAAATAAATAACAGACTTATTAAAACAATAATTATAACTGAAAAAACAATAACAGATATCGGCAAACCTCTTATTACTGAAATTTCTTCAAATGGTGGTAGCTGTTTTATTATTAATAATTTTGATGAAGAAATGTTTCCATTCATAACATCAATTGGTGGTTTTATTGCTTCCACATACAATTAAAAAATTAATTTATTTATTTAATTAAATTGTTATTAAATTAATTAAATATTTTTTTATGAGCTTGGTGCAGCTGTAGTTGCTGGAGTTACAGGAGTTATTGGTAATTGAACAGGAGGTTGGACGATTGGTTCTTGTGCTCCACCAATCATTTGTGATTTTTTAATTTTACGTAAAACATTTTTATAATTTTTAGTTATTTCTTGACCATTTCCTACTTTATAATGAACTGGTTCAGTTAATTTAATTCGTTTTCCACTATATTTATGAATTTTCTTTTCGCTACCTTTAGTAGATTCGACAAGGAAAAATTCAAGATCTAAATCAACTTGCTCGCCCTTTTTAACTTTATTTCTAATGATTTCTGATAGTGCTTTATTTGCTGCTTGATATGGTGAATCTCCGTTATATCTTCCATATTGTACACCATTTTCTTCTAATTTAACTTTAAATGATCTTGAACCTTTTCTTTGAGGTTGTTGTTCTTCAACATTAACATTATTTTCTGTCGCTACTATAGCTGGTTGATTACTCATTGTATATACTTTTATAATATAATAATATTATAATATGAACGCGTTTAAATAACTTTACTATTAAAGAATTTTATCTTTATTTGTATATATTTATAATTTTATTTATGTGTTTATATAATAATAAATTTAATATTATATTCATATAAACAAATATATAAATAAAAGACATTAACTGACACTAATATTGGTTACTGTTACTATTTTTTTTGGTCTTCCTCTTTTTTTTTTACTTATTTCTGTTAATATTTCTGTATTTTTCTCTGCTTGTATTTTTTTTAGTTTATTCAATTCTTTTTGTTGTTGTTTAATTTTCTCTTTTTCTTCTTTTATTTTTTTCTTCTCATCTTTTCTTCGTTCTTTTTCTTGTTGTAATAATATTAATTTTGTTTGTTTTGATAATGTATTATCTTTTTTAATGATATCTGACTCATCTATTTGTATATCCGTCAAGGTATCTGTCATTATTGGTTCTGTATATGATTGAACAATTTGAATCATAGGTTTACCCAAATTTAATTTTTTTAATAAACGATCTGTTTCTGTTTCAGTTGTTTGTAATTGTTTATTTTCGTTCGTATTATTCGTTTCAATAAATTCTCGTTGTTCTTTAGTATTTCCAATTAAAATTTCAGATTTATTATTTTCTTGCTTTTCATTAATACTCAAATTTTTTTCTTGATTAATATCATTATTTAATCCATCTGTCAAACATTTTAAATTCATTTTATGGCAAATATTATTCGTTAATTCGTCTGACATTACTATTTTTTGATATGGATATATTTTTTTATATGTTTTTGTTATCGTAACATCAGATATTTCAAAAACTTCTGATATATTTTTTTTGCTAATATTTTGTTCTAAAATATTAGCGGCTAATAATATACTTGCAGCCGCAATTGATGTTGCTTGATGATCAGAAGCAATATCAAGTTTTGTTGTATTTTCTGATATTATTTTTGCTGTTTGAATCGTGTTCTTATTAAGTTTAATTTTTGAACCAAATCTTTCAACAAAATCAGAACCATGTGATGGTTTAATATCAAATATAATAAAATTATCTTTCATAATCTCAAGAAATTTTCGACAACCTTTTGTAATTTGTTTCAATTCTAATCCAAATATATCTGCTATTTCTTTTGTCGATCTCGGACATTTTTGTAGTATCGATCCAAAATATACACAAGCTGCTATTATTTGTTTCCTATTTATACCTCGAATAATAACATTTTTTCCTTTATTTATGCCAATATCATGTTTCATTTCTCGTATATTTTTATATAAAATTTTCGCATTATCTATTACTGCTTTCGTTATTTTATATTTTTTACATTTGTTGTCAATATCATTTAATACTTCTCCTAAACTTCGTTCCCTATATGGTACTTGTCCCCAATTTCGTAACATTTTTACTTTTGAATAACCTGCGGCATTTATTGTCGTTCCTAATGATGATTTAGGAAAAAATGTATTTATTGGAGCACCACATCTTCCATTTTCAATTTTACCATCCTCATAATTATTCCATTCTGGAGTTTCGTCTAATATATCTTGTCCTTCAGCACCACAATCTCCACAAACATAAGATCCTTTTCCTGATGTAAATACAATATTTTTTGATTTACATGCTTTGCAAGATCTATCAAATTTTAATGTTTTATTTGTTTCAACTTCTGTTTTTTTTTCATTAGAAAAACCATCTAAAATATCCCATAATTTTTCATCAGATATTTGATCTAATTGATCATTTTCTTCATTATCATTGTCTTTTTCAATTTCTGTTTCTTCCATGATTATTAGTTGAACGGTTACTGATTAAATAGTTATTAATACTTTATATCATTTAAAATAAAAATTTTCAATTATTTTACTCATTATATTTGCACAATATTTTTCTATTTCCGATATTCTTTATTGTTATAATTTGTTATAACAAAAACATAGCTGGACTATTAATGATTGTATATTGATAACAATCTTAAATTGCCCTTCAATACACATTTTATAATTCATATAATTTTAATATATTTATCGTTTTTATTTATTTTCTAAATATCAACAATTAATAAATTAACGAATAAAAATTGAGTTTTTTATTCGTTAATTATATATAGATTTAATATATATAATATTTTATATGTCGATCACGTCTAACAATGTTTTAAATAATAATTTAAAAGATCAAACATGTATTAAAGTAAATATCGCATGTTTAGTAAACAATTCAAAACCAGAACCAAAACTTGAACCAAATCCTGAACCAAAATTTGAACCAAAACTTGAACCAAAACCTGAACAGAAACCTGAACAGAAACCTGAACAGAAACCTGAACAGAAATTTGAATTAAAACCTGAATCAAAAGTAGAACAAAATATTGATGAAAATTATTTTGTATTCAATGTCATTGATTGGCATGAATTTGACGAAACGATTGAAGATGAAAATGAGAATGAAAATGAAAATAACAATGAAGATGAACCAGAAAATAAAAGAAAATCGAATCTGAATAAACATTATGTGATTAAAGCATTCGGTAGGACTGAAAATTTTGAGTCCGTATATTTGAAAATTGAAAAATTTCCTCCGCATTTTTATGTTTTATTACCTGATACATGGACAGATAATATTGAAGCTAAAGCAGATCATTTGGTTAATATAATTAAAAGTAAAAATTTTTCATTAGAATATACACTTGAAAAATATGAAATAGTTAAACGAAAAAAATTATATGGTTTTAATGCTGGTAAAAAATTTAATTTTATTCGTCTTGTATTCAAAAATAAGAAAGCTATGATTGATACTGCAAGAATGTTTGATAATAAAATCACACTTTTTTCTAGTTCTAATAATCGTCTTGGAATTAAAGAACGTTATATTAAGTTTGATGTTTATGAATCAAATATCGATCCATATATTAGATTTATACATATCCAAGATTTGACATCATGTGGATGGTTAAAAATTGATAAAAGTAAATTAAAAAAATGTTATGAAGAAACAACTTGTAAATATTCATATTCTGTTAAATGGTCTGATGTTTTACCATTACAGTTAAATAAGATTGCACCATTTTATGTTTGTTCGTATGATATTGAATGTAAAAGTTGTGATGGTTCTTTTCCACAAGCTAATAGGATTGGTGATAAAATTATTCAAATCGGAATGACATTTACGAAATATGGTAGCACAAGTATTATTAAACGTATTATGATTTCACTTAATGAATGTGATGATATTCAAGATACCGAAGTTATAAATTGTGAATCAGAACAAGAGCTATTATTAAAATTTCAAGAAATAATTGCAAGAGAGGATCCTGATATTTTGACAGGTTATAATGTATTTGGTTTTGATCAATCTTATATTATGGATAGAGCAAAATTGCTTAATGTATCAAGTATGTTTTATTGTTTGTCTAAATTGCGCAATTATAGATGTAAATTAATTAGTAAAAATTTATCATCATCCGCTTTAGGAGATAATGTGATGAAATATATTGATACTGTTGGTAGAGTACAAATAGATTTAATGAAAGTTGTTCAAAGAGATTATAAGTTAAGTTCATATAAACTAGATTCTGTCGCAGAAAATTTTTTCAAAGATAAGGTATGTGGTATAGAAAAAGTTGGCGATGCGTTTAAAATTAAAAGTAAGGATGTGCAAATTTTGAAAGTTGGAAATTATGTTCGTTTTGAGAAAGATGGTGAAGTTGTTATGCGTAAGTATAAAATTATAAATATTTGTTACGAAAATAATTATTTCATGATCGAAAATATTGATCAAACATTACTTGAAAAATGTAAATTATTTTGGGGCATGGTGAAAGATGATATTAAGCCAAAAGATATTTTCGAACTTTTCGAAAAAACATCCAAAGACAGAAAATTAATAGCAATATATTGTATTCAAGATTGTGCTCTTGTTTCTCGTTTGATTGATAAACTAGATATTATTCCAAATAATATTAATATGGCAAATGTTTGTCATGTGCCATTACATTTTATCTTTTTTAGAGGTCAAGGTATTAAATGTTTAAGTCTTGTCGCAAAATATTGTAGAAACGAAGGTTATCTTATTCCCGTAATTAGGCATGTTGTTGATGAAGATAATGAAGATAATAAAGAAAATGGATATGAAGGTGCGACTGTTTTAGAACCAATTAAAGGATTTCATAGAAAACCAATATTTGTTCTCGATTTTAATTCTCTATATCCTTCAAGTATGATCGCAGAAAATATTTCGCATGATACTCTCGTTTTACTTCCTGAATATGATAATTTAGTAGGATATAAATATAATGATGTTTATTATAATAATTCTGATGGTACTCAATCTCATTGTCGATTTGCTAAAAAAATAGATGAATTCTTAGAAAAAGATCCAGCAAAATCGAAAAGAGGAATTATTCCATTAATTCTTGCAACATTATTAGCTGAAAGAAAATTAGCTAAAAAACAAATGGAAAAAGAAACTGACCCATTTAAAAAAAATATTTTCAATAGTAAACAACTCGCTCTTAAAATTACTGCCAATTCAGTTTATGGTCAATTAGGTGCTCCTACTTCTCCAATATTTTTAAAACAACTTGCTGCGTCTACAACTTCAGTTGGAAGACGAATGTTAGATACTGGTAAAACATTCGTCGAAAATGATTTAATTCCAATTCTTATCTCTTTGTATAATGCTATTAAAAATAACGATAACGAATTATATGAAAATTTATTGAAAAAACATCTCAAAGATAGAAATTCTGAATTTGAAGATTTTTTAAAAAAATATTTAATTGATGTTTTTGACAATTATACAATGCAACCACGTGCGGTATATGGTGATACAGACAGTATATTCATCAAGCCTGACTTTAAAGACAAAAATACTGGTGAAGATGTTTATGAAAAAAAAGGAGATACAAAAATATTAGAACAAGTTATCAATTTAGGTAAAATAGCATCAAAATTTTTAAGAATATTACTTCCATATCCACATAATATGGAATATGAGAAAACATTTTATCCGTTTGCTTTGATGGAAAAAAAAAAGTATATTGGTAATAAATATATTGAAAATGTAAATGAATATAAACAATTCTCAACTGGTGTCGTTCTTGTTAGAAGAGATAACGCGAATATTGTTAAAAAAATTGTCGGTGGAATGGTTAACATTATGATGAACGAAGTCGATATCGATAAAACAATTCGATTTATTAAAAAAACTATTAACGATTTACTTTCTGGCAAATTCGAAATTCATGATTTTATAACATCTAAAACATTAAAAAGTTCTTATGTTGATAGAACTAGAATGGCTCATGTAGTTTTAGCAGATAGAATGGCATTAAGAGACCCAGGCAATGCACCACAATTAAATGATAGAATACCTTTCGTCGCAATCGAAGTACAAGAAAAAAAAGGTGTTAAAATGTTACAGGGTGAACGAATAGAACATCCTGATTATATTTTAGAACATAAATTAAAAATTGATTATCTATTTTATTTGACAAATCAAATTATGAATCCATCTATTCAATTCTTAGAACTGATCATGAAACCAGCTGAAGCTGAAAAAGTATTTACTGATTTTAAAATGATTGAAGAAGATAAACGAAGAGGTAGACAATCATTAAGTAAATTTGGTATTAAAAAAATTGAAGAAAATGTTGAAACTGTTGAAGACGAATTTGATTTCGATAATTTAATAAATCAAAATGCTAAACCAAATAATAATGTTAAATCAAAAAAAAATGAAATAAAAAATAATAAAATATTAAATAATGAAACCCAAGAAAATGATGAGTTTGAAGATTTTTATAATCAAACTAATAATATCAAAATATTAAATGAGCAAGAACTTACAAAATCAAAAACAAATTAATTTATTTTTTTGATACTTTCTTTGATACTTTCTTTGATACTTTCTTTGATACTTTCTTTGATACTTTCTTTGACGCTTTCTTAGATGTTTTTTTAGATGCTTTTTTAGATACTTTTCTTGACGTGTGTTTCGATTTATTTAAATTGCTTGCTAGTGCTGGATTTTCAAAACTTACTAAATTAATTGATGATGTGTTTATTGAATCCGATTCATTCATGTATGGTGTTTGTGTTTTTTTATCTGATGAACTCGAACCAAATGATTCGGATGAATTTATTTTATAGTCATCAGATTCTGAAATTTCTTTATCGGAATCTATTGAATCTGACAAAGTATTTACATGTATATTTGTTGGATTTGATTTTTTTTTATTTTGTTCTTGCATCGAACTAGAATATGTTTGAGTCTCATCAGATTCAGTATTTGTTGTTTGTTTTTGTTTGATTTCTGTGTTCTTTTTTGGTGATTCCGTTTTCTTATTTTCTGTTCTGTCTTCTGATTTTTCTGTTTCATCTGTTTCATCTTCATCTTTATCTTCATCTTCATCTTTATCTTCATCTGATTCTTCGTCTGAATCATCTAATTCTTCGTCAGAATCATCAGATCCACCTCCTTGTTGATTTTGTTGTTTAAGATAATTTTTTGCTACTTCCATGATAGTATCAGTTTCGGATTCCGTATCATTATTATTACCACCAGATTGTTCTGAATTTTCAGTTTTTTTTTCATTATTAGGTTTATAATCGGAACTATTTCCAGTATCAGAATATATTTGTTGTTTTGTTTGTTCGCCAGTATTTAATTGACTGATTTTAGATTTAAGCATTGCGATATAATCTTCAGAATTATAATCTTCTGTTTCATTATTTGATCCACCAGTCAAACTTGGAGATTTTTTTGTGTTTGTTTCAGTTTTAAGAAAATTTAAATCTAAATTAATCAATTTATTATTTCCACAACCATTACCATTTTGTTGGGGTTTATTTGTTTCCATAAATGAATCAGAATTTTCTGTTAATGAATTTGTATTTCCCATCTTGAAATAATATATTAATGTTTAAGAAATTATTTTTAAATTAAATTAAATTTGATTTCTAGTAGATTATTTTATTTACTTATATTACAATATACTTATGCTGGAAACATTTATCATAATTATATTAGTTATGTCTATCATAATTTTTAAATTAAAATATAAATCTCATTTCATCTCGATTGAAGCATTTAATAATAAATCTTATCTTGTCAATGATTTGCCTGATTCCCAAACCGCTGCTAATACTCTTGCTAAAATTATGATAACAATTAATGTTTTAATTGACAATTTATTGTCAGATTATGAATATGGAAAGCTAAAAACAAAAAAAGATAAACAATATAACAAATTTATTAAATTAATAAAAAAACGATTACCTATTGTCAAAATTAGTGAAAATCCAACTGACAGTAAATATACTTCATATAGTATTAATAAAGGCGAAGAACTCGTGTTCTGTATTAGAAATAAATCAAATAAAAAAATTCACGATTTAAACGAACTATTATATGTCGCTATCCATGAAATAGCGCATATAGGATGTCCTGAAGTAGGACATACTGATTTATTTAGAGATTTAAATGTTTATTTATTAAAACATGCTGTTTGTTATGGATTATATAAATATATAGATTATTTTGAAAATAATAAAAATTATTGTGGAATGACATTAACATCAACAATATTATCTAAAACATTCGAATGTTAATTAATGTTAATTAATTTTTTTAAATAAAATTATAATATTATATTTTGTCATGATATAATATTATATAAAGTTATTGATGGATCAACCAATTAAGATAATACATAAATATAAAAATATACATAAAAAAATACAATACAACGTACTAATATTTGTTGGCGATTTAATTTCCGAGCAAACCAATAAAATACTTAAAAAAATTAAAGATAAAAATTTATATGATACCTTAACTGAACTAAATGAACGTGATATCGAAATTCTTAATAAAGAATATGGTTCCAAATGGTATAAATATTTTTTTATTAATAAACACATAAATTTTACTTTCGATAAAATAATTAAACCCAACGAACAAAAAAAACAAGAAATTATTAAAAAATATGGTAAAGAATGGTATGAAGATAATGTCGAAAAATTTACTTTCGCCAGTAAAACCATTTATTCATATCAAACTTTATTTAAATATGACAAAGAATCTAAACTTAAAAACATAAAAGCTAAATCTGTCATTAAAGATGTCGATAATTTATCTTATAAAACTACTTTATCTTCTCCACAAATAACAGTACCCGAAAGTACTAATATTGTAGGTGGATCACCACAAATAACAGTACCTGAAAGTACTAATATTGTAAGTGGATCACCACAAATAACAGTACCTGAAAGTACTAATATCGTAGGTGGATCTCCAAACGAAAATTTAGTAAAAATTAATTTTGCTGACATTTTACGTAATAAATCTTTTGAACCTTCTTTAAACAATATCACCAATTCAAATATAAATAATGTTAACGAATCGACTACATCACAAAATAATATTGAGTCAGATGAAATAAATCTTGAATCATTAGAAAAAATGTCTGAACCACAAAATCAAAACTTAAACGAAAAACAAGATACAATTGATGTTAATGTTGTTGATGAATATAATATTGACGAAATAGAAAAAATAAGTAAAGAAGATGTCACTTATGACAAAGATGTCGATAATGTTAATAAGTCACTGCAACAAATTATTGATAAAACAGAAATAGAAGAAAAAGAAACAACATATGGTCAAATAGTACCTTGGAATGATATTAAAGACAATTATACATATGATGAAGACTTATATAATGTTTATACTAAAACATATATTTACAACCAATATATTTGTCATGATGATACTATAAAAATTATCAAAAATAAAATATGTTGTGGTTATGGTAAATCAAAATTATTTGAATCATTTTCACCTTATTTTATTCCTTCAAGAATTTATTTATGGTCTGAATATTTATATTATGATGTTAATAATATTTTAAAATCAGATAAACTTATGTTAGGTCAAAAATGGATCAGACGAAATGAATTATTGGATATCGATGTCGAACCAAATGAAAATATTAGAGCATATGAAACATTAAAAGGTAATTTAAAAAGTTTACAGGAAAACATTAAAAAATATGCTTCGAGAATTACGTATGAAAATGATGAACATGTTATTTTGTCAGATTATTTTGATTTTATAACAAATAATGAAATATTCATGTTGGATATTTATAATGATCTCGGAATTGGTTATCAAATTAGTAATGAATCTATTAAAAATTTATATGATGTTTATATTAAAATATATTATTTTGGTTTATCACAAGAAGATCTAAACAACATAATTGATTATTTGAATATTAAAAATAAAACTGAATCTAAAAGTACTGAAGGGTTAAAGATAAACATTGTGTATAAAAATATTCAAAACGATTTGTTAGCAGAAAATGAAATATTAAAAACAATTGAAGATCTTAAAAAAACTCCATATTTATATAACAAAATTTTTAAAGAAAATTTTATAACACAATCTGTTATCCATATTAATATTAAACATCAAAATCTTAAAAATTCTCAGAAAATCGAACTTTACAGAATATTCGATAATTTTATTCCTACCGAAAAATATCCTTTCATTCAATATCAAACTCAAGATGGTCAAATCGTTTTCAAACATTTTTCTCTCGATATCGAAACTGATAAAGAAAATATTATTCCAAAATGGTTCGAAAATTCTCCATATGGTATTAGTTTTAAAATAAATGTTAACCAAAAAGGCGGTTCCGATAATAAATATATCGCTATTAGTCTTAACGATAATGGTCGTATGGATTATAAAACTCAATGGAAAGAAGAAGATCAAGCAACTATCGATGATGTTAAAAAATCATATGATGAAGTTAGAGCTTTATTACGAAAAATTAATCAAGAAAATAATAAACTAAAAGTAGAAATACCGGTTGATGATAAATTTAAATTTGCATTTATTAATACAATACAACAATTCGAACTACCAGAAAAATTTTTAATATCGCACAATGATTTGTCTGATTTTTGTAGATATTTTTATCCATATATTGCTGTTGTTATCGAACCAAGAAAACGACAATCAAAAATACTTAAAAAAAATGAAAAATCTAAATACGGTACATATTTGAGATATAAAAGAATTTCTAAATATGAAAATGAAGCAAGTTTAGAAAAACGTATTATTTATTTTTTGCGTAATTTCGAATTTAATGAAAGGTTGCTAAGTCTCGAAATATCAAAACAATTTAATATAACTGAAAAACAATCACTCGATAAAATAAATTATGTTATCGAAAAATATCCAAATCTTAAAAAATCAAGAAATATATTGAAAAAATTCGAAAATATCCCTAAATATAAACCGCCTGGGATTGGTATCGATATTCAAGGTAAACAACGCAATAAATATAAAATGAGAATTAGTGGCGCTCGTTCTAAAACTCAACTTGATACTATTATTGAATTTATGAACATTTTAATTTATTTATATATCGAAACATATCTTTATAAACGTCATGATAGGCAGTTATTACGTGAAAAACTTAAAACTTTAAGTAATATCGCCAAAAGAAGAAATAAAGTTGAAGATATTCTTGAATCAACCGAATCTGTTAAAACTGTTAAACAAATTACAAAATTAGATAAAGAACGTCTCGGATATAAACCAGAAAAAGGTCAAAATCAATGGACTAGAAATTGTCAAAATTCTGGTGATACTAAAAAAAGAAGACCTGCACCTTATACTGATAAAAATATTGAACAACTTATCAAAACTGGTTATGTTTATAATACTGATTCTGGTGAATATGAAAAAAAAATTAATGTTAAATCTGGTTCTAAAAATAAATCGGTCACTCTTAAGGCAGCTAAAATTGAAAATTATGATGGTGCTGGCAGTTCAATTTATTATACTTGTGACCCTAAAGAAAATGGTGAATATATGTATGTCGGCTTCTTAACTCGTTCTGCTAATCCATTCGGTTTGTGTATGCCTTGTTGTTTTAAAAAAGATCCTGCTGTTAGTAAAAATAAAGAAAAAAAAGATTTCCATATGAGATGTTTAAATAAATTAACTGGTGACATTAAAACTAAAAAATTAGTTGGCGATCGATTATATATTCTTCAAGACACCAACAAAATTCAAGATGGTCGTTTCGGTTATTTACCTGAATATCTTGATATGTATCTTAACACTATGCTCAATAAAGATAAAACTATTAAAAATAGTTATTTAACTGCTTCCAATAATGGTTGGTTCTTTAAATATGGTTCAAAACAAGATGATGATATATTTTTAACTGCGATAGGTAATGCATTAGATTTGTCAGTCCAACAAATAAAAGATAAAATAACTGAATCTTTAATTAAAAATAAAAATGCTGAATCTATTTTTGCTTCATTAAATAATGGTGATATTAAAACTCAATTCGGTACTATCTCATCTTATATAAGATTTTTACATACTAATTTCGAAATAGAATATAATACTGTTTGTGATATTTTATCTATTCCATCTGTGATACATGATTATGGTGTTAATGTAATCATATTTGATAAAAAGTCACAATTTATTAAAGAAACTGAAAAAAAAACTATGAATGATGATTATAATATTGTTTGTACTAATACTGAAAATTTACATTATTTTTTGAATACAAATAAAATTAACATAATCATTATGCGTGAAGATAATAATTATTACCCCATTTATCAAATTCGTAAAATTGAAAACTCAAAAAATATTGATATCGATAAATATTTTAAATTTGATACTATCGAAAATAATGTCATCAATCATATTTATCAATTCATTAAAGTTAATTATTCTCAATCTGGTATTGAATCTTTAAAAATTGATGATGCTAAAACAACTTACATGAAATTAGAAAAATATGACTTTAAAAATCAAATACCAACGAAACAAATTATCGATCGAAGAAATAAATGTAAATATTTCGTTGTCCAAAATAAATATTTAATTCCTGTCAAACCATCTGGATCATTATTTTGGTTACCTATTGAATATGATTATTTACCTTATGTTAATGATATCAATTCAACTGCTGATTTTGTTTATAATTTATACATCAAATCAAATAAAGATATTAGCGTTAAACCATGTGGTATTTATTATTCAGACAAAATAAATAATAATTATACTATCAATGCTCTTGTCATCGATCATAATATTAATATTCCAGTTCGACAAATTATTTTACAATATAACGACATTATTAATTTCGCGAAAAAATATAAAATTAAAGAATTTTTAACAGAATCTAAATCTATTTATGATGTTATTGACCAAACCTTAATCAAATATGATTCAATAACTACTCCTATTGACATTCGCGGATTAGAAGTTAATAAAGAAAAATATTACCAAGAAAGTTATGAGTTATTTAGACTCGAATTAGCATACTATCTCAAAGATCAGTCTAAATTACGTGAAAAAATAATTAAATTAATATCTAACGAAAAATACGATAAATCTGATAAAAGTAAAGAAATAAAAAAAATATTATTTAAACTTATTAGCAAAAAATTATTTGATCTCTATATTGAAACTGAATCTTCTGTCGACAATTATGCTGATGATCATGTTATTGAAACTTCAATTGACGAAAAAATTATTGATGATACTTCAGAATACTTAGATGATTCTGATCTTATACCAATTAATATTGTTGAATCTATATCAAGTGAAAAACAACCAAATCAAACAGGTGGTAAAAAACAAAAAAATAAACCAGTTGTTATACCAGTAAATAAATCTGAAAATAAATCTGAAAACAAACAAATAGTTACTGATCCTGATATTGATAATTTACAAATGTTCGTTAATCAGAATAGAAGATTGGTACATATAAATAATCAAGAACCTGATTTGTCAAATTATGTGATTAAAAATAATAGAGAAATATGCCCAACAAATACAAAAAATATGTGTAATAAAAATCCTCATTGTCAATGGCAAAGTGGTACTTGTTTATTTAGAACATCTACTACTAAAATTATTGAGTTTGTTAATAAAATTTCAGAAGAATTAACAAATAATGATTTAAAATCTCATGAATTAACATCACGTGAAAATTATTTCGTATCTGATATTGTTAACAAAGATTATTATACAACACGACCAAATCAAAAAATTATTAAATCAAATAATAATAATATTAAAAAAATATTATCTGAATTGTTTGGAAAAAATAATGTTCCTATTATTGGTAGAAGAAAAATGAATAAAATTTCTAAAAATATTAATGAAACCAATATTCAAAATCCTTTAGAAACTATTGGTGATCGCATGTATCAAATTGTTCATTTTAATAATCAAATTTATCGCGCTTATGCTAATTGCTATTTTTGGTTAAAAAATACTCTTATGGACATTTCACATAGAAATCTCGGTTATTATAGTCCTTTACAAACTGATTTATCTAATTACTTCAAAAGTCAAGTTATTGATTGGATTGTTAATAAAAAAAATCAACAAGTTTTAATTAATGATTTTACTTCTGTCACTAATATTAATAAAAATACATTCATAACTGAAATTAAAAAATATTTAGCGACAAATAGCGAAGCATTTAAATCATATATTGTTGAAATATATATATTAAGTAAAATTAATAATTATGCCGTATATTTGTATGACAATTTTGATAATATTATTGGCATATTTGATGATGGTATCGTATATTTAAGTAATTATTTTGAAAAAATAAATAAAAACACATATGCTTCCAAAAACCCAAAAATTCAAATAAAATATAATGTTAGTTCTTTTTCATTTACTAACACACCATCAGCGATATCTTCGATTTATATCTAATTAAATTATTTACTAAATTATTATTTTATCATCTATTAATTATAAAATGAGTAACAAAAAATTAATTGGTGGTGGATTCCCTGGGATTAGATATTGTATTGACGAAAAAAATATTATAACTAAAGAATCTAGAGAACGACGAGAATTTTCTGTCCGTAAAATTATACCTATCAGTAAATTATTAGCACGTTCCCCACGAACATCTAATCCTAACGAAAATATCAAATCTATTTTATCTTTTCCTCAAGAATCAAATACACAATCTAATTCTGAATCCGAATCTGAACAATTAACTGTTAAAGAATCGGTTTTATATGATACTATTAGTAATATTGTTCATAATACATCAAGTGGTATGGTAGAAAATGCAGACATTGACTTAAATTTAATAAATGGTCCTGTACGTAAAATAAAAGAAAATAATTAAAAATAATAATAATATTATTTTTTTAAACTATATTATTGATAGTTACAATCAATAATTGTTTCATGTGTTTTTTGTTATAAATTGTTATAAAAATAAAATATGTACTAATCATATAGTGTTTCGACTATGAATAATTTTCTATATAATGCATATTTAAATTTCTTTAAAATAGAAAGAATGCATCAAAATGTCGATTTGACTAAAAAAAATTATCAAATAATCGGTATTTATGATAAAGCTCAAAAAATTTGGTATAATGGTTGGGCTCTTTATACTGATTCTAATTATCATGAATATAAATCTTCTAGAGACCTTCTCATTTATGCTCTTAATATTGATAAAGATATGCCTTTACATCATAATATGAAACGAATTATTAGATATGTGTTAACAAATTCAAAATTATATATTACTGAAAAAAAAACTCAACTATATTTAATTCTCGCAATTATATTATATCTTATTAATGCTAAAAAATGGGAATATTTTAAATCTGGATCCGATGTATTTGTTTTTATTGCCGATGTAAGCACATATCCAAGTTTGTAAATATTTTTTTAATTAATTTTTTTACTTATAATTTTAAGTTATATAAAATTGTAAGTATTATTAAGTATTATTAAGTGTAAGTAATTACAATTTAATGAATATTATGTTAGATACTTATATTTCAAATTACAAAGATAAATTAACTAGATCTATATATGATGAATATATTAATTTTGATTATGATAATTATGATCATTTTAAAATTGATGTAGACTTTTTATTACAGATTTATAATATTAAATTATATGAACCTAAACAAATACGTTCTAAACAAGATGAATTTAGAGATAATTTAATAGAAAGAGATAAAAAATGTATAATATCAAATACTGATGCGTGTGTTTGTGAAGCAGCACATATTATTCCAAATTCTGAAGAAGAAAATTATGATATTGATAATGGTTTGTTGTTAGATTCTGGATTACACAAATGTTTTGATAAATATTTTTGGTGTATTAATCCTGAAACTTTAACTGTTGAACTTCATAAAGATCTTAAGATAGAAAATATTCCTTGTGTTAAGTTTAAGAATAACAAAATTAATATTAATCCAAACAATAAAATGTTAGAAAATATTAAAGAAAGATACAAACGATTTTTATCTTATAAATTTTAAATGATTAATAAAAAAAATACTAACAAGATTACACGATGGTTCAATCTATTATTCATCAGATATAAAATATTTAAACCATCTGATGAATAATAGATTGAACCATCGTGTAATCTTGTAAATATATTTCATAATTATAATGTTTATGTAATTATATTTTTTATTTAATAATATTTATTTTTTTGTGATTATATTTTGATCATAAATTAAAATTTTTAACTAATTATTTTTAGATGTTAATAAAAAAATAAAAAAATAATTAATTAAAAAACTTTTCTGAAAAAAATTAAAAATTTTAAAAAGGTTTTGGAAAAAAAAAAGTATGGCTCTCTCTCCCTGAGTCAAATTTGCTCGATTGCTCGTTTTGCTCGTTTTTTCGAGCAAATTTGCTCGTTTTTTAATATAAAATTAATTGTTATATAATTATAATATATATTATGCTTTATAAATGTCCTGTTTGCTGTAAACAATTTACAAAAAAATTTAATTTTGAAAGACATATGCAAAGAAAAATATCATGTAAACCAAAATTATTAATTAATGAAAATACTAAAACAGAAAATGAAATAGTATTGAATGTTGCAAATATGTTGTCAAATGTTGCTGAACCGTTGTCAAATGTTGCAAATATGTTGCCGAATAATAACAACAAATATGAATGTTTAATTTGTCATAAATTGTATAAAGAAAGAACAGCTTTTTATAGACATAAGAAGAAACATCCAAATTATGAAGAAGAAATTAAAAAAAATGACGCAAATAATAAAAAAAATGAAGATATAATTTTATTAAAACAAAAAATTGAAACAATTGAAATGAATCAAAATATGTTAATGACTAAAAAAAAATCATCAAAAAATAATACTATAAATAATGTGATTATCAATGGACCTATTAATAATGGACCTATTAATAATGGTCTTATTAATAATAATGCAGTCGTTAATAATAATGCGATTGTTAATAATAATGCGATTGTTAATAATAATGAATTTGTTAATAATATTAAATTTGTTAATTTTGGTAATGAAGATATTGATAGATATACATATCCAGAAATTAGAGATTTATTATTTAGAGAAGAAAAACCAGTATTAAAACTAATTGAGATGAAACACTTTAATAAAAAAATACCAGAACAACAAAATATTCAATTAACAAATTTGAGATCTCAATATATTGATGTTTATGATAATGATAGATGGATGAAAAAGTTTGTTACTGAAACATTAAAAAAATTATTTGATAATACAGCTATTGAACTAAATGAAATGACAGAAATAGTCCAACCTAATTATAAAAATAAAATATCGAAACCAATAAACAGAACAATAGAAATATTTAATGCACAACATATTATCATCATGCACAAAAATATATTAATGGACGAAAGAGATGAAATAATAAACGAAGCTAGATTATTAATATATAACAAAACTAAAGAATTTAATGATAACAAAACGAAAAATATACAAAATAACGAAAAAGAAATAATACAAGCTAACAATAATGAAAATATACAAGTTAACAATAATGAAAATATACAAGCTAACGAAAAAAAATAATAATAATGAAATAATAAATAACAAACGTAATGGAAAAATTATTGTCACGATTAAATAATATCAAATCAAACAATAAAATGTTAGAAAATATTAAAGAAAGATATAAATGATTTTTATCTTATAATTTTTAAATGATTAATAATAAAAATACTAACAAGATTACATGATGGTTTCGAACTATTATTCATCAGATGTAATATTATTAAAAATATCTGATGAATAATAGTTTGAACCATCATGTAATTTTGTAAATATATTTCACAATCATAATGTTTATGTAATTATATTTTTTATTAAATAATATTTATTTTTTTTATAATTATATTCTGATCATAATTTAAAATTTTTAACTAATTATTTTTAGATGTCAATAAAAAATAAAAAAATAAAAAAATAAAAAAATTTAATTTTAAAAAACTTTTCTGGAAAAAAAATTAAAAATTTTAAAAAGGTTTTGGAAAAAAAAAGTATGGCTCTCTCTCCCTGAGTCAAATTTGCTCGATTGCTCGTTTTGCTCGTTTTTTCGAGCAAATTTGCTCGTTTTTTAATATAAAATTAATTGTTATACAATTATAATATATAGTATGATTTATAAATGTCCTGTTTGCTGTAAACAATTTACAAAAAAATTTAATTTTGAAAGACATATGCAACGAAAAATATCATGTAAACCAAAAATATTAATTACTGAAGATAATAAAACTACAATAAGTATGTTGACCACTGTAAGCCAAAAGGAAGCCGACTGTAAGCCGACTGTAAGCCAAAAGGAAGCCGAATGTAAGCCAGTTGACATTCAATATAAGATTAATTGTGATACTGTTACAAATAAATATGTTTGTCTAATTTGTAAAAAAAATTTTAAATTTAGACAAAGTTTATATAATCATAAGAAAAAACATTTAAATTATGAAGAAGAAGTAAAAAAAATGAATACAACCGAAAAAAATACTGAAGATATAATTTTATTAAAACAAAAAATTGAAACAATGGAAATGAATCAAAATATTTTGACTGCAAAAAAAAAATCGTCAAAAAATAAAACTATCAATAATGTGATTATCAATGGATCTATAAATAATGGAATTGTTAATAATGAAATCATTAATGGACCTATAAATAATGAATTTGTTAATAATATTAAAATTGTTAATTTTGGTAATGAAGATATTGATAGATATACTTATCCAGAGATTAGAGATTTGTTATTTAGAGAAGAAAAACCTGTATTAAAACTAATTGAGATGAAACACTTTAATAAAAAAATACCAGAACAACAAAATATTCAATTAACAAATTTGAGATCTCAATATATTGATGTTTACGACAATGATAGATGGATGAAAAAGTTTGTTACTGAAACATTAAAAAAATTATTTGATAATACTGCCATTGAACTAAGTGAAATGACAGAAATAGTTCAACCTAATTGTAAAAAAAAAATATCGAAACCAATAAACAGAACAATAGAAATATTTAATGCACAACATATTATCATCATGCACAAAAATATATTAATGGACGAAAGGGATGAAATAATAAACGAAGCTAGATTATTGATATATAATAAGACTAAAGAATTTAATGACAACAAAACAAAAAATATACAAAATAACGAAAAAGAAATAATACAAGCTAACAATAATAATGAAATAATAAATAATGAAAACAATAAAATACAAACTAATGATAACAATGAAATACAAGTTAACAATAATGAAAATATACAAGCTAACGAAAGAGAAATAATACAAAATAATGATAACAACGAAATACAAAATAATGAAAAAAAAAATACTTGAAAATTAATAATTAATTAAACATAAACATCAAATAATATGACAATGTGATGATTCATTTTATTATTATGTTATATTATATATGTTTACCAAATACAATTTCCTTAATACAATATTATTGATAAAAAATTGAAATTTTTAATAATAAATATCATTACATATCAAACAATTTATTATAATATGGAAATTTTAAATCATAAAGTTAAAAGCAAAAATAATGAAATTAATATTGAATTAAATAATGAATTAGATAATGAATCAGATGACGAATCTGATTTAGAAACAGAAGAAAATAATAATTCATCAACAAAAATTATTACTCAAATAACTAACAAATCAATTAGATCAATTTATTATGAATATTTGCAAGATGATAGTTTATTATTGTCACCAGAATATCAACGCGAATTATCTTGGTCTATTGAAAAAATGAATGCATTTATTGATACAATATTAAAAGGATGGATAGTACCAAATTATGTTATATATCAATTATCCGAAAAAGAACTAAAACAAAATATAAATCATAGATATGAATGTATTGATGGACAACATCGTTTATTAACATTAAAATGGTATATTGAAGGAATACCATATTTAGGTACAAATAAATTGCTATATTGGAAAAAAAATAAAGAACGAATTTATTATAATTTAAATCCAACCACATTAAATGAAATTAAAATAAGAAGTAGATGCAAATATAAGTGTAGAAATTTAACAAAAGAAGAGAAACAACAATTTGATAATTTTCAAATGTGCATTCATATGGTATCGTCATTAAATGGTTTAGCAATTGGTCTTAAATGTGATATATTTAATCGCCTTCAAAATGGTGAAAAGGTAACTACATATGATAAACTTAAAAATTTGCATACAAATATAATTACAGATACAATTAGATCAAATAAAATGTTAAAATATTTAAATGATATTAATTTTATATCAAAAATTAATGTCAATCATAAAAAAACAAAATTAAAACACGCAGAATCATTTAATATTTATTTTTTGATCAGATCATTTTTGATAATAGACAAAAAAAATTTAAATACAAACTATTTGGATATGAATATTAAAAAATATTTAGAATATAATAATGGAAATGGTTCACCTTGTGTACAATTAACACGTAAAATTGATGAATTATATAATGATGTAAAAATAATTATTGAATATATAGCGAATAATTTAAAAATAAATGTACAAATCATTCCAGAATTAGCATATATTTTTGTTTGTATTTATGCCAATTTTGGTTCGGCAATATTAGATAAAGTTATTGATTGGTTATATAATGAAAAAAATAAGAAACAATTTGAATTATTAAATAATATTAATACATATAAAAAAGGAGTTGATAAAGTGACTTCATCAATTGAAATTACAAAATACTATAATTTATTATTAAAATATTCTGTAAATACTGAAGTGTTATAAAAATTACTAATTTATAAATATTTATGAATATTTAATTTATATGGATTTAGAAATTATATATGACGAACTTATTTTATTAAATTATTCTTACAACGATATTAAATTAATATTTTTAATTAAATTTGATACAGATATTGAACAATTAGAATTTTCAAAAAAAAGATTAGGACAAGAACATTTTAGAAATGAATTGATTAAACGATATGACAATAAATGTGTATTAACAAATTCTGGTGTTTGTGATGCATGTCATATAATTCCATTTGCAAATTCTGATAATATGTTTGTTGATAATGGTTTGTTAATTAGTAAACAACATCATAATTATTTTGATAATTATATTTTTTCAATTAATCCAAAAACACTTCGTGTCGAAATTAATTATGACAATAAATTAGGCATTGGAAAAGAAGATGTATTTTTAAATATTATTGATAATAAGTATGTCGAAAAAATAAAACATTTTCCTGAAACAATTAGATACATAGCAAAACATTATCAAATTTTTTTGACCAAATTTGAAACCATCCCGTTAAAATAATTAATTATTAAAATAATTAATATTAAAATAATATATCAAATTAAAAATTTGAAATATTATCATAATATTAACATTCAATATTTATATATTCATATTATTAATTACGATACTAATTATGATTAAATATGAAGATCTATTAAACATTGACCCAATACCAGAAATTATAAATATTCCGAACAAAGAAAAAATACTACAACTAATTTATTTTTGTTATGAAAAATATGGGTCGCTTGATAAAATAGATAAATATTATGAAACGAATGTGTGTGATATGAAATATTATGTCGAAAATATTAGACCTATTCTTAAATATTTATTTTCTATTGGGCAACCAAAAATTAATATCAATGAATTTATTAATGAACCGAATATTGAAACACATTTTGAACAACCAGTTATCAAAATAAGTAATATTTCTGAACTTAAAATAAAAATTAATATGCAAGAAAATTATGAACCTGAAGAAGAATTAATTTTGAACAATTCACAAAAACAACTTTATGATATTTACAAAAAAAATGATTTGTGTTCTGGTATTATTTGTCATGCAACTGCTACCGGTAAAACATTTTGTATGTTTATAACAATTGGATTTTCAAAATCGAACAAAAATATATTTATATTTTGTAACTATAAGAATGTTTTACGACAAATGTTTTTTGATGAAGATGATAAATTTAATTATGAACAATTTCGTAAATTAAAACCATATTTTAATGTTTGGGATTATGATATTTATGATTTATCTGATGATCATATTCGTAATACTATTATTGCTAATATTGATACAATTAAGCAAAATACTAACAAAAAAATTTTTATTATAAATCCGCAATACATCGCAAACGATGAATATCGTTATAAATTATTACCAACACCTGATTTAATTATTCATGACGAATGTCATACTATTACAGGTAATTTGACGTATAATTTTTTAGTACATTTTAAAAAATTATCATCCATAATAGTTGGATTAAGTGCAACACCTATTCGCAATTTAAAAAGTAATCATAACTATGAAATTTTAAAAACAATATACGGAGAAAACGATGACATAAATATAATATCATCATATGAAAATATTACTGCCATAATCGATAAGTCTATTTTGAATATTGAAATATTTTGGTTTGAAGCAAATTTAGAAGGAAAAACTATTATTAATAGAAATAATGATGTTAATATTAATAACTTGATTAATTGTATAAAAAATGTTATGCGATATTTACCAAATAAAAAAATTATGGTTTGGTGTGGAACTATACAACATGCTAAAAAAATATATGATACAATTATGTCTGATAAAGATCTTAAAAATATATTTTGTGAAAACATATTTATTGATCACTCACAAATTAGTAATAATACAGTATACAAACAATTTAACCCATTAACAAAAAATACTATTATTATTTGTGCCGATAAATATAGAGAAGGTACTGATATTAAATATATGGACTGTATTATTTTTGCTGATTTAGTTAAAAAAAAATCAGAACTTCCATTTATTCAATGTGTTGGTCGAGTTCAACGTAAAGGATATAATAAAACAGTTGGATATGTAATAGATCATTATGATATTACTTGTGAAAATAATTTTAAAATTAAAGATATTATAAATAAACTAATTGGATATTATTATGAATTTTTTAGTTATACAAATAAATTTTCTAATAAATTGGACAACGCAATCAAAATGTATGAAGATATATTAAAAAGATATACATTCGAACAAACAGAAAATGGGAACATAATTAATATAAAATTAACAAATGACTTATCAATTAAAATACATACAGGATTATCAAATATTCATTTTGATGATATTAAACATAATTTTAAACCCATAATTTATGAACATATTGAAAAAGAATTTGACTTAAGTGAACAACAAATATTGAAGAAAGAATATGAAACATTTAAAATAACTAACAATGAATTCTTATTTATTGAAGACAAAAATGAATACGAAAACCGAATAAATGATTTTAATCTTGAAAAAGATCCTATAAATAAATATTCTAAAATTTGGAATGGTTGGTATGATTATTTAGGTATTGATACATCTACTTTTCCAAAAACAAAAAAAAATTGGGTTGATGAATGTAAAAAAATGAACATAAAAAATAAAACAGATTATTTAAACAAAATTAAAAATATTAGAAATATGCCAAAAATGCCTGAAGAGTTTTATAAATTAAATAATATTTTTAGTACATTCAATGATCCAACAGAATTATAGAACATTAATTAATATATATTTTTTTATTAAATATTTGTTTATATTTAATAAAAATTGATTTTTTAATTGTTACACATATAAACTAATCATAAATATTTAATTTATATTACAATATGGAAATTAACAACGAATCACAACTTATCGATTATTTTCATTCTGTTCATACTTTTATAAGAAATAAATTTTCATTATATGGTAAGCCTGCTTTACAATTTTTTAATTTTTGTTTTGTGCTTAAAATTATTGAACCTTATATTGAAAATGGTTTAATTGATTTTAATAATGGTTTAGATAAAAATGATGAAAAATATGTCGATTGCCGATATAGTCATCTTCAATCAATTAAAGACGAAGACATAAAAATAGAACAAATTTATGCTATCAAAAAAGCAATATTTAGTTCGCCTCATAAAGAAACATTTTTTATGAATTTTCCTATCGAACGTTTTAATACTAAAAATACCACCCTGTCAGAATTTTTAAATAAACTTGACATTTTAACTCCTCAAATTATGGATCAATATCATGTTTATGGACGAGTGTACGAATATTTTTTAGGTCATATTACAAGTCGAAATTCTGGTTCGAAAAATGGTTCACAGATGGAAGATTTAGGACAATATTTTACAAGTCGTCATTTAGTCAGATATATGATCGCAAAAGTTGATCCATCATTAAATCTAGATCAAACTATTCCCAAAATGGGAGATTTTTTCTGTGGGTCTGGTGGATTTGTAACAGAATATATAAGATATCTTAATCATAAATATAATGATATTAGTTGGTCAAATAATATTAATCGTATTTATGGTTTTGATACTGACGCTGAAATTATAAAATCAGCAAGAGTCGATATTATGACACTAACTAAAACTTTTTCAACAAACCCAGAACAAAATGTGTTCAAAAATAATTTTAGAAATGTAAATACATTTGAGGAAGCATGTATTGACGATGATAATAATAATATTAGGGTTAGTTTTAATTTTACTAATCCGCCTTATGGAAGTTCTGGAAAACAAACTGAAGAAGATAAATTTAAATTATCAAGTGCTGGAATAGAAATTAAACATATTGCTAAAACTGGATCAATTAATATAAGCGAAGAATCATTTAAATATAAATCAACAAAAGCAAAACCCTTTTTAATTAATGGTGATAATAAAGAAACATTGGCTATATTGCATGGTATGGGAGTTTTAGAAAAAGATGGTATTTATTGTGGTGTTTTAAAAGAAGGTTGTTTTTTCGATGGAAAATTTACAGATTTACGGACAAATTTATGCAAAAATTATGAAATCCAATATATCATATCCGTGCCTCAAAATGAATTTTTAAATACATCAACTAAAACAAGTATAATTATATTTAAAAATTCAGGAAAACAAACAGATGAAATTAAATTTTGTGAACTTCAAATTATAAAAGAAAATGATAACATTATTGGTTTTAATGAAATTAATCAGCAAACAAAAAAAATAATTAACAAATTTGTATCAAATAATTATGTTTTTGAAAAACAAGAAGGAGATTATTTGAATATCACATTTGATGAGATCAAAAAACATAAATTTAGTTTTAGTTCTAATAAATATATCAAAGAAGATATTAAAGCAAATAAAGGATTTAAAATCGTTAAATTAAAAGACATATGTAAAATAAATCCAGACGATCGTATTCAAAAATTAAATTCGTATGAGTATATTGAAATTGGTGATATTTCAAACAACAAAATTTTAAGTAGTAAAATTGTTACAAATGAACAAATACCTGATGGGTCTAAAAGAATTCCAAAAAATAATGATATTTTAATTTGTAGTGTAAGACCGAAAAGTGAAAAAATTGTTTATTTTTCAAATGAAAAAAATAATATATTAATATCTGGTGCTATTTTTATTCTCAGATTTGATGATATTTATATTAGCTCGTACACATATTACTATATTATAAACAAATTAGATGAAAAATTAAAATTAATGAGTAATGGTTCTTCTTATCCAAGAATCGGACCTGAAATTTTGGGAGAATTTGAAATACCAATACCAGAATCGATCGAAACTGTTAAATTATATTTAGATTATTTAACACCAGCAAATCAAACACTTCAAACACTTCAAACACTTCAAACACAAAAAGAGGCATCGATTTGTGGTAAAATTAAATTGTTAACAATGATGGGTGAATTAGGAAAAGATTATGACGAATATAAATTAGGTGATATTTGTGAATTCAAAGATGGTTACGATTTTTATAGAAACGAAATGGATCCAGATAATATATTCAAACAAAATATTAATTTGCCGTTATTAAAAATAAATGATGATCTAATTAAAGATTTTGTAATTATTAATGAAAAATATAATAAATATATTGTTATGAAAGGAGATTTTGTTATTGGAACAAAAGGATCATGTGGTAATATCAGAATTGTTAAAATAGATAAAGGATATCATAAACATGGATTATTAAAATTACTGAATATAAAAATAAATAAATGGTATTTATATTATTATATCAAATCTAAATTTGATGATAATTTTATATCATTAAATACGAATAAAAGTGTTTTATCGAATATGAGTAAAGAAGTTATTGTCGATACAATAATTCGTATTCTTAAACCAAATATTATCAAACAATATGGTTTAGAAGAAGATTTTGAATTTATGGATAATTTGCGGAATGATATTCAAAATACATTAAAAATTCAAGAAGATGTAACAAAACAAATGATGAAATTAATTTTAAATAATTCATTAAATACCGAACCAAATAATGAAGAAAATTCTGAATCAAATAATGAAACTAACGAAGAACAAAATAATGAAATTAATGAAAATATAAATAAAAACACTGATGGACTAAATAATGAGAATATAATACAAGAAAATATAATTGCTGAAATTACTAAAACAAGTAAGTCTAAAAAATCTGAACAAAAAAATAAAGAAACCGAAATTATGAAAATAAATGAAAATAACCAACAAAAAATCAAAAACGAAACTATTAATAATATTTCACAAAAACAAAATGAAGTAAAAAATATAATTATAAATGAAACAAAAAATGAAACAGTTGATATTAAAAATAAATTGTTAAAAAAAACTGTCCCAGAATTAAGAGAACTTGCAAAACTAAAAAAATTAGTTGGTTGTTCTAAATTAAGTAAAGAACCTTTGATCGAAAAATTATTAACAGTTGTTAAAATTGAAGATATAAATTAATTTATAATATTTAAAATTTAATTATAATAAAATTTAAACATTACAAATATATTTACAAACATATTTGTAATGTCAAATTTAAATACAGGACACACGTTCGAAAATTTGATGATAGACGAATTTAAAAATATAATATACAAAATAGACGAAATAAATCAAAATCGCGCAGCAATATTTGGTAGATCTTATTTCAAATTGAATGATGTTATCATATTTCATAATGAAATATATGGTAATCAAATAATACGCGATTTTGATTTATTAGAACAGATGTTTAGTATTAATAAAAATTTTAATAAATCAAAATTATTTATTGAGCCTGAAAACGTAGATCAAAATATGAAAACATTATCACTCATAATTGCTTTTGTTTATGATATTTATTATGATAGTTTTCATTTTGAATCAAATAAAAGTACTAATATAAATCCAAAGATAAATATATTAAATACAAAACTGGATGATATGAAAATAATTTTAAATAGTGATTTTATTGACGAGTTAAAAAAAATGATTATCGATGTTGACAATTATAGAAAAAATTCAAAAGAACAAACAGAATCAAAAATAATAAAAAAAATTGATATATCACAACTTTATGGTATGATATTTTCAAATATTAATGAAAATATAACGTATGATTATATTTATGAACTAATTCATAATACAACATGTATTTTGAACAAAATTTATGATAATTTAAACATATCAAATAATATAAAACAAATAACAGATGAAATGAACAAAATAATACACGAAAAATATTTTGATCTTGAAAATATTATTAACACAAAAAAAAAATCAACAACAATTGAAATTGATTATGTTGGAAAGGCAATTTATGAAAATCATAATAGTTGTATTTATATCGGTGAAATAACACAAACAAGAAAAGAATGCGCGAAAAAAACTTATATAAAAAAATTATATCAACTTGAAAGAATAGTTAGATTTTACAAAACTATTTTGGAAAAATCAGTAAAAGGAGTAATATTGATAATAAATGTTAATTATGATTATAATAAAATATTAGATGATTATAAAGATTTATTTGTTGTTTTACAAGAAATAAAACAAAATGGATATTTAATTGTCAAAATATGTGATAATATTGTGATTAATAATAATTCTATAATAAGTGAGCCAATTAATAATTATATTTTGAAATCATTTTATCAAATCAAACGAGAATTAAATATTAAAATAAACAAAATGATTTATGACGATATTGAAAAAGAAATAAATATTATCGACAACAATTTGTTTGAACATATAATTGAAAAATATGCAACAAAAATTTATAACGAGTTATTTGATTATATAAAAACCGAACCAAAAAATATATTTAACGAGTCGTTAGAATATTTGACAAATGACTTTATTAAAAATTATATACTTAAATATCGGAACGAAATTATTGAATCAATAAATAAAAATATATCAAACGACTTAATTTTTAATACTAACAATATTATTGAATCACATAATGAACCAAAAATGAAAATATAAGTAAAAACACTGATGAACCAAATAATAAAAGTTTAATACAAGAAAATGAAATTACTAATACAAGTAAGTCTAAAAATTCAAGACCAAAAAATAAATAATAGTTGTAGCTTTTGTAAATAAAAATGAAATTCAAATTATTAACATTTATTAAAATTGAAGATATCAATTAAATATTTTGTTTCAATCATAATTTTAAATCAACAAAATCTACAACTATTATTTATTTTTAATTTTTCAATATATTCATTTGTTATTTTTCCATATCTTGACATACTTAATTTAACTAATTTTGTTAAATTTTTTATTCCTTCATCAGTTACATTAATATTCCAACATAAATTTAAGTTAATTAAATTTATTAAATCTTTAATTCCTTCATTTGTTATATTTAAGTTCCAACCCAAATTTAATTCAATTAATTGAGTCAAATTTTTAATTCCGTTATCAGTTACATTTAAATTATGATCTAACTTCAAACTAATTAAGTTTGTCAAATTTTTTATCCCTTCATCTGTTATATTTATGTTATTACCTAAATTTAAATTTGTTAAACTTGTTGAATGTTTTACAAATTCATCTTTTATATTTAAGTTCCAACCAAAACTCAAACTTGTTAATGTCAAATGTTTAATTCCATTTTCGGTTATATGTTCATTATGTCCTAATTTTAATTTTGTTAATTTTGTTAAATTTTTTATTCCATAATCTGTTATATTTTCATTACATTTTAAATGTAAATAAGTTAAGTTAGTCAATTTTTTAATTCCTTTATCAGTTAAATAATTGTTATATCCTAAATTCAAATGTGTTAAGTTTGTTAAATTTTTAATTCCTTTATTCGTTATATTTTCATTACAATTTAAATCCAAATAAGTTAAATTAGTCAAATCTTTAATTCCTTTATTTGTTATTTTTTTGTTGCAACCTAAATCTAAATAAGTTAAATTTTTTAAATTTTTAAGTCCATTGTCAGATATTTTTGAGTTAGGATATTGAAACACATCAAGTATTTTTGTACTATAACCTAAATCTAAATAAGTTAAATTTTTTAAATTTTTAAGTCCATTGTCAGTTATTTTTGAACCATTAAATAAAGTTAAATGAGTTAAATTTATTAAATATTTAATTTCATTGTCTGTTATATTTTTTATATTTTTAATTTTTGTCATCTGTTTAATATTATAAAATTTTAATCCATTTTTATAATTAGTTTCATATTTTTCAAAAATTAGTTGTTGGTACATTTTTAAATATTCTTTTGATATTTGTGATAAGTTAAATAATGTTATTGAATCTAAGTCACTGTTTATTAATTGTTTTATTTCATTTGGTATTTGTTCCATTTTTAATAGTTAATTTCGTATTTATTAATAATTTTGGATAAAATTATTAATTTTCAATTTTTTCACAATATTATTGCGTTAAATCCAATATTGTCGAACAAAAATTATTACCAGTAGTTAAAATTGAATATATAATTTAATTTAATAATATTACCTTAACATCATATAATATATTTATTAACTAATCATCATCACAAACAAAAAAACGTTTTTTTTCAATAAAATTATTTAATAACGAGAACAAAATTTTATTGTTATTAATTATTTCTAATATATTGTCGTAAACATTTTTTTTTGGTTTAATTATTAATATTACAGCTTCAATTTGTCCTTTATGAATATTATTATTTTCTCCGTTGTCATATTTAAATCCATTATTAAAAAAAATTTTTTGTTCTTCTTTTTCATTATGGTAATTATTGGTCAGATCATAATATTTATTAAAAAATATTAAATCTTTTTCAAGTTGATAACATTTTTCAAATAATAATTCATCGAAACATTGAATACCATTATTTTTATATGTTACTTCACATAATATCATGTTTTCATTTTTATTATTTAATTCTATATCGTATATTATTTTACCTACATAATCTATTTGTATTCTTTCTGGATTGCTTTTATATGTTTTAATTTTATTATAATATTTTCCGAGCTTACTATCATTCAAATTATAATTAATCAAATCCTGATCAAATATATTTATAATCATTTTTAAATACTGTTCAAATTCATTATTTATTGATTTATATTTATTTACGTTATTATTAATAGTGATTTTTAATGTTTTCAAACACATTTCATATAATATATCAATTTTTAAATACGATAATGATTTAATAATTCGTGTTAATATACTATATAAGAAAATTAAAGTTGACGAAAATAATTTTATTCGTTTTTTTATGTCGTTAATATCGAAAAATATTTTTATAAAATTTATGGATCTATTTATTAAATTGGTCGCATCATTTTCATATTCATTTTTAGTTAAATTTAAATCAATAATAGCAGTAACGAATGTTTTAATATTATTTTTAAATTGTTCGTTAATATAGTTATTGTCGTCGATACAATTAATATTTAATTCAAAATTATTTTTATATCCGTATTCGCGCATCAAAATAATTTTATTAATCGTTTTTTCAAATTCAATTATCAATCTGTCAATTAAAATTAATTGTTGAACAATATCGTTATCATTATAATTTTTATTATTTTTGTAAATTGATTCATAAATATGTTCGTAATCATATTTGAAATAATTTTTTTGTATTTCTTCATAAATATCATTTTGTTTAAATTTAAATGAATGAATTATATTCGTAACACCAATATTTTTATTTTCAATTGTTAATTTTGTATGGTTAATATAATCCACAATGTTTTTAAACTTATTTTCAACAGAATTTTCAAACATATCATGAACATTATGTTCGATGTTATTGATTACAATATTTGGAACATTATTTTCTACAATATTAATTGAAGTCATATATTAATTCTTATATTGTTTTAATTTATATTGTTTTTTAATCTATTTTATTTTATTCAATTAAGTCATTTATTTGACTTAATAATAGTTGTTATATGATCTGTGTTTATAACAAATAAAAAATGTATAGTCATATTATATAAATGGAACAAAAAATTAATCGAGAAAATAATGAACAAACAAATGAACAAACAAATGATAATCAAAATATTTTATTATTTGCTGCTGTTGCTGGTGCTGTTGTAGTTGTATTTTACCCAAAACAAACATGTAATTTTATTTCAGGAATGGTAGGTTTAACTTGTTGTTCATTTTGTGAATTGGATAAATTTTTAAATTTTAACCCACCATTCAGAATAAATTCTTATTATGATCAACCATACAACAAACAAATATTTGAAATTGGTGATCATATTATAATTAAACGAAATATTATTACGAATAGAAGATATTGTTATTATCATCATGGTATTGTATCTGAAATTAATAATTTTGGTAATATTTTAAAAATTATACATCCTCGTATAGATACTAATAAAATAAATGGATTGAAAAATTTTTATGACAAAATAATGGCATACATGAATAAAAATATTTTATGCGAAACTGGTCTGAAAGAATTTATTGATAATGATGATAATGATAATGATAATAATATAATATTATTTAAGGCAAAATATGAATGTGAAAACAAGTTAATATCATGTTGTTATAATTTAAAACAATTATCAAAAAATAAAATAGTTGAACGTGCAAAAGAAATATTAGCTGATAATAATTTTAAATATAATATTGTGACTAATAATTGTGAACATTTTGCAGTTTCATGCTCAACTGGATATAAATATAGTTCACAAATTAATGCGATAATAAAATGGTTTGTCAATAATGAATTGTATTTAAAAAATCACAACATTGATCATTTATTTAATATTATACCAGATTTTCGTATAGCAGTCAAAGAATACAAAAATAAACACAAAAAATTCTAACAAATAATTAGCTTCGTAATTTTCAATTTATTTATATTTTGTTGTATGAATGATGCATTTTTATCATTTTTAATTAATTATGATATGAATATTATCATAATTAATTAGTTTTTTATTTTTGCATCTGTTCCATTTTTGCATTAATATAAATATTATATATATAATGCAAAAATGGAACAGATGCGGAAAATAATATTTTTATAAATAGTCGTATTGCAGATGTTAAAATTTTTAATTAATAAATACGTCATCAATATTATTTCTTAAATTTCTTAAATTTTTTTGTGATTCAATTAATTCTTTATTTATTATATAAACATATTCGAGACTAATATTTCTAATTCGTTTTGTTATAATTATTTCGCTACCACATATATGTTTATAACATTTAATTATTATATGATATACATCTTTCCATGTTTCTGGTTGTTTTTCTTTTTGTCTAAACATTTTTTTATATAACTCATATAATTTTGTATCAATGTTTATTTTTTCTTCAAAATGTTTTTTATGTTTTTCATGATCTATATCAAATCTTGTTAATTCTATTATTTTTTCGAACTGTTCAACTATTATTATTTTTGATTCAATACTTTCCATATTTTTTAATGTTTCTTTAGTTGATGTTTTTATTTTTTGTTTTATTTCTTTTTCTGTCGTTAACATTTTGCATATATTAAAATGATTTCTTAGTTTAACATTATTTGTTAACATCTCTTGATATTTTGTTATTTCTGTTTTATTGATATTCAGAATTTGCATTTTTTGATCTATATTCATCTTATATACTGAATTTTCATCTAATTTTCCTTCTACATAATTTTTTAGTTGTTTATTATTATATTCATTAACTTCGAATTTTGTAATTTCTATTTTTTGTTTAGTTTCTTCGACATTTTTAATATTAAATCCTTTCTTTTTTAATATTTCTCTAAAATAATGTAAAAAATCTGAATCATATACATTTTCGTAATATTTATATCTTATATACGATCTTGTGTATATATTTTCCATAAATTTAACTGATCCATTATATTGCATATTTAACGCGCCTAATTGATTAAATATTTCGGTATATAGATGATGGTATTCTTTATAATATTCTAATGCTTCTTCAAATGTTTTCCATTTTAGCTTATAATTTTTTTGTTTGATAAAATAAATAACTTCACCAATATTTCTATTTCTACATATTTGTTGTGATACTTCTTCACAATTTAAAGTATAATCATTAACTAAAATAAACACATCATATTTTTCTAATGGAACAAAATCACAGCCATAAATAATTTTTGGCGAAAATAAAATATAATCATAATTCGACCATTCATTAGTATCTACTTTTTTATTTCCATGTTCGGATGATATTAATAATATTTTAGTTTTGTCTACATCTGGTAAATTTTCAAGGATCTGATGAAATTGTTTAAGTTTTGTTAATGAATCGAAACCGAATATAAATTTTTTATGTTCGTTAATATCTTTTATCATTTTCTCTATTAATTCTTCTTCCGTCTTACATTCAAACGCATTAATATCTTTATAATTTTTAAATTTATTATCAATAAATAAAATTTTATTAACATCTCGTAATTGTGATAAATGTTCAATAACACAATCATTAATTGTTGCATCACAAGCAATAACTATTTTAGCTTCTGTTATTATTTTAGTAAATAATGCTATTAATTCGACTCTGTTTTTAATTGTATCAGACTCACCGATATGTTTTAATAAACTTGACACTTCATCTAAAAATACGACATGATCAGAATAATTTTCATAATAGTTATATTTAGTTAAACTTTCTAAAGTTGTAACTAAATTATCTTCAGGTTCATATTTTTCTTCATATGATTTTAATATAATATCATTTTTTGCAAAAGTTTGTATTTGTTGATCTCCTAACAATATTCTTGACACGATCGATAAAATTATTATTTCTGGATACATTTTTTTTAATACATTTAAATATTTAGCACAAGATGTTGTTTTACCTGTATTTGTATCAGATTGAATTATAAATGTTGTATATTTATTATCATAAACATTTTTATCTAATTTTTCTTGATTTATCTCTTTTGTGTTTAACATATTAGAATGTAGCAAATCTAATTTTATTTGTGCTTTAATGCATTCCACTTTATCATTCGGATTATTTTTATTATGAATATTTATTAACCAATTAACATCCATAATATCATCTCTTAAATATCTAAATAAATATTCATTTTCTTTTGCATTATATTGTTTTGATTTTTTTGACCATTCATCGAATACTGTATATTTATTTAATGTTTTACAAATAGTTCCAATCTTAATCCAATCAGAATAATTATTTAAATAATTTATTGGTAGCTTATCTAATATGTGTTGTAAAAGTTCATCACTTATTTTATATTCTTCAATATCGGTATTATGTTTTATTATATTTGGTTGTTCTTGTTCATTTATTTTATTAACTTGTTTTTTCATGTTTTCATTTGTTAAAATCCAATCAAATAACCAAATGGGTATATCAGAAATTTTATATGACGTGTCAAATTTATATTTGTTATTATTAATTACCGATGGTTCACAAACTATAATAGCATTATCATTTCTTATATCAATTCCGATACCATTTACTTTAGTAGTTGTTTTTATTAGTTCATTATAATTAAAATATAAATGTAATCCGCCGCTGGGTGATCTTGCTTTTAATGTTTCAATATCTCCTTTCTCTTTTATCATTTTTTCATATTCAACCAACCCATTATCTTTGACATCAATATCGATAATTGTTATTTCTGATTTCTTACCTGTTATGATTCCAAAATTACTAAATTTATTAAACAAAGTGACATCAGTTTTATTAATGTTTTTCCATTCAACTTTAGGTCGTTTTTCGTTATATTTTATTGGTATTATTACAGCTGTTGGTATGTTGTTAAGTATGATATTTAATTTTTTTGTAATTTCCATTTCAAAAATTTAATTATATATTAAATCTATATATATTTACCCCGAAATTAGCGAATTAAATAATTCTGGAGTTTTTAAAAATGTTAAGAGAATATATGTAAACATATTAAATAAACTGAGACAAATCATTATTAATTGTATAAATTGTAAGTGTCATATATTTATTTTCAATTTTACGTTTCTTTTTTTCAGATGTTACAAAAATATTCATATCTTTCAATAAACTTTTTGTAATAGACAAATAAGGTCTATCTTTGATATTTTTATTATTTTGAAAATAATACCATTGTCCAATATTAAAATATTTTTTAATTTCTGGAACCATATCAATAATAGCTTTTTGCGTATCTTCATTTATGTCAATTGTGTTAAAAATTTTATTATTATTATCGACTTTTAATAATTGTAATAATTTTTTTGTCAGTTCCTTTCTTTCATTAACATATCTAAATTTTTTATTATGTTCTATTTTGACATGTTCTTTATTTGAAGTATCATTTAATGTATTATTAACATCAATCATGTGTAATATATAATAACGTGTGATTTTTTTTTATATTACTTACAAATGTTAATGACAGTTTAATTTCAACAACATTATTGAAATTAAGTTGTCGTAATAATTTTTGAGTCAATATATTATCTTTCGATTGTTTATTAACCTGTATAAATTTATCTACAATATTTTTTTATTAATATTGCAGTTTTAGTTTTTGATATAATTTTTGTTAAAACAAAAAAAAAATGTATAAAATATTATTATACAAATGCAAATCGATTGCCCATTAAATTCAAATAAACAATACATAATCCCTACAACAGCGTGGTTAAATCCAATACAAAAACTAAAAACAAATGATATAAGTTCAAAAGGGTTAATTATGTTATCAAAATATATGAATAATCATGATGTTGTTGTTAAAATAACAAAAAACGTAAATAATCAAATAATTAAAAAAATTAATGATACTGTAAGAGGGTTAACTAATTTTCCTGCTGTCTTTTGCGTTATTTCTTGTTTAGAATCTGATATAAATTTAGAAACCGAATATAAAAACATTAGTGGATATTGCGAACGTTCGACTGATACAAATACAGAAATAACGCTTGAAATTATGAAAAAATATAAACGTTCATTAACTGAATATGTAAAAAAATTAAATTTAAATGCAATCAAACCCTTATTACAACAAATATTATTTGCACAACTAAATGCATTTGAAAAGACAGGATTTTTACATAATGATGTGCATCTTGGAAATATATTATTTGATTTTAAACAAAATGAAGAAGTCGAATTAAAATATAGTTTCGACAAAAATAATTATGTTATTAAAACACATTGGATTGTTATTTTAATGGATTTCGATAAATCTATTATAATGGATCCATTAAATGGTATTGAACATGATAAGTATGATTATATGACAAAAATAGACGAAATGAAATATCCACCTTTTGATTTGAATAATAGAATATATGTTAATATTATTAAAACATTACATCGTTTTGTTTTTTTGCTTGATCCTGAGACTCGGATTAAAATGGATGATCTAATTAATAAATTAGAAACTGATAATATCGAACAATATGGAGGAACTGAACATAGTTTAATGAATGCGATGTATAACGGCACTAGAGAATATCCAAATTATGTAAATGAATCAATACATAATGTGATACAAATGTTAAATAGATTTTGGCATGAGCTATTTGGAGAATATTTGTTTCCAAAATATACTTTTCAAAAATCATAAAATAATATATTGTGTAATAATTTATTATGTCATCATGTAGTATTTTTATTATGAGTATGTTATTTCACATGAAGATTTATTAAATTATCTAATAAATTATTATCTTCGATTTTGTTGATAGTTTTTTCAATAATTGATTTTTGTGTTCTATTCGTGTTACTCATTTCAACAAATTTTTGTTGGTAAAAATTAAACTTTTAATAAAAAATTAATATTGGTGTGTTAAGAAAATTAGCATTAATGAAACAAATATTAAATAAACTATTTATTATTATTAACTAAACACGAACAATATATTGTATAACCACATGATGGAACATTTTATTATACATCTGATTGAACATTATATAAATATATTCAATCAGATGTATAATAAAATGTTCCATCATGTGGTTATATCATTAATCGTGTTTTGATATTTATATTATTTATTATTTAAGTATGTATATGTTTATCCTTTTTCATTTTCCTTAACGCACTAATATTGATAAAAAATTGAAAAATAAATAAACAAACGTGTAATTTGTAATGGTTATTAAATTATAAAAATGGAAGAGTGTTCGATTTGTTTATTACCATTAACAAACAAAAAAACAATAACAACTTTTTGTAATCATACATTTCATATCGATTGTTTAAATGATTGTCTTGAACGAAAATTAGAATGTCCATTATGTAGAAATAATTATGTCGTAAAATTTGAATACAATATATTAATAAATAATACATCAAAAAAATTTGTATATAAAAGTTTTAATAATGTTATCGAAACTACATCATTATTTAATATAATCAAAATTAAATTCCCAAAATACAATACTATTGATGATTTTGAAATTGGACAAATTAAAAATGGATCAGTTGATATTCCAATTATTGAAAACAAAATTAAAAATAATATTAGAGGAATTAATATATTAATTCACAGCGATAAACTGAGATTAATTAGAAATGCAAAATATGATTTTTTTGATAAAAAAGGTCAAATAACCCATCGAGAATATACAGAAACAAGATTATTAAAATTTTCTAATTCTTATGAATTATCGAAAAATGTTATTATCAATTTGCCTTTAAAAAATACTAGAAATATTATAAATAATACGTACAATAAATTAGTCCAGAAAATAAATAAATTAAATAAATATGCTGAAAAGTGTAAAGAAACAATTATTAATGAATATGGAAAAAATATAAATGGATGGATAATTTTTGAAACTTCTCATTGTGAATATGTTTTAGTAGAATTTGAAAAACCAATTTGTCTTGGAATGTATTCGAATAATGGTTGGACAGATGGAATGTGGCATTATTGTTTTGATAGTAATGGAAATATTATTATGATAAATGTTAAATATGATAAATTGGTAAAACAATTAAACGAAACAAATTTTATTAAAATTATTAATGATATTGATAAATTTAAAAAAAATAAAAGTGAAATGGAAATATTACACAATAATTGGTCAGCTTATGTTAACATAAGTTTCAAAAATAGTGGCAGATTATTAAATAAAGAAAATAAAGAATATGATATCGAGAAGGATGAAGAAATTAAACAATATAAAAACGATTATGATGAATATACTAAATTAAGTAGAGAAAATGAAAAATTAGGTATGTTTATATATCCTAATCTGATTGTAAATAGAACTGATAATATTTTTACGATTAATTTTAAATAAAAGTATCAAAATATTGTAGTTTGTTTATTTAAAATTTTTTTATAAATTAAAATATAAATAATATTAAATACACTAATACAGTTTCAATTATTTAGATCTTATTATTCCTGTCTCAATTTCGACATAAAAACGTCCTGAACCACATGCACATTCTAAATATGTGTTATCTGGATAGATAATTAAACATCCATTACCATAACCAGCACGCCATCCAGTAAAATATATAACATCTTCAACATTAAAATTGTGTTTATGAATTATCGAATTGTAAATAGACTGATTAATTTTGTTATCATCGCCATCAACTATTTTAGCACGTTGTTTATAAAAAGAAGATTCACCTCCATTTGGTTCATCATTTCTTATTAATTTAATATGTTTTCCATACAATTGTAATGTTGAAATATGACCATTATCAGCAACCAATTTAAATAATTTCATTTAATATTATTAAATACATTTTTTTTGGAAATTAAACACATAAAAAATATAATAATTATGCCATCAAATAATTAAAATGTGTAAATAAATTTATCCAAAATAAAATCATATTTTTGTGAAGAATCAGATAATAAAATAGTATTGTCATATTTTTTTTCATTTTTCACACACAAAATGTTAAATAAGTTCGATCTATTATTTAAGCATGTAATATTTGTGTAACATTCTACATCATTTATTAATACATTATTTGAAAATAACATTTGTTTGACCGCAAAAAACTGATAATATTTATCTTCCATAATAGTTTTTTGATATTCATTTTCATCCGATGTAAATATCGTAAACCTTTTCGCAATATTTATAGTCATATCATTCCATGAATTTACAAAATATGGTCCATAATAAAAACGCCCATCGTTAACAATAATTGCGTTGAGCTTATTTTGTTCATTTGATGTTTTAATGATTTTAAATGATCTTGATATATTTTCACGATCTAAATAATAATTTTTATGTAATAAACAATCAATTGTATGGGAAGTATTATTTTGTTTATAAATATTGTGTGGTATTTTAATTGTTATTTCAGATAAATTATTAAACATATCATATTTAACTTCCGTTAATACAAATACATTAATAATATTATCATAATATTGTCTGGTCTGGATTTTGACTACATTTCCGTTAATAAAATCAATTAATACCAAAATTTTTCCATATTTATTTTTAATTATTTTAGTTATAAATTCATCATGCACTTCAATATTTGTTATATATTGTTCAAATAATTTAATATTTTGTAAAAAATCTGTTGGTTGGATTGTTTGTAATTTGTTTAAAAATATTTTTGGTAGTGGTTTGTCATAAACCTTATCTGGATCTTCTTTTTCAAAAATTTCTGTTTTATTTCCCATTTATTATGCTTATTAATAATCAAAATATAATAATATTTAATTTATCAATTTTTTACATCATTTAAACAATCACATTATAATTTATTGTCACATTTATGTTCTAAAAAAATTATTATAAATTATATTACATTTGGTGATTTGTTATTAATAATCGCGTAACAATGTCCGCTAATTCTTTTGTTGTTAATTATATTTTCATAAATTACAAAATCAAAATTATCATTATAAATACGCAAACTTATTTTATAACTAATAATCATTATATTTTGTGTTAAAATTTTTTTTGATATTTCAATATTATTTAATGATAATATTTTAGTTATCGTATTAATTTTATCGCAAATTTCCAATAGAATATCATATAAAATACAATGATCCATTGATAATAAAGTTGTTCTAGCGACGGTATTATTTTTTATTTTCAAAATATTATATAATATATTTATAATATTATGTATGTTTGCTTGAATTTCACAATTATATTTATTATAAATAATATTTGACAAATTACTTAATATATTCGCCCATTCACTTCTAATATTGATACCTTGTTCAGTATCATAGAAATCTTTTTCAAAAACAACATTATTTTTTTTGAAGAAATCAATAATATTTTCATTAGAAATAATTTTTTCTAAAATATCGAATTGCATAAAACCATCTTTAGAACAAAGTAATTGAAAAAAACGTAACAAAGTATTTTCAACACAATCATCAAAATAAGTTATGTCATGACCACAACTTATAGAAATATTTTTAGTTTCTAAAGGTTCGAACATTATATGTATATACTTATTAGTTTTTTATGAATAAAGTCATCATTTCATGTTTAATATTTCAATTTTTTATATTACATGATTGAACAAGTTCGATCATGTAATATAATATAATTGCCATAGCGTAGCGGTTTCAATTTTTTATTTATTAAGTTTGTATATACAAACTTAATAAATAAAACAATTAGGATGATTTTATGAGATTTCAATTTTTTATATTACATGATTGAACAATTTCGATCATGTAATATAAAATAATTGCCATAGCATAGCGGCATTGGGTGATTATTATAATTTGTTAAATTTATTAAACGATAATTTCATGTTTGTCATTATATCTAATATTTACATTTACAGATGGAACTAAAATTATATTATGTGGTAAATGTTTTTTACAACAACGTATATTGCATTTTTTTTTTAAAAATATACGTATCATAATATTTATCACAAATAATAAAATACTTAATATTACACATATGATCCAAATATTGTTCCAAATATTAAAGATAGTTAAAGGCGTTGCATTAATAGTTGGTTGAATTATGAGACCATATTTTTTTTCAGGCAAAAATATATCGATACTAGAATAACTAATTTCATCATTTGTTAACAATACTGAAACTGTATCATTTATGTTAATTTTGTGAATTATAAAAGTGGTAGCATATTGCGAATAAACTGCGTCATTGTAATTTAAATTTTCACAATAATTTGGTGTTGTTTCTAACTTAATTTTGCAAAATGGCAAATCAGCAAAAGTATCAAAAATATCACATAAAAGGCGAGCTACACGTCTATAAAAACTTGAAATAGTTAAAGAACCGTAAATGTGAAAGATATGTTTACATATTTATTAATGTGATTATAGTTCACTAAACAGTTATTTCTTATAAATTTTTATAAGTATTTTATAAAGAAATATCAAGTTTGTTGTAGCGGCATATATGTTGCAATCAATAAGCCAAAAAGTATAGCCATTCCAGATAATGAACCTATTATAATAAACATAAATAAATATAATATTGATCGTGCTAGGCTCATAATTGTATAATTTATAATTTTAACATAAATAATATTCGTTAGGTAAATTGTATTTCAATTTTTTATTTAAATATTTGAACAATGCAAGAAACTTAACATAAACAAGATTCAATAAAATTAATTAATATATAATAAATGTGTGAATTGTGTGGCGAAAAATTTGAAGTAAATGATATTGTCAATAAAACAATATGTTGTGACAAATCATGTCATAATAAATGCATTGGGCTTCGTAATGAATATTTGCATGGATGTCCAATTTGTAAAAAAAAAGATGAGTTTAAAATACGTGTCAGAATTGAATTTGATAATTATTTTTCTATGTTATCAAAAAAAGATTGGATTAAACTTGTGAAAAAAAAATGGTGTAATCATTTTAAACAAAATAATTTTGGACAACATGTTATAACGAGAATTTCAAGAACTGGCGAAATGGCTTTGTGTGTTAATATTATACGTGAAGAATTTAAAGATTTATGTTATAAAGTCAACACTAAATTATTTGAAAACAACGAGCGAACACAATTAGAAAATAAAAAATTTGATACACAAACATTAAAAGAAATTTGTAAAAATATGTTGGATGTTAAATTAGAAGATATATAAACAAAAAATTGAAATTATATTTGTTTGTGTGTGTTTATGTTCAAAATTTTAATATTACGAGATAGACATGAATCAATTAGTTGTTAGTGATTTGCCATATATTAATAAACGAATTGATTGTTATGAGTTACATAATCATCCGTGTTCCAATTGTAATAGTAATAATTATAACGGTAGACCACGTGGATTGAATGTTAGTATATTACCATGCCAAATAACCAAAACAAAAAAAGTATATGAACCTTATAAAAATAACACAATTATGATTAATCAAAATTTTACAAAAATTAACACATTAATTACAAATCTAACAAATCAGCTCACACAATCAAATACACAAATTAATAATCTTAATTCAAAAATTGATAAATTAGAACAAGCATTAAATAATGCGAATCAAACAATTACAAATAATAATACACAAATGCAAAATATGCAACAAAATATTCAAACACTAACAATAAATAATAATACACTTACTAATTTAATTAATACAAACAATACTCATTTAACGAATGTTCAAACAGAAGTTACATCATTAAAACAAAAAATTGGAACAATTATTAGTTTTATTCCTGAATTTGTAAAACATACAAGCCAGTTTTTTGTTAAATTAGTTATCGGTATTAAAACAAATTCATTAGAAGATATCAAAGAACCTGTATTTGATACGCGTTTATTAAATTAATTAAATATTGTTTTGGTAACATATATCTAATTTTTTAGTTGTAAAATTTAATAATTATATAAAAAAAAAACAATTTAACTTTTCTTTATTAAAAATTGCATTTTAAATATGTTGATAATTGTTCATGTTTATTTAAAATTTAATACATATTTAAGATGGATCAATTAGTTAAAATTGAACAACTAAAAAAATTTAATGAAATTCATAAATTAAGAGATCGTTTGAATTATAATATTGATATTCTCTATGATTTATATATTAATAATATTATTCCAACATGTGATACAGCAGACGAAAATGATATTTTATTATTTCATATGGCAAGATATTATTCTTCGAAGAATGATGAAGAAAATATGATAAAATATTATTTAATGGCGATTGAAAAAGGTAATAGTAACGCAATGTATAATTTAGGATTATATTATAAAAATAAAGGAGATGAAGAAAATATGATAAAATATTATTTAATGGCGATTGAAAAAGGAGATAGTGATGCAATGTATAATTTAGGATTATATTATAAAAATAAAGGAGATGAAGAAAATATGATAAAATATTATTTAATGGCGATTGAAAAAGGAGATAGTGATGCAATGTATAATTTAGGATTATATTACGAAAATAAAGGAGATGAAGAAAATATGATGAAATATTATTTAATGGCGATTGAAAAAGGAAATTGTGATTCAATGAATAATTTAGGAATATATTATCAAAATAAAGGAGATGAAAAAAATATGATAAAATATTATTTAATGGCGATTGAAAAAGAAGATAGTAACGCGATGTATAATTTAGGAGTATATTATGAAAAGAAAGGAGATGAAAAAAATATGATAAAATATTATTTAATGGCGATTGAAAAAGATGATAAGGATGCAAATAAAAATTTAATCAAATATTTTGTTAAGAATAAACAGAAAATTATTAATATATTAATCGAAAATGAACGAATAAAAAAAGAAAATCTAGAAATTAAATTATCACCAAATCCTAATGAGCTATTTATACAAGCAAAACAAAATTTTGATCATTTAAAACTGCATTAATGCTAACTGCATAATTTAATATATTCTCACGATCGTGAGAATATATTAAATTATATCAGTAACCATATGTGTTTTTGTTATAACAAATTATAACAAAAAACATAGCTGGGTTACTATGATTGTACATTGATAACATAGAAAAAAATTGCAAATTTTTTTCTATGTTATCAATTGTAACAATTTATAGTAACCGCTACGCTATGGCAATTATTTTATATTTTATGATCAATCTCGTTTGATCATAAAATATAAAAAATTGAAATTTAATTATTAAACATAAGTATATAAATAATAATTGATAGGAAAATATGGAAACAATTGACGATCAATATATAATATATTATATTGGTGATAAACAATGTCCAATCACAATACATAATTTTTTAGATCAACATAATTTTTTAGATCAATATAATTATGTATTAACTGATAAATCAATAAGTAGTCGAGAAAATATTCAAAATAATATTTTAAATTCAAGTCCAAATTCAGGATTTTTACAACGATATCTTTTGCGTAATATTATTGCGCCATAACAAATAATTTTGTGTCAATTTTTGATATCGCATGTGATATCAAAAATTATCATAACGTAGTGGTTTCAATTTTTGATATCGCATGTGATATCAAAAATTATCATAACGTAGTTGTTTCAATTTTTATTTATTATATTTTGTGAAATAATTTTATAATATGTACATTCTGGGTCACCTGTTAAATAAACATCTTGCTCACTATATCCAATTAAGTTCATTAATGATGAATGTGATGAAATACATTGTGAATTATTGATGAAACAATATTTACATATTTTTTTTGACATTTTTTACAACTCGTTTTACAATTTTCACAAATATCTTTACCACAAATATGACAATCATACTTAAATTTTGTTTTCATATTACAACAACCACAATTGTGTAATGTTTTTAAATAATTATTACAAACATCATGTTCTTTGTTTAAACATTCAACACATATTTTATTAATTAATTTATTGTTAATGCACTTGTTACAAAATAATTGTTCACACATGACACATCTAAAAAAATTTTCTTGGTAACCATATATTTTACATTTTGAACATTTATTTGCTTTTTTAAAACATTTAACACATAAACCATCTTTAATACAATCTGAACATGTATTGTTATTACATAAACTACATTCTATTAAATTATTTTTATGAAGACAACAAGAATAACAATAATCAAAATGAAAATTAAATAAACAATCAAATTCTTCCATTAATATAACTATTAAATAAATTAACCATTATATCAAATATTTAAGTATAAAATAAATAATAATTAATCATTTGGTATATATGGATCTCTAAAAATTTTCGAAACACTTTCTTGTATTCTTTCAGGATTATATTTATCAATAAAATTATAATTCTCAGGATCTAATGGTTTCAATTTTATTTTTTCCATCGCGACAATATAATTAGCGACAGTAATGTATGGATTATTGTTATCAATGAAAAGTGGACCAAAATGATCAAAATTATATTTTTCTTTGATAGCTATATTCATGTCATAAAACATATCGTATTGTTGATGATCAATATTTATCAATTTGATTGGAATTGAAGGAAAAATTGGAGAACACATAAAAATATTTTTATTTGATATACGTTTCATAAATCCAATCATTTTATTCTTATTTTCATATGGTTCAAGTATGACATATATGTCATCATGAAAATGTTCAATATGTTTATTACAACAAATACAATTTATATAAGTTTTATCTAATATATGACGATTATGATATTTACACATAACCATCATATATATTTTTTTAATTAGTTCGTTTGGTAATATTTTAATAAATTTATATATCGGATCATCAATTTCATTAAATATATCATTTTGATCATCAATAAATCTATCAATATAATCAAATTTATCATATCTTTCATTATTACGAGTTATATATCTTTTTTTTTTAATATATTTATGTTGCGTATATGTCAGCATCAAATATTTTTATAAATTATAATATGTGACCAAATATGTTTAACTTTTTTATTTTCAATTTTATATATTTTTATAACAAATTATAACAAAAAACACATGCGGTTTTAATTTTATTTATTCATACAAAAAGTATTCATTATTAACAACCTTTTTTTATTAATAAAAAAATTTGAAATTAAAAATCATTGTGATTCTCATTATAATTTATATGTATTTCTATCACACTTTACCACTCAAAATCGATATTTTATCGATAAAATGGAAAGCAAAATTACTGTCAGTAATGCCGATGATGTTCAAATTTTTTCACTCCCTACTTATCATGGAGTTGTTGAAGTAGGTTTGGAGAACGGAAATATTTACGGTGCAACTCTCACTTCTAATGTGAATCACATCGCATTATCATTTTTGCGTCCTAACCATTATTCAACTAAATGGGAATTTGTTACAACTTCATCTCAGGCTGTCCACGAAGTTTCAGAATTGGACGAAACTTTAATTTCCAAATTGGTTTTTCAAGCAACTAATTATGATGAGCGATCATTTATTGATATCGCTGACATGTTGATGTATTATTTTTGTTTAAATTGATTAGGTGATTTGGGACTAAAAATGAAAACAAATTTTTTTTGTTTTATTATTTGAATCATAAACATCATAAACATTATTAAATAATTTGATAGTAAAACAAAAACGAATTAGTTGCATATTTTTTTATAAATTTATAAATTTTAATTAAATACAATTAATGATATGTTAAACAATTTAAAAATAAAATTAGTGGTATATAAATATAATACTTATTATGATTGAAACTTATTTTATTTCAAATAATTTTGAAGATAATATTAAATATGTTGTGTCGTATAATATTAATGATAATAAATTATTAATAACGCGACTAAATAATTGTGACATAAATGCACCAGAATACAACGAATTAGACATGACCAAACCACAGACAACAAAAATATCATATCGTTATGCAGATTATCCATTATCCAATCGAATAATAGAAGCAAACATAAATATTAATAATTTTAATTCGTTAATGTGTAATATTAATAAATATTATAATTATAATCAAATGTCGCAAATTTATTTAGATAATTATAGAGAACATTATAATGATATCGTAAATAACGATTATGTTAATTATGAACAAAATATCATAACGACAACAATGCAACATGATGACCAATATTTTCAAATAATGACAATGAAACATTATGACGAACGATATACAGGATTACAAAGAATTTATTTGTCTGAGTTAAAAAATAAATTTGATGGATTTGAATTTAAACCAAACAATCGTGAAAATGTTAATGATTATATTTCAAGATTTTGTGAAACATTTAATGAAAAAAATAGTTGTTAAGATTTAAGTTATTATTATTATGTAAACCAATTATTGTAATGGAATGTGATTTAATTATTTCGATTGGTCTTGATTTAAAATATCAAAATCAATTTCAACAATGTCAATATTACTCATTCAATTTACAATATACACAGATAATACAAAATATTATTTATATTAACAAATATATATAATAAATGTCAAAAAATGAAAAAAATTGCAAAAATAATAATATGTAAAAAAATATCAAGTTTTTATTTACTAGCATCTATCCCACAAAAAATTGGAATATATATAATTAAAAATATATTAAAATTATAACGATCATTCAAAATCGGACAAAATAATTTTATCCATACTTTTAATATATTTATTAATGAAATAATGGTTTGTTTTATTTAAAAATTTTTGTTAATATTATAATATGTCAGTTATACCTTCTAACATTTATAATATTGTGTGGAACACATATGTTGGTATAAATAATAAAAGTGGAATCTGTTTTTGTTGTGAGTCAGAACATATATATTATGGGACTGTCGAGTTCGGATATGAATTTAAATGTGGTATGGTTTTAAATATATTAAATGGTGGAACAATTATTATTCCAAATTTACGTCCAATTTGTAAATCATGTTTTAGATCTTTACAAAATCTTAACATGACAGATCTAAAAAAAATGTTCGGATTTTCATTTGATTTATTTAATTCCATACAAAAAAATAATAATGTACTAATATCTGATCCAAAAAAATTATTTAAAAGTGAGTCCGAAAAATTATTAGAAAATCCATTCGAAAATCCATTCGAAATCCCATCAAACAATTTAATAAATACATCTTTTGAAAATCCATTTGACGAAATTTCAAATATTCTACCTAATGATCCATCTAATATTTCATCTAATGTTCCGTCTAATGTACCATCTAATATTCAATCTAATGTTCCATTTAATGATTCATCTAATGTACCATCTAATATTCAATCTAATGTTCCATTTAATGATCCATCTAATGTACCATCTAATATTCAATCTAATGTACCATCTAATATTTCATCAGATATTGATAAACAATTGGGAAATATTCAAACTAATTTTAAAGTAATTAAAACGACTAATATCAAATTAAATTGTCAAAATGTGAATGAAAGACATGAAATAATAAATAATATTGAAACAAGTGAAAAATTAATTGATAAAGTAGATAATAATATTGAGTTTAAAAATAATAATGCATTCGATGATATAAATGATATAAAATCATTTGAACATTTGGATCCAAATAAAGAGACAAATGAAAATGAATATTATATAACAACATTTAGGGAAGTTAGGAATGATATTATTAATGATAAAATTAATTTTAAAACATTATATGAGAACTACAACGAACAAATAATTAAAAAATTTGCTGAGTATTTAAATTTGGAATATATTAATAAAGAACAAACAGCACAATCGATAATTAATATAATAAAATTATCAAAAGTGCAACCAATAAATCCGTCATATTATAAACAAAAAAATTATTGTGAAAAAAAATTATCAACAGAAAAAGTACCATCATTATTCAAAATTTTTAAAGAAAATATGAATAATGATCGTTTTATAGTCAATACCTATATAACATATATAAAAATATCGGATATTCATTTAAATGTTAGATATTATAAATTTATTGACAGTAAATTTTATGACATAACAGAAAAACAATTTGAAATATCATTTATCAAACATCTTTTTTTAAAACAAAATAACACGTTTAATTTATTTAATAATAATGATTTTGATGAATTTTTTCATTTATTATACAAAATTTGTTTCGCATTACATACGGAAATTATTAAAAGCAAAGAATATAGAGATATTATGATTAACACAACATTAATCGAGTTAGATAAATTTTTAAATATAGCAAGTAACAAAATATTAATCACAAATATAATCGATAAAAATAATATTGATTTGTTAAGTTGGTTAGGGTTAATAAGTAAACCAAAATAGTTATTCAATAACAATTTTTAATTATTAACTAATTTTAATTTATATCAAATTGTTGGTCATAAATTAAAATTAAATATATTAACATAATATTATATAAATGCAAATTGAGTGCCCATTAAATTCAAATAAGCAATACATAATTCCGTTAATGAGAGTTTTATTTCGACATTGTCGAAATAAAACTGCATTAACGCTTGCTGCAGAATTTAAGACATGTCTTAAATTCTCTCAGCAACCGACAACATCATGGTTAAATCCAGTTCATAAATTAATGACAGAAGATATTAGTTCAAAAGGATTAATAATGTTATCGAAATATATGAATACACATGATGTTATTGTTAAAATTACTAAAAATTCAGATTATAAAAAAGTAAAATCAATCAATAATGCTATTAGAGGACTAACTAATTTTCCAGCTGTATTTTGCGTTATATCTTGTTTAGAATCAGATATAAATTTAGAATCTGAATATAAAAATATTAGCGGGTATTGTGAACGATCAAATGATTCAAATACTGAAATTATACTTGAAATTATGAAACAATATAAACATTCGTTATTAACATACAAAGAAAAATTTAACCTAATTAATATTAAGCCATTATTACATCAAATATTGTTAGCACAACTGAATGCATTTGAAAAAATAGGATTTTTACATAATGATATTCATTTAGGAAATATATTGTTAGATTTTAAGCAAGAAAAAGAAATTGAACTTAAATATAATTTCGACAAAACAAATTATATGATCAAAACTCAACGAGTTATTATTTTAATGGATTTTGATAAATCTATAATAATGGATCCATTGAATGGTATTGAACATGACAAATATGATTATGATATTAATATTGATAAAATGACATATCCACCTTTAAATTTGAATAATAGGATATATGCGAATATTATTAAAACATTATATAGTTTTTTAAGATTAATTAATTTGAATGAACAAAATAAAATGAGACAAATTATTGAAACAATTGAAAAAGATAAAATAGAAGATTATGGAGGAACAGAACATAGTTTAATGAATTCATTATATAATAAATCGAGATCATATCCTGAATATGTGAATGAATCGATACATAATATGATACAAATGTTGAATGTGTTTTGGCATGAATTATATGATGAATATTTATTTCCAAAATATACATTACAAAAATCATAAAATAACACGATTAATCATTTTATTATACGTCAGATGTGAAATAATTTAAAAATAATTAATCATTTATAAAATATACATGTTTAAACTTTTATAATTTTCTTGCACAAATATTAACAAAATATTGAATTTTTGATTTATAACTTACTAACATAATAATAATCATCATAACATATGAATAATACTTATTCTTATTTAATTGCTGAACGGTTTAATGATTTATTAAATTCTGGTTTGTTTGTTGAGCAACTTGACAATTTTCAGTTGGCTAAAATTTTTGAATATTATACTTCAATTAAATTATCAGAAATTTATAATCAAAATTTTTATGTTTATGATGATATTGACCCAATTTTTAAAGAAGATAATCGCATGTCAAAGCGTGATACTGGAATTGATGCATCAAATTTAATTGACACAATTGTACAATGTAAATTACGTAAAAATTCATTAAATCTAACTGAATGTTCAACATTCTTTGCTTCTCAAGTTCAATTTTCAAAAGAATTAAATGAACCTTTTGTTAGATGGAAAAAAATGTTTATTGCTCGTAATTCTGATTCTGTTTTATCCGAAAATTTACAAGAAAAATTAGATTTCCGATTATTTGATGATTATAAATTCGATAAATTAGAAATGCTTAATTATTGTAAAAACCTTTTAATTAATTTCAAACCAAATATTGAACCAGTAATGACAAAAAAAGTTAAGATCATACAAAAATGTAAAGGCAAAATAATATCAGAAAAAATCATCGAAAAAAATATCATCACACCTATCACGTTAAGAGATTATCAAGAAAAAGCTATTAACGTAATTAATAATAATCAAAACGTAATTATTAACCTACCTACAGCAACAGGAAAAAATATAATAATTATGTTTTCGTTCAAACCAAATCATAAATATCTTATACTAGTTCCAAGAATTATATTAATGGAACAACTTAATGACAAAATTATTAAATATAAACCCGAATATGAAAATAAAATACAAATGATTGGTGATGGAAATAATAATTTTAATGAAGATAAAGAAATTACTATTTGTGTCTATAATTCAGTTGACATTATTGAAAAATATTACGATAAATTTGACAAAATATTTATTGATGAAGCTCATCATATAAATAAACCGGAAATTTATAAATTAAATGAAGAGTTTATTGATACAGATGATAAATCAATAAATGAATCATCAAATGAATCAATAGATGAATCAAATGATGAAATAAATGATGAAATAAATGATGAAATAAATGATGAACTAATTAATGAACCAATTAATGAACTAATTAATGAACTAATTAATGAACCAATTAATGAACCAAGTAATGAACTAATTAATGAACCAATTAATGAACCAAGTAATGAACAATTTAATCAAAATATAATTAAAATAGACTTAAATGACATATTAACTAATCATAATTTATCAAAACATATAAATAATGTAACTAAAAACTTAACTAATGATAATGAAGATGAATTTCAAGACAATAATAATTTTATTGATATTATTAGAAGTTTGACTAAATACAATAATAATGTATATTTATCTGCGACAATTGATGAAACTAATGGATTCGAATATTATAAAAAAGATATTAGAGATATGATTAATTTGGGTTATCTTTGTGATTATACAGTACATATTCCTATATTTTCAGATGATCCAAATAATAAAAAAATATGCGAATATTTGATACGTAATTATAGAACTATTATTATTTATTGTAATAGTTGTAAAGAAGGTAAACAAATTAAAGATATTTTTAATGAATTACGAAAAGGATCTGCCGAGTATGTGGATTGTTATACAAATAAAATAACAAGAAAAAACATAATCAAACAATTTAAAGAAGGTAGATTACCATTTTTAATAAATGTTAGAATATTAACAGAAGGATTTGATGCAAAAATAACACAAGGAGTATGTTTTTTACATATGCCTTCTAATAAAACAACAATTATACAAATTATGGGAAGAGCATTAAGATTACATCCAAATAAAAAATATGCAAATATAATATTACCATACGGAATAAAAGAGGATGAAACGAACATAAATAAATTTTTGAAAATATTAGCAAGTAATGACAGCCAAATTAAAAAATCATTTTGTGAAAAGAAAATTGGAGGTTATATAAATATTGATAATAATAATGATGATATTTACGATGAAGTAGTTGAGTTTAGATATGAACAAATTTATTCGTCATTGGGTCAATTGTTAAATGGAGAAGACATATGGATGCAAAAATTAGATTTAGTTAAAAAATATATAGATGAAAATCATAAAAGACCATCACAAATTAACAAAAATAAAGAAATTAAAATTTTGGGTATGTGGATATCAAAACAAATTGAAAATTGTAAAATACGGAAAAAAATTATGAAAAATGAAAAAATATATAATAAATGGATAGAATTTATAAATGATCCAACATATAAAATATATTTTGAACATAATATGTTATGGTATACTAATTTAGAAAAAGTTAAACAATATATTGACACAAATAATAAAAGACCATCACATCGTGATAAAAATAAAGAAATTATATATTTAGGTAGTTGGTTACATATTCAAGTCACAAATAGTAAAACGCGCAAACGAATTATGGAAAATAATGAAATATATAATAAATGGATAGAATTTATAAATGATCCCAAATATAGCTTATTTTTTGAACCGTATGACACATTATGGTATACTAATTTAGAAAAAGTAAAACAATATATAAATAAATATAATAAACGACCTTCAAAACACGATAAAAATAAAGAAACAAAATTTTTAGGTGATTGGTTATCAACTCAATTTGAAAATAGTAAAGTACGTAAACATATTATGGAAAAAAAAGAAATATATGATAAATGGACAGAATTTATAAACGATATTAAATATAAATCATATTTTGAATCAAATGATGTGATATGGAATAGCAATTTAGAAAAAGTTAAACAATATATTGATACAAATAATAAAAGACCATCACAATGTGATAAAAATAAAGAAATTAAATTTTTAGGTGAGTGGTTATCAACTCAAATTAAAAATAGTAAAATACGTAAACAAATTATGGAAAAAGAAGAAATATATAACAAATGGACAGAATTTATAAATGATATTAAATACAAATCATATTTTAATAAACAAATAATACCAACTATTTAAATATATGGTTGTGATGTTCCTAGATCAGCTTTTGGTAATTCAGTGTAATTATAATCGCCATTAAGCATATGTCCAGTTATTTTTACATCGTTTGGAATATCAGTTATGCGTTTTATATTTGAATTTGTATCTAAAATTGGTACTTTAATATCTGATATTTTATTTGATGATGTAACATAAAATTCGCCGACATCTGAATTTGGATATTTTGACCGACCATATAATATTAACGTATTATCAATTGTTGCATTTGTATTATTTTTTGGTGTCAAATAACCTAAAGGATGATATGTATCTGGTGGTCCTCTTGTTTGGAGCCCAAATAAATCCGGCTGTTGATGTATAAAGTTCATTAATAAATCAAATTGAGGTCTCTCTGTTCTTCCAATTGGTGGATAAAGTTTATTATTTAATACTTGACTGTCGCGCGTATAAACAGGATCAACCAATGGTTGTTGTAGCTGTACTTGTGGTTGATGCGTAGGATAGCTTAAACTAATCAATGGACGAGATGGTTTCATCATATTAACTGGTCCTTCATTAGGATCTAAAGAATTATCATTAATAGGTTCTTCATTTATATTGTTGACGGATTTTTTAGAAACGTTGGCAGGTACATCGACAGATGGAATATGTGGGTTATCTAATTTTTCGATAGTTTTTATGTTATTATTATTTAATTTTTTTTCCAGATCATGAATACGTTTTTCTTGGTGTTTAATAATTTTTTTAATATGTTTTTTTGAATCAGAATTATATGTTTTGTTACGTTTTTTTAAATTTGCCAATATGAGACACACAATAATAAAACCAATTGTGATAAATAATATATAACTACTATTTGTTGAACTTAAATTTGTTGGTATCATTTTTATATTATAAGTTTAGAATTTAATTGTATTTCTTATCATATAAATATATGGAAACAGAAATAAATCGAAATACCATAATCGGACATATTGCCGGATTATCAGATGAGTATAAACAAATATTTTATAAATTTATAAAAAAATCACAACTATTTAATAAAATAAAAATTATTGATGTTGATAATATAACAGATATAATATTAGATGATACAATAATGGCGACATTATTTTCTAAATTTGAGCAAAACAACAAAAAATCAAAAGATTTAAACTTATCAAATTTAGAAAATAAGACAGCATTAAGTAAAGCAAAATTAATAGAAAAAAAAATGATAAGATATTGGAAAGTTAAGATGGAATATTATATTAATAAAATAATTGACAACAGTGATAAAAAAATAATATTAATCGGTAATTTAAGTTTTTATAAAAATCCAAAAATTTATATTAACTTAAATATTACACCTAAATTTTTTGTTAAAGATAATCCAATAGATCGAGCTAAATCAATTGTTAGATATAATTTAGATCACTCGAGAGAAGAAATTATTAATGGTGAATTCGATCTTAGTTATCTTGATATAAATTTTTTGATTAAAAAAAGAGCACAGTTACAGAATATTCATACTAAAATAAATTATTGTGTTATGAGTTTACCTTCGATTATAAATACAATTGAGTTATATGATCAAATTAAAATACCTGATCGGTTATATTATGCATCGTTTATTAAATATGACAAAAAAATACCTGTATTGACGAATAATATACAGGTATATTCAGAGGAATGGTTAGCATTAAGTTCAATATTAACATCAATTGACAGTATGAATAAAATAAATGATATAACAAATACGATTGTTGAGAAAGGTAATAATAACGGAAAAGAATATATTAGACCAACAAAAGAACAAATAATTAAATTATCATCGACAGGATATATATATGAAATATTATCGACAGAAAATTTTCTTCCATTTCCGGCAAAAAAGAGTGTGTATAAATATTTTACTGTCAAGCCAGTAAAAATTAATAGATTTTTGCGTGTCAATAATGTTTTAGATAAAATTAAAGAATTGGGAATAGAGGTGAATGTTATTTAAACATATTGTATCTATAATTATAAATATATTTATGAGCGATAAATTTACTTTTATACAAATAAAACCAACAACACGTAAAAATGTGTCTGATATTATTATTGATAATGTCACTAAAATTATTAATTCAAAACATCTTGTTTATTGGAACGAAGATGTTAAAAATTTAATAGATGATCTAAATGATCATATCATATTACATAAGGAAATTGATCCTGTCTTGTATATCGATAATTTTTTCAAATCACATATTAGGGGTAACACAAATGTCGATTCATTTTATAATGTGATACCATTTGATATAATATCTGAAGAAAATAAATATGTAATTATGTTCACAAATAATATAATAAATACATCATCATATTTAAATGAATTATCAGAAAATGATAAAAATAATTTATTTAATCCAATTGCATCATCATTAATTAAATATTATAGTAACAATGTTGCTATTTTTGATGATATTTTTATTTTATCGATATCAAAAAAATATTACGATGAAATTAATAAAATTGGAACGTGTAATTTTAAAGAATTAAAAGATATATATTATGATTATAATCCTTTTAATATGTTACAATCATATGCACGTCTATATTTTATTAAGATATATATAAAACAAATGAACGATACGATGTATTATTCGAGAGAAATTTTAGATAATTATGTTAAAAATAATAAATATAAATTATCAAATAATATAATCGAGTTATGTCATGAAAATTTAATTTTATATATTAAATGTTGTGGACTTTTACCTAATTCACATCAAGATATAATGAGTGGAATTAATATAAATCAAAGTACACAAATTAAAAATGAAAATGTCGGAACATTTTATTTGACAGATATTACTGAAGAAGATATAAAAAAAATAATTTAATTGTTTATTTAATGATAAAGAAAATATAATCAATTAAATATATAAAATGAATAATCAAGAAAATCAACTTAATCAAAATATATCGACCATTTTCGATAATGCAATGTCCGAAAATGTATCTGCAAATGGAGCTCCAAGAGGATCTACTAGTTTAGATGCACTTCGGAAAAATATTAATCACACACAAACACAGCAACCTAATAATATTAACGAACAAAATTTAAAAAATAATCAAAATCAAGACCCAAATCAATATCAATTCCAAAAACAAGAACAACCCATCAAAAGAATACAACAACCTATCAAAAGAATACAACAACCTATCAAAAATATATTTAAACCCATATTCAAACCTAAATTAAAACCTAAATTAAAACAAGTTAGACAAGTCGAAAAAAACATACAACAAAAAACTACACAAAAAGTTAAACCAAAATTAAAATCTAAAATTATACGAAAAGTTCATAAAAATAAAATTAATTTAAATGATATATCGAAAAAATCAATAGTCGCAGCTTGTTTATTTATAATATTATCAATACCACAGTTTTTAAATATGATTACAAAATTTTTACCAACTAAAACTATAACTGATTCGTATAAAAGTTTATTATTAAGAGCATTATTATTTGCTATTTTGTATGTTATTATTTTGTATTATTTAAATTAATATGTTCGTATTATAATTTATAAAATTTGTATGATATTATATTGAGTTTGTATGTGTTTTTTTTATAATTTGTTATAATAAAAAAAGTCACAGTCGATTGGATATGACATTTTATATACGCGTTTTGGCAATTTAAGATTGTTATCAATTTGATAACAATCTTAAATTGCCAAAACGCATATATAAAAAATTGAAACCACTACGTTATGATAATTATTTTATACTTAATACTCAAACTAGTTCGAGCATTAAGTATAAAAAATTGAAACCACTACGTTATGATAATTATTTTATACTTAATACTCGAACTAGTTTGAGCATTAAGTATAAAAAATTGAATAAAATAATGTTATAAGTATTAAGAAATATATTAAATAATAATAATAATAAAATGAGTTCTCCTTTAACAGATTTGTTTAATGTAGTACAAACATCAAAACAAGATATTGTTATGAAAGACAGTTCGATTGATTATATTAAAAATCTATTTAAGGTTATAGATATAACTAGATTGAATATTGATTGGGCAAAATATTTATATATATTTTATAAAAATAAGCTAACTTTTGGAAAGGAACAAGAAAAAGAAATTAACAAAAAAATTTTAAATATATTGACTAATAAAGAAATTGAAGAATCTGAAATAGATGAATTAACAAATCCGATTAAAACGATAATGATTGAACAAGAAAAATTAAATCATCTTAATAGATTTTTCCATATAAATATGCTATTTGAGAAAATTAATGAACTTAATATTTCATACAATCAAGCATTAAATTATCAAGATTATACTTTAATAAAATGTCAAAATTGTTATTTATATTTAATTACAAATTCAAAATATGATAATATTATTAAACATTGGTTTAATGGTATTTTTTGTAGTGTATCATTAAATGGTGAAAATAAATCAAAATATCATAAAGGTATTGAAATATTAAAAAATTATTTAACAAAAAAAGATGAGATTTATAATAATTATGTTAGCCATAATGCGACAATTGATAAATTTATTGATATTTATGCTGATTGGAGTTTATCATATTTAAATGAAAAATATAATAAATTAATATTAACATTTGAAGAAATTTTTGAAAAGTTGATTGATATTGATCAAATTAACAAAATTTTTATCGAAGAAGTTGATAGAAATATATATATGAAAAAAGTTATTATAGGACTGATACCTTGTTTGAGAAAATATTATGATGATATTTTCGAAAATAATAAAGTTGTTGATAATAATGTTATTGACAAGCTTAATATGGTTGATTTGAACGAATACGAATATAAAAACATTACATTAGAATTTTGTAAAAAATGGGTACAAAATATTAAAAATCAAATTATTGCTAAAAATTATTGTAATTCTCAACTATTTTATAATTTATTAAAAATATGTCCCATAATAAAATATTTCAGATCTGGAATTAATAAATCTGATGAAATAATTAAATGTTTATCTGAAATATATAATATTGATAAAAATTTAATTGGTTATGTATTGACTGGATTAAATACTGTAATTAAAACAACATATAATCAAATTATCAAAAATAAAGAAATAATATTATCAAATGAAATAATGCAAACGCTACAATTAATATCATTATATGATAATAAAGATTTCTTATGGTTACAATATTTTAAAAATATTTTGTCACGTATCAATAATTTAATAAAAAAACATCGTATTAGTTCAAATATTATTACATATGAATTTGATATATATAATTATTTAATTAAATGTGATTGTCAGGCATTTTCAGAAAAAACAAAATCATTACTGAATAATATTAAAGATAGTGTCGAAAATTGTGAATATATCCATAATTGCAACATTAATTATATCGATGAAAACGGAAATAAAAAATTAGTCAACAATGTTTGGTCAAACCCTGATATTCATAATGTTGATTATATGATTATTGATAAATATTTATGGAATTTATATGATGATAGTAAACAAAAAAATGTATTAATCGATGAATCTGTATATCCATCAGATATTGAAATTTACAAATCAGTCGGAAAAACTTATTATGGGATTATATCTGAAACAAAATCATTGGAATGGGATATTGATAACTCGATAATAAATTATAATATGAACGACGTGACATTAATATCGAAGGTTGTTCAATATATTATTCTAACGACAATCGCAAATAATAAATTCGATATTAAAACATTAATTAATTTTGTGATAAATAAATCAAATAAAGAAACAAATACAAATATTGAAGAATCAAAAAAATATGTTGAGTCATATGTGAATAATATGATTGATAAAAATATTATTAAATTTGATAACATACTTACAATAAACATGGAATATATTGAAAAAATGAAAAATCAAATTATAGATTTAAGTTCATTTGTTCCAATCATTAATGTTGTCAAAATTGAGTTAAAACAATCTTCACCAGAACAAAAAAATAACGAATTAATTACAAAAGAAGAAAATCCAGAATATATATCGTATTTGAGAACATTAATGTTAGTTAAATTATTTAAAACACATTCAAAGAAAATTTATCCATCAGAAACTATTATTAATTCACTCAATAATCATATTAATAAATTTATTGACAATATTAAAGCCAATAAAATACTATCAGAACAAATTAAAAATTTAACCAAAGTATCAAAAGAACAATTACAGAAAGAACTTGATAGTTTAGAAAAACGAGATATTATTGAAAAAACCACAAAAAATCAAATTACAGGTTATATTTATGTACCATAAAATTATCATATTTTGTTTATTATATCAATTATATTATATTTAATGCTCTAACGAGTTAGAGCATTAAACATAAAAAATTGAAAAACATATTTATTAATTAAGTAAGTTATAATTGATATAATAATATTAAATATGAATAAGTCAATGATAGATAAAGATATAAACGATTCAAATGATATTGATGAAATTGATACTGAGAAGCTAGAACGACAATTAATGAAAAAATTTAATACAATTGAAAATAGTGTACATGATGCAATGACTAATAATATATTTTGTCCAAATATTGAGAATTTAAATACACGATTTAATGGTGAAATTAATACTAACATTTTATACAAAACTTTTGGTAATCCTTTTATTGTCTGCATTAAAGATACTTCAAATTTCGAATCTTATTTTTACAACAAAATTATTTCTGAACATCAAATGAATGAACTTATAAACTCAATTGTGATTATTCCGATTACGTACAAAATTATTAATTGTTCTACTCTTAAATATTTATCTTGTGTTAGTAGTCATATTTTTAATTCATTAGATGTATTTGATAAATATGGAATAAAAATAACATCATCATCTGATGTTTTATTATGTTCTTTACTGAGATTCAAACATACGAATGTAATAAAATATTTAAAACAATTTGAAGGAGTAAGTAATTTTATAGATTTGTATAACGCATTATTGATGAACGAATATTTAGGACAACCAAATAAAACTTCAACAATACGACAAAATCGTATTCAAATGATTTGTAATATGTCAGAATCTAATTATTACACGATTTATAACAATTGCCAACTTAATATAACACAAAAATTTAAAGCAAGAAGATTTAATCTAGCATTATCACAACGATTAGCAGATCAAACAGTTCAGACAGTTCTTAAACATTTATCTGAATCAAAAGAAGATGAAAATAATTATCTTGCGTTTCTATTTAAAAAATCAAATTATCTTGATGCTTCATCAGCAATTAATAATAATGGATATAAATTATATAGAATTACAAATAATCCGTTAATGGAAATGTTAAGTAATGAACATTTTAATTCGTTATATGATAAGTTAACATATCAAGAAAAGTATTATTTAATTATGAATGGTATGATATCAAAAGATTTGTGTCATTTAATTATTAACAATAAATATATACTTAATGAGATTTTAAATGTCAAAGATCCAAAAGGTTATACATTGATGAATAAATATGGTCAGCTAATTCGATATTTATTTGGTTATGCATGGTTAACTATGTATATGGAAGAATCTATTAAACGTGGATATGTGACAAATAAGGATCGATTTATTTTTGATATTGAAACGGCGTCAATGTTACCTTATTTTCCATATTCGCCAAAGAATTTACACATATGTCCATATATTCCGATTTTGGTAGAAAATAATACGATATGCGCGGAGAAAAATATTTTAGGTGTCGAACAATATATTTTTAATAGTAAAGATCCAGAATATATTAAAAACACAAGGTATGGAGTTTGTGACAAAGAAACATTTATTAAACGATTTAATATGTTTGTATCTGGTGATGATAATAATAATATTATGAAAGACATAAATTGGAATAATTTAGCTGTAAGTGGAAGTATCATGGCATGTTGTCTTCCAAATTTGAATAGTTTAATGTGTAATTTTATTAAAAGTAAACAAAATTTTACAGTCGATTTTGTTAGTTATGTGAAACAATATTATAAAGAATCTGATATTGATGTTATGTGTAATTTACAAAATATATATGAATTTATTGATAAAATATATGAATTTAGTAATAAAATCACACAAAATATAAAAGATATTAAAAATATTAAGTCCGATGTTGATATATGTAATATAATTTCAAACAAAACTGTCGCAATAATGATAAATAAATCTTTTATAAATAATTATATTTGTAAAGAAACAGGGTTAGATTTTATAAAAATATTATCAGATATAAATGCTCCAGTTATTAAGTCAGTAGTTTATAATTATTATATTAAATGGCATAAAGAATATCTTATCAAATCAGCAAAAGAAAATATAAACAATTTTATTAACCCAAAATATCATGACATTTTTATTCCAGTTACGATGGAAAATATTAATATCGTATTTGTCAAATCACAAAAAGATATAAACGAAGAAAAAAATGAAAATAAAATTGATGAAAATAAAATTGATGAAAATAAAGTTGAACAAATTGGCAATATAAAATTAGAAGAAGAAGATAAAGAATTTGAACAAGAAAGAAAAATATCTTCAGAAAATGAGCAAGAAGATAATACCAAAGAATATGACGTACCAAATAATATAATATTTATACCAAAAATTAATTTCAAGTTTAGATTATCTTCACCTTATCTTTCTCATTGTTTCGAATTTTTCCAAACGAAATTCCCAGAATTTTTTTCAACTGTTTCTCGTTTCCATCTACCTATTGTTAGATCTTATTATGATGGTAATAATATATATATCACACCATCATGTATATCAGCATGTATGACATTATTAAATTTTGATTATAAGTATTTTGCTGGGTCGAGAGATCCGATTGAAATTATTAATAAATATAGGATGAGAGGTTTCGGAACAATATTAAATGATCATGAGATTATAAGATTAATTGAATATTCAGACCTTATTCCAAAATGGAAACAAGCATATGATCTTAACATTAAATCTAACACATCAATTGTGAAAATATTAGGACATTTAAATATTAATGATCACTTATTTAATACGCCCCAAATAACAGAATTCGAACATTTATATCATCATGATCATGTAAAATTACCAGATGATCTTAATAGTTTAATTGATGTTATTCGCAAGTTATATAACACAACAGATATTAATGGATTATTTAATATGTCAAAAATTATGACAATTAATAATTTTGGTTATGTTGAACCAGTTAAAAAATGGTTAATTAATGCTTTTTTTGATAGTATGTTTAATAATGTTGAGACAATTAATAAATATAATATAATAATGGAAGAAGTTGATTAATATTTTTTTATAACCAGAATAAATATTTATTATAAAAAAAATGAATTTTTTTATAATTACACAATAACCATATAAACAAATATAAATATTATATTATAATCATTTTATATGACGTTTAAAATACCCAAAAATTATGACATAACATTATTAACTGAAAAACAAAAAGATGAATTATGTATTGCTATTACTCAAAACATAAATGAATATATGTCTTCAAATCGATTACAATCAAAATACAAGGATCAATTTATGTTGGATAAATATTTAGACATCAGATATAATTTAATTAATTCTGAAAGTTTATTAGATAAAGTTAATACAGATATTATAACTATTAGTTCTTTACCATGGTTAGAGCCTTATAAATTAGATGATAAATTATGGAAAGCATTAATCGAAAAAAGAAATCGAAATAAAGAAACTAAAGAAAAAATGGCTACAGTAAATATATTTAAATGTCGTAAATGTGGAGAAATGAAATGTACAACTTATCAATTACAGACTGCAAGTATTGATGAACCAATGACTACATATATTAGATGTACAGTATGTGGGAATCAATGGAAAGTATAAATAATAAATAATATATAAAAAAATTGATTTGTTTAAAGGTTACGTATCATAAGTATATATATATCGATATAATATATTGTAATATGGAACAACAAAAAAATAACAATTTTGATGAAGTTGAAACTAAATTTTCAAAATCATGGAATAACTTAAATGAAGAACCAAACAAAGAAAAAATAGAACATATTGATCTTAATGTACTATTACATAAACAAAAAAATGTTGAAGCAAGTGTTAATTTGGAAGATGAATTTGCTGAAACATGGAATCAAGAAAATACGAACGAGATACAAATAAATGAAAAAAAATTAGAAAAAGAATCAGAAAAAAAATTAGAAAATGATCCAGAAAAAATAAGTAATATTAATCCGATTAAAATTGAACAACTAAAACAACAAGGAATTGATATGTTAAATGATTTTAAACACAAAGGAATCGAAGTGAATGGAATAAATGAGACGATGATTATTAAAGAATGGGATGATATATATTATTTAAATTGTAATAACAACAAATCATATATTAAATCAGTAATTAGTTCTATTTTGGATTATGGTTTTGAAACTCCAAGACCAATTCAATGTGCGACGATTGGAAGAATTGCAAAAGGTGGAGATATGATTACACAAGCAAAAGCAGGGAATGGAAAAACTGCAGCATTCGTAATTGGTTCAGTATTAAGAATTGATCCGACATTACATAGTACACAATTATTAATTTTATCACCAACACAATTATTAACTGATCAGACAATGGAAGTTGTCAAAAATTTAACAAAAAATACTGGTTTGATTGTTCATTGTTATAGGGGTGGTTTATATCAACCACGAAATGGAATGATACCACAAATTGTTGTTGGATGCCCAGGAAGAATAAATGATATGATTAAACATAAAAGAATTAATTTGAACAACCTTCAAACATTAATATTAGACGAAGGAGATGAATTACTTAAACAAGGTTTTAGGGAACAAATTAAAACAATTATTGAACATCTTGCGTTTAATGTTCAAATTTGTATTTTTTCTGCTACTTTACCAAAAGGTATTCTTGAATTATCAACAAAATTTATGAGAGATCCAGCTTATGTTATTCTTCCAGAAAATCAAGTTATCACTGAACTTGTAACACAATGGTATGTTAGATGTACGAATTTATCAGATAAAGATGGATGTGTTATTGATGCAATTGAAACAAATCCGAAAGATATTATTATAGTATTTTTTAATAGTTGTACGAGATTACAAAAATTCAGTCAAATATTGAAGTCATATAAAAATCCGATACAACATTTATGTATTCATAGTAGAATGGAACCATCTGAAAGAGATAAGTCAATATATGATTTTATTAATGGAAAAAGTAAAATATTATTAGCATCTGATATTGCTGCGAGAGGTTTAGATTTTACTTGTGTGACTCTTGTAATAAATTATGATATTCCATGTGATATAGAAACTTATGTTCATCGTATTGGAAGATCAGGAAGAGGTGATAGATTAGGAAATTCAATAACATTAGTAATGACAGAAGAAGATTATAAAAGAATGATGTTTATTGTTGATATACACGGAATTCCAATCAAAGTTTTAAAAACAATTAAAATGGAATCGAAACCAAGTTTACATCCGTTAAGTTCAACAGTTCATCAACCGATCAAAGAAAAATAAATTTTATTTATGATTATAAACAAATTAATTATTTAATTAAATTGTTTATAATATTTTTATGAACTAAATAATATAACTAATGTCCAAAGATAAATTCGACTTTATGAGGGAAAAAGATATCAATATTGTTAAAGAAAATGTTAATGTTATTATAGAAAAAGCACATAACAAAGAAATTCAAATTATTGAACCTGTTTTAGAAGAATTTAAATCAGTAAAATCTGTTATATTAAATTTCATAAAAAAAGAAAAACGTATTATTTATGGTGGATATGCTTGGAATGCACTTATTTCAAAAGTATCTCCTAAAGATGCATTTTATAAAGAAACTGATTATACTGATGTTGAATTTTATTCTAACAAACCTATTGAAGACATGAAAAAACTATGCGATATTTTAGATTCAAAAGGTTTTAAATATATTCAAGGTAAAAGTGCTCAACACGAAGATACGTATACAATATTTGTTAATTTTACTGGATATTGTGATATAACTTATGTACCATCAAATATATTTTACAGTATGATGACAGAAACTATTAATGGTTTTAAATTTGTGCACCCAAAATTCGTTATGGTTGATATTTTACGACAATATAATGACCCAATAATAAGTTATCGGCGTCTAGATAAAAATATTATAAGAGGTCAATTAATGATGAAATATTATCCATTTGAGTTATCAACAAATATTATCGAAATGCCAACATTAAGTACAGAAGCAACTCAATTAGTTGATTATATAATTCCTAATTTAGTTAAATCAAAATCAATTTTATTTATCGGAAAAATTGCTTTAAATGCATTCGCAACTCCAAATAAAAATATATCAGAACAAACAACAACATATAGCAACAATGTTATAGAACTTATTTCAACAAATTTATCAAAAGATGTATCAGTTTTATACAATATAATATTAAAATATTTCATAGAAAATAAAAAATCAGAAGAATTTAATGATAAAATATTATTAGAACAATATTATCCATTTTTTCAATTTACAGATAAAAAAGCAGTATTTAAATATAATGGTTCTCCATTTTTAATAATTTATGGAAATAATGAAAAATGTATACCTTTTATAAATATAAATTTTTCTTTTAAAAATAACAATTATGAAATCAAAATTGGTACATTTAATGTTGTTTTTATGTTCGAACTAATTAAATATCATTATGCTTATATTAACAATGATAAACATAATCAAAACTTACAAGATTACATTATGTATAAACTAATCGAATATAGAAATAGCTTTCTTGAAGAAAACAAAAAAACTATTCTTGATGAGACTATTTTCGAAGATTTTAAAGTTGATTGTTTCGGTACGCCGATGTCACCAGTGAGAAAATATATGCTTAGTAGACGAGATAGAAAATTAATGCCAAAATCTTCTATTTATCCGTACGATCCAAAAGAACAAAAATATAATTATCAAACAGAATCTTATTATTTTAGTAACTATTCGGGAAATATTATTAATAACCCTAGAGACCTTATATTTAATCCTAAAAAAGATTAATATTTTATAACGTCTTGTCAGATTCTAAATGTACATCATCGCCGACATCATTATTTACATCATTATTTACATCATTATTTACATCATTATTTACATCATTATTTACATCATTATTTACATCATTATTTACATCATTAATATCATCATTAACATCATCATTTATTTGTTCATTTTCGTTTTGCTCATCAATTATTTCGTCAGAATTTTTATTTGAGAGACATTTAATTATACAAAAAATTAGTGAACAAATAAAAAATAATAAAGACACAAAACAAAGAATAATCATTATTTAGTATTTAATATATAATATATAATATATTATAAATAATCTTTAAGTTTATTTTAAATTTAATTATTATATTTTTTAAAAATATAATAATTGTTATTATGTGTATTAACAAAAATTTGATAAAAATAATTAAAGGTAGCATAAGAATATAAAAAATAAATATATATATAAAACAAATGACAGAAGAGATTATTGTACCGTATAATATTAACAATGTTTTAATAACAAGTGACGATATTAAAATATTGTTTAAAAAATTTGACATGGATATTCAAGTTAAAGATATTGAATTATATAGATTAGCGTTAACTCATAAGTCATATATTATATCTGAATATACAAATTATAATGCTATTGCACTTAAAAATATTAAAGAATCAATGGGTCCGAATATTGTTGAACTAAGACAAGAATCATATGAACGTTTAGAACATTATGGCGATACTGTTATTAAAAAAATTATTGCTGGATATTTGTTTAAACGATATTATAAAGAAGATGAAGGTTTTTTAACAAAAACTAAAACGAAGATTGAAGATAAGAAATCTCTTGCTGTTTATGCTCGTAAACTTGGAATTGATAATTTTATACTAATGTCCAAACAAAACGAAGAAGCGGGAAGTAGAGACGCAAATAAATTTTTGGAAGATACATTTGAAGCATTTATTGGAGCATTAGATTTTGATCAAGGTGGTGAATTTAGTAAAACATTTTTTACTAAATTTTTAGAAACTGAAGTTGATTATGCGGAAATATTATATATTGATACAAATTTCAAAGAAATATTACAAAAATTTTATCATCAAAATGGTTGGAGTCATCCTGATTACAAACCAATATCAGAAGAAATTGTCAATGGTAAACGATTATTTACTGTTGCAGTATTAGATGCTTATAATAATGAAATTATACAAGCACAAGAAACATCTAAACCAAAAGCAGAAAAAAAAGCAGCTATGTTAACTTTATTAAAATATGGTCAATTATATCCGGATCAAATAGTAACTGATTTTGATAGCTAAAAAATATATAAAGCATATATTTCTAATTTCAAAAGTTTATTTATTTATCATATTATATATTATATATTATTCATACAATGAAAAAAACAGAAGAATATAAAGGAGGATTATATCCTGATTTAAAAATTAACGGAAGATTATTTCCTTTATGGATCTTAAAAAATTTTAAAAAATATAAATTAGATCCCATAATTAAAAAAGAAGGTGAAGATCCATGTAATATGTCCACTCCATCAGGCACTAAGGAGCTTAGAAAATATCAACAATTTATTGGTTCTTATCTTGATTATCGATCTCCTTTTCGTGATATTTTAATTTATCATGGACTTGGATCTGGAAAAACTGCAAATGTGATTAATGTGTATAACATGTTATATAATTATAATCCGAACTGGAATATTTTTATACTTATTAAGGCATCGTTAAAAAATGATCCTTGGTTAAAAGATATTAGGGAATGGTTAGAGAAAAAAGATTTCGATAATCGTATGAACAATATTAAATTTATTCATTATGATTCTCCTCATGCTGACAAAAATTTTATCGAAGCTGTTAAAAGTGCTGATATTCAAAAAAAAAATATTTATATAATAGACGAGGCTCATAATTTTATAAGAAATGTATACAATAATATTACTTCCAAACAAGGCAGACGTGCATATACAATATATGATTATATCCAAAAAGAAAAAAAAGAAAATTCGAACTCTCGAGTAATATTACTTTCTGGTACTCCGGCTGTTAATTCACCATTCGAGCTTGCTTTAATGTTTAATTTATTACGTCCTGATACATTTCCGATGTCGGAAACTCATTTTAATGAAATATACATAACGGAAGGTAAATTTCAATCATTAAGCTCAGAAAATAAAAATATGTTTCAAAGACGAATAATGGGATTAGTATCATATTATTATGGTTCAACTTCTGATTTATTTGCTGAAAAGATAACACTTGTTAAAAAAATACCAATGGATAAATATCAACAAGAAGTATATGAACATTATGAAGATATCGAAGATAAATTAGAAAAAAAACAAAGATTCAAACATAGTGGAGGTTCACAAGTTTATCGATCTTATACAAGACAATCCTCAAATTTTGTTTTTCCAATTATTGATCAACAAATATCTGGTGATAATCGTCCAAGACCTAGTAAATTTAGATTGAATGATGATGATGCTGAAAAAATTATGCAAGGAAAAACAGATTATTTAATGAAAACTAAGACAGGCGAATTAACGAAATTTAAAACAGATATGTTGTTATATGTCGAAACTATTAAAAAATTCGTAACAGAATTCGATACTTATTTGAGAATTAAAAATGAAGATGATGTGAAAAATGGTCATACAATTGAAGACGATATTAAAACGTTTAAAACAGATTATAAATTTAAATTTAAAGAATTTTGGGAAGGACATAAAAATAAATCATCACTTTTAAAGACTATGTATGCTTGTTCTTGTAAAATGACAGCAATGATGTTTTATATGATGAGATCTAAAGGTCCAATATTAGTATATTCGAACTATGTTAAAATGGAGGGATTAGAAATATTTAAAATATATTTGCGAAGTATCGGCTATACTGAATTCGGAAAAGAAGTCGGTAAAGATTTTTTGAGATATACTGAATTTCATGGCGAAGTTGATACAGAAACTAGAATTAGAAATCTTAAAGATTTTAATCAACCTAATAATAAAGAAGGATCTATTATTAAAACTATTCTTATTTCTCCTGCCGGTACTGAAGGTATTAACCTTATGAATGTTCGTCAAGTTCATGTTATGGAACCTTATTGGAATGATGTTCGTATTGAACAACTTATTGGTAGAGCTGTACGTCAATGTTCACATAAATCTTTACCAATGGAAGAACGTAAAGTTGATGTATTTAGATATTTAGCTGTCAGAACAAACAGTAAAATAGATAAGGATACAACTGATCAAGAAATTTTTGATCTAGCTAAAAATAAAACAATATTAATCAGTTCATTTTTAGATACATTAAAAGAAGTAGCAGTTGATTGTGAATTATTTAAAAATCATAATATGATTAATGGGAAATATCAATGTTTTAAGTTTAATGAAAAATCATATTTTGAAGGATTTGTCGGACCAGCGTATAAGGAAGATATTTATTATGATAAAAAAATAGACAATGGACTAAATAGCATAAATTCAGAGGTTAAAAAAATAAAAGTTATAAAAATAAAAGCTGTTTATATGATAAATAATCAATATTCAGAAATATCGAATTATTGGTTCAATCCCGAATCGGGTATTATTTATGATTTTGATTTAGATTTTCCTGTTGGTAAAGTTTATATTATTAACGGTATACCTAATAAATTAGATAAAGAAACATACATAATTGATAAATTAATTGACATTTCAGATGTTAATATTTTATAAATTTTAATTAAATGGTCGTTTATCAAAATCAGTTTCTACTATTCCAAATTTAAACATTATATCAATTTGATTTTTAATATATCTCGGATGTCTTATATAATTACATACACATCTGAAATCTCTTATTATATTACCTGTTAATGGATCTGTCGAACAAATACATTTAGTTGTATTTAATGTTGGGACATTGAAATCTTGTATTTTTATATTTGTTGTCAACTGTTTACCGATTGAATTTGTTAAACGCAACTCCATTCTTGACATATTACCAAGTTCAGAATATTTATATATTTTCTCAGCATAATGACAATCAACATATATCGAATCTCCATAAATATTTTCTGGATATAATACGTTAAATGCTTTCGATAAAGTATCGTCTGTTGAAAATTGACTCACATCATTAATATCGTTTATAAATAATATCGTATATTTATCACTCTCCAACGATAAATTTGATATTTCATATTTATATGTTGTGTATGTATTCGTGTTCAAATTTTTAATACATTCAAATGCCGTATCAATTGTTACCGATATATCATTTGTATATTCTGTATAATTTATAACTTGTATATTCGAATCTGATTCTGATCTTGTATACACAATTACCCATGTATCATCTATAATTTGATTACTCGATAATGAATTAAATGAACTAAATAGATCTACTATTTCCGGTACGTTTGATATTAAACTTTTATTTACATAATATTTTCTTGGTAAAACTGCGGTTTCAGTTTTTATGTATCTAATATTCATAAAAGTTCTAGAAATAGATGCATTTAGATCACCAGCTAATGGAGCAAATTTAACTAAAAAATAAAAAGGATTAGGATATTTGGTGATATCACGATCAATACTATTAATATGACATACATATTCTTTGATTATATCATTTCTTCCATTATTATTATAATTATCAAAAAAAGCAGTCGGATTTTCATATTCATTATAAGGAATAAATGGGGCAGCAATTCCTTGAATTTTTTCCATCGGTTCGACTATTTCGTTGTTTGCAATCGTTTCATTATTTTTTTCAGATTGAAGATTTGTATTTTTATTTGACTCTGATATCGTTAATTCATCAGTCTGTGCTAATAAATCAAGACTTCTAAATAATTGATTTGGGAGTATTGTCATGTTTTGTACAGCTAATGGTTTCATTCCTGTATTTAAAGATGGATCTCTATGTGATGTGAAATTAGAAAAACTTGGAATTATTCTTGTGTTTTTATTTTTTTGTTTAACAGTATTCGATCCCATTTCTTCTAAATTTTTTAAATCAATTTCATTGAATTCGTCATATTGTGAATTTCTGATTTCTTTGTTTTCAATATTTACATCGGTAGGATCAATTCGTTGTTTGAAATTATTAAGTAAGTTATTGTTGTTAATTATTTTTTTGAAAGCTTTATTGTTCATTTAATATAATATATGTTATAATATTTATTGACAACAAAATATACAAATTTTAACTTAATAATATTTTATAATATTTAACTAACAAACATATGCATGTGTTTTTTGTCATAATTATATTAATATTTTAATAATATGTTATGTCAATATATTGTGTATTATAATAAATTGAAACTCATAAACTCATTCCACTTTATCATAATAATAAATTGAAATTATTCTGTCTTAAGATATAAATCATATTAAATTTTATTTTATTATATATCGTTATGTCTCATTCCCAAGATATTGTCAAAAATATTAAAATACTTAACAATCAATTTAGTTCTCAACTTATTAATTTCACGAAAACATTACAAAATGAATTTGATCAACTTATTTCAAAAACTCAAATCGAACTAATCAATAAAATTTCACAGGACTATAATATAAGTTCTAAAGATTTAATACGCAAATATGTTATAAAACAAAAAAAAAATAAAAAAAATATTTCCGACGAATTTGATACTAATACAACTGCAAAAGAAGAAAATGAACCTGAAGAAAACAAGATTGAAGAAAATAAAACTGAAGAAAACAAGATTGAAGAAAATAAAACTGAAAACAATAAAACTGAAGAAAACAAGATTGAAGAAAATAAAACTGAAGAAAATAAAACTGAAGAAAACAAGATTGAAGAAAATAAAACTGAAGAAAACAAGATTGAAGAAAATAAAACTGAAAACACTAAAACTGAAGAAAGTAAGCCTGAAGAACATAAAATTGAAGAAAATATTAAAGAAATTGTGTTTAAAAAAATTAAAATAAAGGATCAAACATATTTACAAAATATGTCGACGAATGAAATTGTTGATGAATTATATAATGTGGTTGGTAAAAAAGATGGTAACAAAATATATTTCAAAAAAAAATAAATATTTATTTGTTAATTTTATAAATTATTAATTATGATTAGTTATATGTTATACTAAAATAAAGTTAATTTTTGTACGATAAAAAATATCTATAATTATTTTATATTCTCATGAGCAAAAAACAAACACGAACAAATGCAAATGATATTTTCAAAATTGACGAAGAAGATAAAAAATGTGCTCCCTCAAAAAAATATTACGAAGGTACTTGTTTTACTGTTGAATCGTTAACGAAAATAGCAAATGCATATAACAAATATGTTAAAAATAATCCAGAAAAAATTATTAATATTACACCAATCAGAAAAGAATTGCTTAAACAAATTAATGATAGAATACCAACATGTAATGGCGATCAAATATGTTGGTTAGATGTTGAATGGATTAAACAAATTAAAGATCCAGAAATACACAATAATACGTTTAGACCAAAAGGACCACAAGGTAGATTTAAATGGTTAAGCACAACTAACATAAATGAAATTATCGCACAATATGAATCAAAATATAAAGATTTTCATTTTCTTGGTGCAGTTCCATATGATTTTGAAGATTTGGATCAATTACAAATTGGTAATATTATGTATGATCATTTGTTTGAAGCTGGTTTTAAAAAATTAGGTATGGTAATAAATTTAGATGAGCATTGGAAAAAAGGATCACATTGGGTAGCTTTATTTATTAATCTTGAAACTCCACAAATATATTTTTTTGATTCATACGGAACGAGACCAAGAAAACGAATTGCTGAATTTGTTAAAAAAACTGCTTTTTGGTTTTATAAGAAATATAAATTAAACGGAAATAGTAATGAATCAAATTCAGATTCAGATTTAGATCAAAATTTTATGACCAAAACAAAAAATAAATATGAAAAATTATTTGATATCCGATATAATACTATTAGACATCAATATAAAAATTCTGAATGTGGTGTTTATTCTGTTAATTTTATTTTACGATTATTAAATGGAAAAACTTTTGATAATATTTGTAAAAATATTACATCTGATGATGAAATTAATGAATTACGTAAAGAATATTTTAGATTCAAATAAATATAATTTTATGACACGTTTACATATTAGTAATAGATGTTTTTTTTGCGCTAATTGGAACAATAGTATTTTTCTTTTTTCTTGTTATATTACAACAACACCAATAATTTAAACATTCATAACACATACATTTACATTTGCAATAAAATTCGTATCTATTTAAACACAAGATAATAAAAAATATAATAAGTAAACCAGAAGTTACTCCTAATACGATAAGAATAATTAACAATTCGTTGCTTGGAAATTTAGTAAATACAAATGTCAATATTATTGCAATCAATCCTATATTCGAACTAATTGTCAATAAAAATATTAAAAAACAACATCCACAAGTTGTCCAAATATGATTATACTTAGTTGCAGTTCTATGAAAACAACAAATATTATTGAATTCCTCACAATCAGCATAATCTTGGTATCCAATATTTTCTTCCTTATCTCTTGATTCACAATCACAACAACAAATATAGGTATGTTCCATTAATAATTAATACTTAATGTTATATTAATGATATTTAACTATTTAATATTTCAGTTTTTTATGTATGATTGTTCAATAGACAACATAGAAAAAAATTGCAAATTTTTTTCTATGTTATCAATTGTAACAATCTATATGTGATATGCTTGGGGATATGTATAATTTGTTATAACAATCACCCAATGCCACTTTGCTATGAAATTTTTTAGTTATGCACTTTGTGTACATAACTAAAAAATTGAAATTTATTTATTTAATACATTACGATTTAAATAAACATATTTAATAATAATTAAATATGCTTAATGAAAGTGAAACAATTTATAACGAACAACTTAACAATATTGAAAAATTTAAATTACAATATTCAGATTTAAATTATGATTGGGTCATTGAATCATGTAACAATTTAAGCGTCGGTGATATTATTATAACATATTTTAGTCCACTTTCACAAAAATATATTTACGATCTATATCCAATTTATGGTAAAATTATTGAAATTTCTAAACAAACAGAAAATATTGATGATATTATTGATACAATTAAATTATTAGACGAAAATGGTAATATTATATCTGCATCTCATTTATGGACTTCATATTTTGGTAATTCACGTGGATATGATTATACAGTTTATAAATTAATTCAAAAAAAATAAAATAATTTTAATTTTTAATTTTCGTTATGTTAGGAACTATTTGAACTTCTTTTTTTATATCTATAATTTTATTTTTAATTTCTTCAGTTTTTTTAATAGCTTTTGTTGATGCTTCTTTTGTTGGGACACCTGATGATACTAATGCTGTTTTAATGGTATCTTTAATTTTATCGACTATTTTTGATGGTTCGGTTGATTTGGTTATACCACTTTTAATTGTTTTTTCAATTTCTTTCTTAACATTTTGTGCTTTGGTTTCTGCTATATTTCTGGCTGATTTAACTGAAACTCCATCTTTAATTAATGCAGATTTAATTGTAGCTTTAACTTCTGCTGCTTTAATAGTTGCTGTTTTTTTAATATCATCTAAAACTGGTTTTGGAATTGTCGATTGTTGTGTTGCTGGTTTAGGTGTTGCTAAAGGTTTCATCACAGTACTGATCATAGGTTTTGGCATTGTAACGATACTTGTTACGGGTTTTGGAATTTCAATTGGTTTGGGTTTTTGTATTTCAATTGGTTTGGGTTTTGGTTTCGGTAAAATTGCTGATAAAATTGCAGGTATTAATGATTGTTTTGGTTTATCAATTGGTTTAGGACTAATAGTTGGTTTAGGACTAACAGTTGGTTTAGGGCTGACTGTTGGTTTAGGGCTAACGGTTGGTTTAGGGCTGACTGTTGGTTTAGGGCTAACGGTTGGTTTAGGGCTAACGGTTGGTTTAGGGCTAACGGTTGGTTTAGGGCTAACGGTTGGTTTAGGACTAACAGTTGGTTTAGGGCTGACAGTTGGTTTAGGACTAACAGTTGGTTTAGGACTAACAGTTGGTTTAGGACTAACAGTTGGTTTAGGACCAATGATAGAGTTAATAATTGATGTAATAGTCGGTTTAGGACTAACAATAGGTTTGACATTTGGTTTAACACGTGGTTTAATAGTTGGTGTTGCATTAATTGCGTTGCTAGTTAAAGATCTACGAATTTTAGGTTTAAGAACATATTCGCGGATCGGATATTTAAATGGTTGAACATTAATCGATGGCATAATTTCATTTTCTTTTTCTTTTTTAAATAACATAAAAGGTTCAATAATTGCACCAGTATCAGAACTATTTTGCATATTTCTGTTATAAATAGCACGAGGAGATTCGGATTTTGGTTTATCTAATGAAATAGGAAATTCTGGTACTTTGACATTATAATATGATTTATTTGATAAATTACATGTTCCCATAGATTTTTCTGTAATATCATAAGGATCATTTAAAGTAAATTTATTTATTGGACATCTTAATACATCACCATCCTTACATCCAATAAGATTAGCACCAACGCGATGTAGCTCGGATTCAGTATAAGGAGAAGCACTAATTGGAGTTATATCATCTTTACCAAGAACAACAGAAGTGAATGGTGTATGAACAGAAGTTGTGACACCAGAAACGTTATCATAAGTTGAATAACATTTTGCAACACCGCATGTTTTACAATTTTGATCAGAAGTTATAAGATCAATTGGTACTGTGCCTTTAAAATTTTTGTAAGTATAGTATTGTGACATTATATATATATAATAAACAAAAAGATTTTTATCTGTAATAGCATTTTCTAAAATACATTTAATTTAATCTGCTGCTAAATTATTTTTATATAAATATTTATATTTTTTAATAATATAAATGATGTCAGTTGATATAAATAAATTTTATGTATAATAATTTATATAAAATTTATTTGTGATCAGATTTACAAATTTTAATATACATTTTAACTAATTTATCAATTAGTTTTTGTGAAAAATGTGATCCATTATATAAAATTGAATTACACAACTCAATTTTTTTTAACATATCATTATTACAATTCGGAATAAATAATGAAAAATTAAGTCCACTTTCTTGATCTGTAATATATCTATTTTGATATATTTCATTTAATAATAATATAAAACTTTCGTCATCATTTGGATTTATTGAACAAAAATGAAACAAACAATTTATTACAAATCTTTTTATTGTTTTATCTTCGTCATTATAATTTTGTTTTGTCAAATAAATTGACGAATCAATAAATATATCAGTATCTGTATTTTCAAAAATTGGCGTTTTATTTTTTGTTTTTAAATTCGCAAAATGAAAATTTAGACTAAAAAGATTTTTTAGTATGTTAGTACTTAAAAATGTATTATCAACTTCTAATTCATCTAACATATCATAACATGTTTTAAACGTATTTTCGTCATCACAATATTGACCTATAAATTTAAATATTGAATAATATGCTATATTTGTGTCATCATTAAAAATATCACAAATTGTTGGTTCTGATTTGTTTGAAATTGAAATTATTGGATGATTTTTTAATGTCGCGATTATTTTTGAAAAATGAAATAAATAAGGTTTAGTCATTAGTATTGTGATCAAATGTTTTTTATCATAAAAATAAGTATCAGATTCCATCCATAATACATATTGTATTAAAAAAGGATTATCATAAAATTCTTCAATAAATTGTTCAAATATAAATTGAATAATTGAATCAATACGTTGTTTAGTTTTGATATCCATTGATAATATATATTTATCAATAACCGATCCCGACATTTTATTAATCAATTGATTATAATATTTCGAGATATTTATTTATTCAATTTTTTATTTTTCAGGATCGAACTAGTTCGATCCTGAAAATATAATATAATTGTCATAACGTAGTTGTTTCAATTTTTTTATTAATTAAGTTTGAACATATTAAAGTTTAATTAATAAAATTATAATATCGTCATAATACTATGTGTATACAATTTTTTATTTAACAAAAGCGTTACCACCCATTCCAGACATAACACGTAAAATATTTTTTTGAAATGTATGTATTTTAGTATCAAAATTATACTTATTATTTTTAAAATTCATTCTGATCTGAGTTTTTTCGATTTGTGACAAATTCAAACAACTATTTATTTTCGAATTGTCATCCCATTTTTTATATGGTTCAAACGGAATCCAATATAAATATTTTTTAGGATTTAATTTTTTACATTCATCGAGTATTAATTTTACTATATCAACTGGCATCATATTTTTCCCATATTCGATAAATGTTTTTGTATGTTCATTTGTCCATTTATTTTGTATATTTAATAATTGACCATATGAATTTATCATAAATTCGTTCATATCAAAACGGATATGTCCATTTAAAATAATTGTAAAACCAATTAGTTCATCAAATGTTTCAATAAATAATCCTGTTGATACCAGTCCTGAATTTAAATTACATATATTTGTATTTGATTCAATTGTCGTATCAAAATTATTTATAATCATTTCATGTCCATTTTGTGCTATATACCCACGTTGCTGAGTGTCATAAAATATATTACGGTTAATTAATTTATATTGAAATTTATCTTGTGATCTTAAATGTACTCTAGCTTCATGATATTGTAACGCAACCAAAGGTATTCCCATTAAATGATTTTCAATATCATTTTTAGACAAATAATTTATTTTAAACAAATTTTCATTTATCGTAATATAATAACCATCTTTTTTTCTTTCAACCAACGACAAATGTATTAATAAACTAAATGATACCCTCATTATTGTTGTGCCACCAATTTCTAATTCAAAATATTCAATTTTATCAAAATCAACATTTAATGGTAAAACTAATACATCAAATATTACAGCATCACATTGACGTGTTAATGTAAAATAAGTATTTGATTCAATATCTGATATATCAATTCCAATTGTATAATTAATATTAAAATATTTATTCATTCCACCACATGCGACAAGCTGCATTAAACATCCTTGTGAATTCATAATTTTTATATATTTTTATATTATAACTAATTAAACATTATTTCTTTAAATATATCATGATTAGTTATTTACATTTTTAATTTATTAGTCAAAAAATAATGTACAATATCATATAAAATATTATTTTTTTTTAATAATCCAATTCCAGCGATCGTGCAATGTGGATTCCAACATAAACCTAAATTAATTGCTTTTCTTTCAAAATTTAATTTATATAAGTTATTACATATTTTATTTTTACTATCAACACAATCATGTTCATGATCTATTAATATCAATTTATTTTTTGTATCTATTTTTGTTTTTAAAGATGAACAAATACAAGCAGTTTGTAAACCAACCTTAAAATCATGTGATACATTTCCATACACAATTCTATGATAAAATTTATTTAATCCATTTATATATGACGAGTTTGGTAGCGACATTTGTTCAATTATTTTTTTATCATCATTTAAAAATAACTCTTTGGTTGTTCCATGAATAACACGCGAACAATTATATAATAAACGATTACAAGTTGCACCTAAATGTGGAGTAGCAATAGTCACAAATAAATTAGGAATTATTGTGTCAAAAAAATTATCATTATTTAAAATGCCAATGCAAGCACGTATATATAATCCTCCTAATGAATGTCCAATAAATGATATTGACGTAGGTTTTTTATTTAGACAAACTTTTTTCGTAAAATTTGCTAAACGTTTTCCACCATTTTCAATTCCATCAAATGTTTTTAAAAAATTATTCACATCCGAAATAACTATTTCATAATCATCTTTTAAATGTGATGTTAAAATTTTTTTAATATAAAACATTCGAAAATGAGATCCACAAAATCCACTTTGTAAAATAATTAAATGTTTCATTGTTAAATTATTTATTATAATAGTATTTTAGTCATTAAATTTGTGTGAAAAAATTTCAAATTTTTATTTAATTTTTATTTAATTTATACTTATTTGATATGAATAAATAGTAGATGGTTAAAATATTTTATATTTATAAAAAAATTGATAAAAAATCATATTGATATTCATAATATAATATTATAAACAAAACACAGTATGAGCAACTTCAAACTAACAACAGATGAGCGCGATAAAATTGTAACATTATTAGATTTACTTTCGAGTGATATTGCTATTGTTGATAATACATATGAAATTAATAAAAATGATCGACCTGAAATTTATATTGATCTCCCACTATTTAATAGTAAATCGTTTCATATTGAATATATTTTTGATTATATTGAGACATCAAAGTTAATAAGTATAAGCGGATTACAACAACAACTAATTTCAAATTTAGAAATAATTTTGAACGTTGATTTTAATAAACAACAAATATTTAAAGGATGGTATTATATTAACTCACCAGACAAAAATTATTCGGCAAAAGTAATTGATGATCAAATTAAACAAGATAATTTAAATTATTATCAAAATATTATTAAAACACTTATTCCACTAATGGAAAATTATTATAACGAATACATAATTCATAATTATAATTATCAACTTTATATTGACGATCAGTTACTTTTTAATGAATATGGTATTTATCCGCATATTAATTATGATGAAAAAATATTTAATATTATCAAAAAATATTTTGAAAAAATAGGTATGAATATGATTCAAAAATCATAATAAATATCAATAACATTTATTTTATGGTAAAGTTTTTTTATATTTAATGACCGAACTAGTTCGATCATTAAATATAAAAAATTGAAAAAATAAATAATGTAAATAAAAAATATAAATAAAAATATAACCATATATAACATGCAAATATTTAATCAAGATACTTTTGATTGTGCTATAAATTTAATCAAACAACATTATCATCCTGTTTGTTTAGATTTTGCAAGCGGGTCAAACGCTGGCGGTAGTTGGCGTAGTAAACAACAAGGAACACAAGAAGAATCATTATGTCGGCGATCAAATTTAGGTTTGTTATTAGAAAAAGAACATTATCCTATGTCACGTGATAGTTTAATATATTTGCCAAATGTTAAGATAATAAAAAAATTTGATATGAATAATATAAAATCAGTTGATTGTGCTGTTATTGCAAGTGAACTTCGTGGTATTTCTGCTAGTTCGAATCAATACGTCGAATCAAGAATTTTATCACTATATAATACTGCAATTAATAATAAACATGATGTTATTATATTAGGTGCATGGGGATGTGGTGCTTTTGCTGAATCAGATGATGATGTTGTTATATTAGCAAACACAATAAAAAAATTAGCAAAAGCACATGAAAATAAAATAAAAACAGTTTGCGCTATTTTAGGTCGCAAACAGTATAAAATTTTTAATAAGATACTCAAATCAAACTAAACAAATTCGTGTAACAAATTTAACGTCCTAAATTTTTTTGATTTTCATATAATAAATATTCTTGACCTGTTTCAAGCATATATTTAGCATATTCGATAAATAATTTATTATCTTTATCAGACATTGGATCATCAACAGGAAATAATTTATTAAACTCATCATCGCTAATAGTTGATTGAGTAGTTGATTGTGATGGAGAAAATAAAATATTATCCATCGTGATTTTTAATTATGTTCATATTTTTGTTAATTAAATGGAAACACCAATTTAATAATTTTTCAATTTTTTATATTTCATGCTCGAACGTTATTCGAGCATGAAATATAAAAAATTGAAAAATTATTAATATATATTTATTATTTAATAAATTTTATATTATAAACATGAAATTCTCAAGTAAATCATACATTTGGTCTAATGTTTTAAATGAACAACATAACATAATTAATGTAAATGCGGATTCTATTGAAGATGCTATAAATTATGTTGATGAAAAATATGATGATTATATTAATTCATGCAAAATTAGTAACGAAATGAATAAACGTATGCTTCAATTTAAAAAAGAATATAAAATAACGGCATATTATGGTGAGGATATTTCAATTGATGGTCAGTCACCGATAAAATTATCATCAACAAATATTCCTAAAGAAATACAACAAGAGATTTTATCTAATTTTTATTATTTTGGAAATTTACAATTGGAATTTAATTTTATTATTGTTATCGCAAATAATATTTTAAAAAAAGATATTATTGGTTGGATGAAAAATAATCAACCTAAATATAATTAAAAAATCATTGCCATTTATAACCACCATCACCTAATTTCCATTCAGAAAATGCACATGGAATTTTCATTTCAATAAATTTGTATCTATGATAAAATTGAATTTTATCACATTTTTCACATTTCATTTTTTTTATTTCGACTAATTTTGATCCACCTATATGACCTAATGTACACATATATGAAACGAATCCAGCTAATGAATCATGTTGATTTGTTTTTGTTTCGATAATCACAAATGAATGAGTGCATCACATGTTTAAATATACAATATTAATTAAGTTCTCGAAATAAACTTAATTAATATTTATTTTTTCAAATTTTTTTATATTGACTAACTAATTAATTCATCAATAATATTATATTGAATATCATAAACCATTTCATGTTCATCATCGTTATACCAACCATAAACAAACACTTTTTTTGGATTATCAACGTAATAATAATTTCCACCACCAGCATAAATATCAACATCAACATGTTTATTTTTTATCGATAACATTTCACAAAATAATTTTAATTTATTTAATTGTATTTCAGATAAATTTTGTTGATCAATTGTAAACTTTCTACCAATCATAATTATATTGTTATCAATAAAAATATTAACAAAAAATAGTTTATTCAGTAACTGTTCATGATATACCTTATAAACTATTTTATGTGTTTTTAATATTTCAATTTCTTTGTTTGTTAATTCATTTATATCAATAATTCCAATATAATTTGGAAAATCATCTTTTCGTTCTAACATATAATCCATTTCAAATTTTATTGATTTAATTGTACCACTAAACTGTTCATTATCTTCACTATCAATATTTTTTGTTTCAAGTGAAAATATAATATTTTTTAACTTGACATTATATTTATTATTTTTTTTATATGTTTGCCTATGATTACTCTCACAAATATATTCATTTTTATCGAATAAATAAAAATCTTTTTCGCTATCAAAAACACATTCTTTTTCGTCATTATATATCATTAAATGAATATCGCTACTATATTGATATTTATAATTTATTTCAACGTCATTATGTTCTGAATTAGTATAATTATTTATTTTATTGTCATTATCAATTATTTGTATATCAAATTTATATTCACACATTGTTATATAAAATAATACTAACTTTTTATATTAATCAAATTAACTTGACCAATTTGTATTATGATTTTCGATAATTCTAACAATCATCAAATCATATATTTCATTATCATTATAAATATTAAATAATAACTTAGCTTCTTCAAATCTCATCAAATTTATTCCAAGATTTTTTTCAAATATATAATTTAAAAAAGAATTTTCAGAATTATCAAAGTCAACAATGATATTGTTTAATATAAATTGTAATTTAATATTTTTTTCACTAAGTAATTTGATCGATTCAACATAATGCAATTTTTTTGGTAAATTTATTCCACGTAATAATAAATTACGTTTATACATGACATTAATGTTAATATTTTCATTGCGTAAAAATTTATGACTAATTGGTTCTTTTTTAAATACAAATTCAAAACATCGTTTATGTATACACTCAATTTTTTCGTCACCATCATTAATTTTATCAATTATTTCTTCGCTATTTAACATTTCCATCGCTTCTTGATAATATGGGTGATCACAATTAATAATTTCTAATATTTTATTTGTTTCAATTACATCTGAATATGTATTATATCGATGAAATTTTTTAATATATTTAACATAATCATAAACTGGTTCTTGGATTTGAAAAAATCCATTCAAATGTATTGTGCCAGTTCTTTTCATTTTAATTTTATTATTAAACTCGAAAACAATTTCTATCTCATTTGATTTTGATTGAAGAGGTATTATTTTTGATATCATAATATCATCATGATCTAATACATTAACATTATCACCTAATAATTTATAATTACGAGGCAAATCATAATCAACAATTGCATAGCCTAAATGTTCAAAAATACAAATAGGTAGATCAATTATGTTTTTTTGCATTATGTGTAAATTAAGTTTAGTTTATAAATATCATTAAGTTTAATATGTTTCAATTTTAAATTATAAAACATGAATATTGGATGATCGTTTAAATTTTATAACAAATTATACCTATCCCCAAGCATATAACATATAAAAAATGTTATAAATTTATAACAATTTTTATATGCGATATTGATTTATCTAACATGACAATAAACTTACGTTCTGCATATTTTTTTATTCTTTTAATATTGTCGTTATATCTTGTCGCAACGTCCATCAAATGATGATAAAAAATTGAAAAAATGATTATCAAACGAATAAACTATTATTAACAAGCTTATTTAAAATAATATGGAAACTATCGTAAATACATTATTACAATTAATTCGTATCAATTCTGAGACGGGTAATGAATTTTTAATCAGTAATGTTATCGAATCGTTACTAATTAAAAATGATTTTACTGTTATGAAACAAAAAGTAGATACAAACAGATACAATGTTATTGCTTATCCTCAATTATGTGATCCAAAAGAAATCAAATTGTTATTTAGTGGACATATTGATACTGTTCCAATTGAACCATCAAATTCTATCGCACATTCTGAATCATCTAATTCATCTAATTCGATTTGGACTACTAATCCGTATGGTGAATTAAAAAATAATAATATTTATGGAAGAGGTTCTGTTGATATGAAAGGTGGTATTGCATGTTTTATTTGTGCTGGGTTAGAAATGATGAAAAATAAAAATAAGTTTGCATTTATTTTTACGGTCGGTGAAGAAATAAATATGATTGGTGTTAGAACTGTGATAACTGACGTTAAAAATATATTCCCAAATATTCAAAATTTTATTGTTGCTGAACCAACAAATATGAAAGCTTTAATTGCTCATAAAGGCGGATTATCAATGAAAATTACTACTCATGGTAAATCAGTTCACGCATCAATTCCTGAGCAAGGTGAAAACGCAATTTATAAAGCAATTGACATTATCAGGGATTTACGAAATTATCGTGAAAATGTACAATCACAAAATCCTGTTTTAACGAAACCTACTATAAATATTGGTATTATTCATGGTGGAACTGCAACAAATCAAGTTCCAAATGAATGTAATTTTTGTGTTGAAACTCGTATAGTTCCACCAGAAACAGTTGTTGATATTGAAACAAAAATGAAACAAATAATTAATCAATATAATGGAGTTGACATTGAAGTAATATGTAAAATTCCTCCTTTTAGTATTTCACAAGATGATCCATTTTTATTAACAATTTTAGATTCATTAAATTATTTGAAAATGGATGCTAAGCCAATTGGAATATCATTTTGTGCGGAATCATCATTTTATTGTGATAATGGATTAAAAGGAATTGTTCTAGGACCAGGCGATCCAAATCAATGTCATACAATCGATGAACATGTAGATATAAATCAATTAGAAACAGCTTATGATATTTATAAACTAATTATTGAAAGATGTTGTTAAATATATAAATAATTTATTTATTTTTTATTTTTTGAACAAAAATCAAATTCTTCTTGCAATAATAGATGAAAAATTGATTGACTAGATTGTAGATTTATTAGTTGTTGATATATTGTTTCTCCTGTTTGCATTTTTATAAATTGCCAAGCAAATTCTTCTTGTTTTATCGCTTCTTCACATATTTTTTCTGTTTGATTTATGACATATTGTAAAGCATATCCATTTTGTTTAACTGCTTCGATACATATATTTTCGGTTTGATTTTTAATATATTGTAGAAGTAAACCATTTTGTTTAATAAATTTAATTATTTGTTCCTCTGTTAATACTTCAATAAATTTGTCAACAGTTTCTATTTTTTCAATAATAAACTTATGTGATCTATATGAAGTTGAATCGTAATATACAATTTCATTTTCATCCAATTTGATTGTCGCAATTAACGATCCATACTCTAAAAATTTCATAATATTATCTTCGTCTGAAAAATATAAACCAGAAGAATGATTATTATCAGGAATAAAAGATAATACATCTTCGTTTTGACCAATTTTATATTCCATTGTTCGATGTTTTAAATTTGTGTTCAATATTTTGTATAATTTTTTATTGTTTAATTCTGAACCTAAACAAGTCGTCATATTGTTAAATATATTATTTAACAATATATTGTTGGTAAATTAATTATCAATTTTTTTGTTAATATCAAATAATTGTTGTAATATTGCCAATTATTTTATTAAAATTATTTTGAGCTTCAACAAATAGCTCTCCTTGGTTTGGTGATAATTTCAGTTCTAAAATTTCATTTTCTAACTCTTTTTGTTTTTTTAATAAATTCACCAAATAATCAAAAAACCAACCAGATTGATTTTTTATCAGTTTGTCAATTTTACACATTATATCAATATCAAAATCTTTTTTTTCAACACATTCATCACATAATCTCCAATATTTGATTGTATTTTCATAATCACCTAATTTTTTATAACAACGACCAATATCATAAAATATCCAAATATCTTTTTTTTCAGTCATGGAATAATATTCAATAGCATGTTTATAATCTTTTTTACAAAAATAACAAAATGCTGCTTCATTAATACCATATTTATTATTTTTTTTAGCAGACATTTCGTAATATGACAGCCCTTCACTAAATTCATCAACATATTTTCCTAAAAAATAACACAATAATCCATCACTATTTTCATCAACCATATATATTTTGTTATTCACAAACAAATCATAAATAAGTTTAAATATTGTTTCATCTTTAATATTATCAACAGCTTCATGTGAAATACAATCATATTTAAAATCTAAAATTTTATGTAATTCGATTTTAAGTTGTTCCATGTATTATTGTAAACAATTAAATCGTTAAATTTAATTATGTACTTAATTAATCAATTTTTTTGGTTAAAAGTTATGTTTATATCCAAATCCTTTAATAGTATATTGTGCATCAATTACTTTATTTTTACATTTAGGACATCCAAATATTGTTATATGTTGTTCCATCATTGGTTTACCTGTTAAATCAATTAGATCGATATTATTAATTATTTTTTTACAACATCCACAATATGATTTACTTTTATATTTTTTCGAACATGAATCACATAATGTACTAAATGAATTCCATTTGACTGTATTATTACAATTATCAACAACGCATTTTTCGTCTTTAAAAGTTACGAAATTATTCATTTATTTAAAAGATATTAATTAAAATTTTATATTAGATTAATTATTAAATGTATTAGCAAAATATATAAATGATTAATTTTATAATTATACACGATCCTTTTTTAATTAGAACATTAGATGAAAAAGTAATTAATTTTATTAAATCAAAAGGAAATTTATATGATTATTACTTCAAATTTAAATTATATAATAACAATGAAATTAGTAACCAACAAATGTATAATATTGCTAATCCAAATTTTGAATTAAAAGATATAAATTTTAAACAAGTAACTAACAATATTTTTAAACAATTCAAACATTTAAGCAATATATTTATTATAACAATCGAACATGCTAGTCCGTTTGGATTATATTTTGTTGATAAATTAAATAAAAAATATCCTAACAAGTGTATTGGTATAATTGCATATCCTTTTAGATTATATAATAAAGAAAGTTTAGAAAGGAGAGTATGGAAATTTAAAGAAAATAAAGGATGGAACAAATATATATCTAAAAAATATGATGTTGATGATTATATGATAAATATAAATAATAATCGATTCCAAGATATTTTAAATAACATCAAAACCAAAAATGAATATGAAAATGAAAGCAGACATATTTTAATGATGATAATTGATTATAGAATAAGGCGACAATATGATAAAATTCCAATTTTATTTAATATTCCGACACTTTTATTTACGAGATTAGATATGGATGTTGAAAGTATAATTAAATTAAATTTTGACAGAAAAGAAATAGCAGATATGAAAAAAATAGTTAACGAATATGATACATTATATAATTCTATGATGTGGAATTTTGATAGAATTAAATATGATAAAAATTTAATTGAAATCAATAAAATTAATAATAATCTTAAAATACAATATATTATTGGAGGTATAAATGATGTCGAAAAGTTAGAAATAATTGATGGAATTAAAATTTTGATTTAAATAAAAAATTGAAATATGTTAATCATATAGTACCAAAATAAATTAAAAATAAGTTTGCTTAAATGAATATTATTCGACAGTACATGGCAACAAAACGATGTTATTTATGTTTTATTTTTGGATCTATTTTTGGTATATGCGCACTATGTTTGTTTGGTATAAATAATACACATCAATTTTTAGGATCAACTGTTGGTCAAGGATCATATTATTATAATGTCAAAAACTCGACGTATACAATATGTGGTAATGATGATAATTGTATTTTTTATGTTGTATCAGTTTCGTTCGATTATGGATTGAATGTATTTACATGTCGATCATATTCAAAATCATTACAATTTAAATGTATATTAAATGATCAAACATGTATGAATCATATTATTAATATTCAAAATGGTACGCAATTATATGTATCATATTGTTATGATAATCCAAATATTTATACAACTAACACAAATAATTTAATTTGTAACATAATTAATAATACGCTAGGTTTATTAACATATATTTTTGCTGGATTGTCTGGATTATGTTTTGTTATGATAATTTTATTTTTTATTACGTATCATAGAATAAATTGTCATAATAAAACAACAATTAGTGCTATATAAATAAAAAATTGCATGGACATCGTAACACGATGTCTAGCTAATGAAGATCTAAAATATATCAAATAATATTAATTTACAACTTTAAAGTTGTAAATTAATATTATTTGATATATTTTAGATCTTATCATGAAACCACTTCGTTACGACAATTATATTATATTTCATGCTCAGACATTGTCCGAACATGAAATATAAAAAATTGATTTCTTTATTGTTTGTTATATATGAAAATATTATATATTATTATCACATAATGGAAGAACAAAATAATAAAGATATTGAAGATATTATTCAAACTAATCCAAATAAAACAAAAAAAAGTCAAATTATATCTTGTAGTCGACGAACTGATATACCGGCATTTTATATGAATAATATGGTAGAGTCGATGCAAAAAGGATTTATAAATGTTCCAAATCCAATGAATACAAATCAAATATCAACTTTATCATTAAAACCACAAGACGTTAAATGTTTTGTTTGGTGGAGTAAAAATTATAAGAATTGGATTGACCAATATAAATTAAATAGTAATTTATTTGACCAATTCAAACATATGTTTAATTTTACCATCAATGGAACCAATGAATTAGAACATATTGATAGTACATTAGACGAACGATTAGAACAATTAAAATGGTTAGCTTTAACATTCGGAGCAGATAAAATTAAATATCGTTTTGATCCAATTGTTTTTTATAAAAAAATAAATCAAAATGAACAAAACGAGGATCCAAATAAAGAATATAATAATTTAGGAGATTTTGAATATATTATGAAAAATATAACTGAAGTTGGAGTTAAAGATGTTATTTTTGCGTTTTGCTTACCATATAAAAAAGTAGTAAATAGAATGAAAAAACGTGGAAAATTATTAATTGATTTGACAATTGAAAGACAACATGCAATATTAGATGATTTAATTAATATTACTGATAAATATGGAATCACATTGAGATCTTGTTGTGGAACCAATTTAGTTGGTTACAAAAATAAAATATTTAAAGCTGCTTGTGTCGATGGAAATAAAATAACTGAAATTTTAGATGATTTGAAAATTAGAAAAAAAGATACTGGACAGCGAGTTGAATGCAATTGTTGTAATTCAAGAGATATTGGTGCTTATAATATGATTTGTAATCATTCATGTGATTATTGTTATGCAAATCCATCAAAATAATGAATTAATTTATATTTGCGTGAAAAATTGAAAATAAATTTATTAAATGATCAAATTAGTACCAAATAAGACAAAAATGTCGTTAGATATATTACCTATTAAAATTCAACAATTAATAATTTCAAAACTTAAAACTGATCATAAAATCAATTTAAATATGTGTAATAAATATTGGTCATATGTTGTTCCACATTATTTATTACCAAAATTATATGGACAACGAGGAAATTTAAATGAAATTAAAAATTTACACGAAAATGGACATCATTTATCAATAAATATATGTTCACCTTTTAATAAAAATAATGAACATCTTGAATGTTTGAAATATGTGTTTCAACAAGGTTATAAATTAAACAAAACTGTTTGTTATAATGCTGCACAATATGATCATTTAGAATGTTTAAAATTTGCACACGAACATAATTGTTGTTGGGATGATAAAACAACAGCAATTGCAGCAAAAAAAGGAAATATTAATTGTTTAAAATATGCGCATGAAAATGGTTGTCAATGGACTTCAGAAACATGTGAAAATGCTGCTTCCGAAGGACATTATAATTGTTTAGTATATGCACATGAAAATGGTTGTCATTGGGATGAATTTACATGCGCTTATGCATATCAAAAAGGTGAATTAGATTGTTTCAAATATGCGTTTGAAAATAATTGTCCATTTAATTTTGAATTAAGTTTTAATTTTTATAGTGGTTTAATACAAAAAAAACAAGATGAATTTAATGAATACATGCGCAAACATAATCTTTTCCCTAATTTTTCATCATAATTACAAATTAAAATTTTGTACACGTTATGTTACCTAATTTGTCATACGAAATATAATCAACAACAATATTATTTATATATAATATTTTTTCATTTATTGCTTCTGTATCATACCAACTATAACAATATCCATTCGCTTTACCATATATATAATTGGTTTCAGTAAATTTAACACCATTTTGATGATAACTTCTAACAACACCATTATATTTTTCATCTGAACCAATATCGAAATCATATAAACATGGTTCAATCGATTTATAATATTTGACACCTTTATCGCTGTCAATAATTTTTCCGACAACATACATTAAATTATCTCCAAATTCATTATTTACACTACACGACGACGAAATTAATTTTCTTTTTTCATTAGTAAATTTATGATATATATTTGTGACAAATAATTTATTAGCAATAAATAACACACAATTTTTATTAACAATATTTTTTTCATTTTCATTTTCATTATCAATTGTATCTTCACATTTTTTCATTTCAATTATCCAATAATTTTGGACAGAGTAATAACATTTCATTTTATTGTTAGGTTCAATAATTAATTATATATCCAAATATTATATAATGAACAAAATAATTTCAATTTTTAAAAATTTGGATGGAAGTGGAAGTGGTCCAGAAGGCATGATATTTCAAATATTTACATATTCATTTTTAATTTTAGTTTATTTTTTATTGATTTTCAAATTTATTTGTAAATATACAATAATCAAATCATTAATTTTATCATTTTGTGTTTCAATTATTTTAACAGTGATAATCAATCAGCTACCAATTAAAAAACAAAATATTATAATAAATATCATAACAATGCCAATTATGTTACCTTTATCGTTTTTTAAACCTAATAATAAATTTATTAGTATTCTTTTAGGAGCAATTATGTCCATTTCATTTATATTTTTTAAATTTATATCATTCATATTATCATCTATAACATCAAAATAAATAAAAAACTGAAATATAAAAAATTGAAACCACTTCGTTATGATAATTATATTATATTTTATGATCGAACATTGTTCGATCATAAAATATAAAAAATTGAATTTTAAAGTTGTTATGTTAAATATATTATTGATTAAATATTTAATTACAAAATATGGATAAGGATAAGCAAAATATTAAAGAAAAAATTGAAGAAATAAGTGAAGAAACAAATGAATTTGATGAGGTAATTGTTTGTGATTATTGTTTAAAAGAAGTGTACACATTGGAACAATTAGAATTGCATAGAAACGAATGTGAATATAAAAATAAGTGTTATAAATGTGGCAGATTAGGACATAATACATTAAATTGTTTTGCTTTTGCAAATACTAAAGGTGGTGATAAAAAATTACCATTAAAAAAAGAAAAAAATTAGTTATTATCACTTAATAATTTTGATGTTATCAAATAATTATTATTAAATGGTGTTATATGCACATTAATTAAAATATTATTATGTGAAATATAATGCCAACAACAATTAGGTTCTAATAATAATTCATATTCAATTCCTGTTTTAATACACTTAACATTATCGTCGATGGTTATTTTATATAAAACTGAATCAGTAAAACTTTCTGCTGTTTCTTTGTCAAATGTTATACTTATGAAAGTTTTTTTATTATATGATTTGTACTTAACAGTGTCTAAATTATCACCTCTATAAAAAATAGTTGGAAACGAATGTTTAATATATTTATAGTAAACCATATTATCACATAATATCTTAATTATGTTTTCAATCCTAACATCAGTTTCTTTTTTGTTTATTAAATATGCGTTAATATGTTCATAATATGAACTACGCCATAATGATAATGTATCGTCAATATTCATAATAATGTTTATGTTCAAAAACTTGAAAACATAATTGTTATAACGAAATGGTTTTCAATTTTTCATGAATAATATGTTCAATTTAAAAATTTAATTGATATATAATAACATATATGAATTTATCTATCATAACCGATCAAATCAAAGAAGATAAACAATATGAACATAAATTTAAAAATAGAGGGAAAATATCTAAACATCCAAAACATTATTTAGCAGGTAACTCATCCAGTCCAAGTTTAATGAGACCGACATCTTATATTAAAAGTAATAGAATTTTCGATATTGGTCCTAACAAACAAATATCAAAAAATATTATTATCGACTCTTTTTATAAACCAACTTCAAAATCTGTTCAAAGAAAATCTATTTTACCAAATGCTTTATCATTAAACAAACCAAATACAAACAAACAACAATTTAGTATTTGTAAACAAAAAGTAGCTGACAAACCAAGAATGATATCATTATTTAATATTTGTGATAGATTATATTTAGGAAATATTTGTGCGGTTAATGATTTGCATAATTTACAAACTAAAAAAATAAATAATATTATCAATTTATCTGACACGCTATTATCGCATACAATTACAAATAATGTCGGATATAAATTTACTTGTCATAATATTACTTTTAAAGATAATCATACATTTACTTATAGATACTTTATGCTTATTATAAATGAAGTTATTAATATTATTAACAATTCTGTTGGAAATATATTAATTGTATGTAATAAAGGTGTAAATAGATCCCCATCAATTGCAATAGCATATGCAATTATTGAAAAAAAAATGTCATATAATGATGCTTGTGAATATATAGATAATCAAAAATATAAATTGGATCCACAATGGAACAACTTAACAAACTATCATTTTAAAAATATGTTAAAAGCATTAAAATCTTAAATTGCGGCATATGTTTTTTGTTATTATTTGTTATAAAAAATTGAAACCACTTCGTTATGACAATTATATAAAAAATTGAAACCACAACGTTATGACAATATCGTAATAATATTGTGGTAATAATAAATATATAAATCAATATTAATGATGACACAAACGACACAAAATATTAGTCACGAAATAATGTGTGATAAAATTACTGAATATTTAGCCGGACTTAAATATCCACAAATGAGTAAAAATTTATTATTACAACATCAACTCATAAATACATTATATGATTTAATTTTTGAAAAACAGTGTATATCTTATGCACAATATGAAAATATAAAAAATAAATTTTATAGACAATATTTTGATGATTTATTTTTAGAATTCATTAGTATTGTTGTCGCAAATTTGAGGTTACAAATGATTCAAATTATTAATAATTCATCATTAACATCAAAACAAGTTATTTATAATGATGAATTAATTCATTATAATCAATGCGCAATAAACATACGATCATTATTTGAAAATATTATGAACAGTTGTAATGAAAACAAAATCACATATTGTATGCTATATAATAAATTAAATCATGATTGGATAGCAATGTTATCAGATTCGATTAATAAATTAAATAAAAAATGTACACAACTACAAGAACAAGTTTTAGATATCAGTAATCAACTAAAACATATGAAAGCAAATACTAATATCAACCAAGTAGAAACAATTAGAATAAATGAAGTTAAATTAAATAATTCAAATAGCTTGTTTGAGTTTCAGGACACAAATAATAATAATAATTTAATACACAGATTTTCGAAAAAATTTTAAATCAAATTTAGTTTTTTTGGTAATCAAAAAATTGAATATTAATATGTTAGCAAATTGTATTATTTAAATTGTTTAATAATAAACAATATGATTCCACCATCTTTTGTTATTGATTTGGATTTACTACCTGAACAACGTTATGCACATGTGATAAATCAATTTAATATTGAAAAAATTAAAGTTGAAGTTAATAAATTATATAATGATTTTTTACCTAAAATTCCATTTATCAATTCAGTTATAACACATATAGTTAAATCGAATATTTCTAAAATGATGTATTATGATGAAATATTATATTGGAGTATAATTTTAAATATTCCTTTTCATAAGATAGTCTTATTACAATTTATATATGAGTTGAATTCTGCATGCACAACTTTTGTTACTACTATTAAAAATAAACGAACAATGTATCGCACAATGGATTGGCATCTTGATCTACTTAAATATATAACATATACAGCAACATTTATTAAACATAGACGACCAATTTATGATGCTGTTTGTTGGTTAGGTGCTGTTGGCATTTTTACGGGAAAAAATAATGAATATTCTTTGGCTATGAATTATAGATGCTTAAATAATATTACGTTTAAATCAATTTTTCATAATTATACAAATTGTATGAACTTATTCTTTCCAGCCTCATACCTTATCCGTGATACTCTTGAAAATAATAATTATGAAGAAACAAAAAAACGTTTATGTCTAACTAAACTAATTTCTCCTGTATATTTTACAATTAATCATTTTGATGGTGTTGGATCTATAATTCAACGAACCTCTGAATCATTTAATTTGATTACTGATGAAACTGTTATTCAAACTAATTGTGATAATGATATTGATCCGAGTAATATATTATTTAGTCATGAACGACTTCATCAAGTAAGAAGTTTATTAAATTCATGTGATAAAAATAAACAAATTAGAAAAAAATTATTAATCGAACCAGTCATTAATGAAGCAACTGTTTATTTTTGCATGATGAATAAAACACAATTCAAGACGATTGTTTTTAATTAATTTAATATAAAGAAGTATTTAGATCACAATATCAATTATTTAATTTATATCGGTAATTAAAGTTATATAAAATTTAAATATGTATAGGTATTATATACAATGACAATTTTAGGAAAAATATTCAATTTCTTCAAACGTGCATTAGTTGTCGTGTCTGCTGTGATTATTCCAATTGTTTGTGTTGCTTCTGTTTCAGCTGCAGTTATTCCGACGAATCAAATTAAACCAGCTTTGACCATTCCAGTTACCTCGACTGATTATGAAAATTATATTAATCCAAATTTTTCTGTAGATAATAATTTTGATAACATTCATAGATATCTTTTCACACAATTTATTCAACAATTTAGTAAAAAATATTCTATCGACGAATATAATCGCAAATTTTCTGTATTTATTGAAAATCTTTATAAAATAATGAAACATAATATCGACCCAAGTCACACATATAAACTTGGTATTAATGAATATGCAGATTTAACTTTAGAAGAATTTACATCGACACATATAAAACATACAATTAAACAAAGTTCTGGTTGTATTGATCAAAATTCGAATGTTAATAGCACAATCAAATTTCCACCAGAAGTCAATTGGATCGTCGAAGGAATTGTAACTCCTGTCAAAGATCAAGGACAGTGCGGATCATGTTATAGTTTCTCTGTGACTGGTGCATTAGAAGGAGCTTATGCAATCAAAAATAAAAAACTTATTTCATTTTCTGAACAAGAGCTAGTTGATTGTTCAAGTAAATATGGTGATGAAGGATGTGATGGTGGTTTAATGACAAACGGTTTTAATTTTATTATGGATAATGGACTATGTGCAGAAAAAGATTATCCATACAAAGCATCTGTTGGAACTTGTAAAAAATGTACACCTGTTGCAGGAAGTAAACTAATAGGATGTTTTAATGTTCCATCAAATGAACTAGATTTAACAATAGCAATTTCAAAACAACCAATATCAGTTGCGATTGAAGCAGATACAAATGAATTTCAATTTTACAAATCAGGAGTGTTTAACAATCCAAAATGTGGAACAAATTTAGATCATGCTGTTTTAGCAGTTGGTTATGGAACTGATAAACAATCAGGATTAGATTATTACATCGTAAAAAATAGTTGGGGGAACTGGGGAGAAAATGGGTATATACGTATACTTAGAAATTCGATTGCATCATCGACAGTTGGTTTATGTGGAATTGCCAAGATGACATCGTATCCAAAAATATGAATCAAATTATTATTTTGAACTTAATATTAACAATAAAAGTAAAAAATAAATTTGTAATAATTTATTTTTTAATTTTTATTATTAATATTATGATAAGATTGTAAATCTATTTGTGTTTAATTATTTTGCATATTTTTGAAATATTTTTTATATTGTGTGGATGTGATAAAATCATGAAATTTATTATATATTTTCTGATTTTTCATTATGTATGTTCTATTTTTATATTTTTTTTTTTGATCAGTCAACCATTGACCTAATATTTTAATTTCTTTTTTTTTATTACTTCGTGATGGATTTTTATTATTTTCATTGATATATTTAATTACATCACACAATGAATTATCCCATTTATCAACATAATTTAAAAAATATTTTTTATATTGTATGGATGTAATAAAATCATGAAATTTATCATATATTTTCTGATTTTCCATAATAAATGTTTTTTTATTATAACATGTTATTTGATAATTTAACCAATGACCTAATAATTTAGTTTCTTTATTTTTAGCATGATCAGTTGGTCTTTTATTATTTTTATCCAAATATTTTATTATATCGTTTAATGATTCATTCCAATCGTCTTCATCATATATAAAATATTTTTTATATTTTGGATTGTCAATAAATTCATTCCATTTGTTATACATATTTTGATTTTTTATTATTTGTGTTTTTTCCTTAAAATTTGTTGTCTGATGACATAACCATGATCCTAATAATTTAGTTTCTTTAATTTTGCCACGACTCGATGGTCTTTTATTATTTTTATCCATATAATTTATTACATCATTTAATAAATTATCCCATTTTTTTTCATTACTTATAAAATATGTTTTATATTTTGAATTATTAATAAATTCATACCATATATTATATATTTCTTGATTTTTCATTATTTGCGTTTTATTTTTGTAATTTTTATTTTGTCTAAGTAACCATAGACCTAATATTTTTATATTTTTATCATTATCTTCTGAAGATGGTCTTTTTTTATATTTGTCAATATAAGTTTTAACTTGTTCTAATTTTTTCATCCATCTATCTTCTCCATTTAATAATTGTCCAAATGACGAATATATTTGTTCATATTTAAATATTACATTTTCATTATTCGGATCATCAATTGTTTCGATATTAATATAACCTCCTAATTTTTTTTCATAAAATGATTTTTTAATACGACTATCATTTTTTGCTAATATTTTTATGAACTGATTTATATTTTCTTCATCTTCTTTAATACCATATGGTAATATTATTTTTGCGTATTTTTTATTTGGGTGTGGTCTTAATGCTCTTCCAATGATTTGTATTATCGTAGTTTTATTTGAAGGCATATGCATAAAACATACTCTTTGTGTGATACTTGCGTCAAATCCTTCTGTTAAAACTCTGACATTAACTAAAAATGGTAATTTACCTTCTTTAAATTTTTTAATTATTTCTTTTCTGATCGTTTTGTTTGTATGACAGTCAATATATTCTGCAGATCCTTTTTGTAATTCATTAAAAATATTACAAACAGTTTGTCCCTCTTTACAGTCGCTACAATAAACAATAATTGTTCTATGATTATTTATAAGATATTCACATATTTTTTTGTTACTCGGATCATTTGTAAAAATTGGTACATGAATCGTATAATCACACAAATAACCTTGCGTAATCATTTCTATTATATCTTTATTATAAAATTTGAATTCACATGTTTCATCAATTGTTGCTGATAAATATACATTATTTTTATATTTAGTTAAACTGCGAATAATTGTTGTAAAATTTTTAGTCTTTACAAATTCATCTTCAGAATCATCATTTTCATCAAGTTCATCATTTTCATCAAGTTCATCATTTTCATTAAGTTCATCATTTTCATTAAGTTCATCATTTTCATTAAGTTCATCATTTTCATCAAGTTCATTATTTTCATCAAGTTCATCATTTTCATCAAGTTCATCATTTTCATCATTTTCATCAAGTTCATCATTTTCATCAAGTTCATCATTTTCATCAAGTTCATCATTTAATTTTTCGATAGTTTTATGATTTGATAATAAGTCAGTCATATTTATTTTAACCATATTTTTATTAGTTTCGTTATTTAAATTTTTGATGGTATTATGATTTGATAATATATCAGTCATATTTATTTTAACTAAATTTTCATTATTTTGATCACCAATTTGTTCGTCAATTTGTTTATCAATTAATTCATCATCTATTTTATAAATATCAGGTTTCAAAATATGATGAGCTTCGTCTATAAATATTTTGTCAAATTTATCACAATATTTTTCAACAATATTAACTGAATTATAAACACAAATAGTAATTTCTTTAGTTTCATTATATATATTATTATTGTCACCTATTAGTTGTATTTTATTTTCATATTCTGGTTTATATTTAATAATTTCTTCATTTAATTGTTCCATCAATATAATTCTTGGAACCAATATAAGATATTTACAGTTTTGTTTGAGTGAAAACATTATAATAATATTTTTACCTGTTCCAGTCGGTAAATTGATTATCATATTTTGTTTATTATCTATTAACTTTATAACTTCTTCTTGATAATCTCTAAGGACAATTGGTGTTGCGTTATTTTTTTCTATAATTTGTTCTGAAATAATTTCGCCTTTTATATTTTTTTTAACAAATTTAACTTTTTTCGTACATTTTTGTTCTACGATTGGTTTATAATTAATTAATAAATTTTCGCAATAATTAAGTATTTCTTGTTTATCAAAACAATGATCAACAAATAAATGGAAATTAAGTTTTTCTTGTAAATGTTCTGCCAATTTACAATCAGAATTATGAGCAATAAACATATGTTTCCATCTAATCGCAGTTTCATTTATTTCTTTGGAATATTGATTTTGAGAAGCAAAAAAAGTTGCGCATTCATGAAAAGTTAATGAATATTTGCGTAATTTACATTGAACAATAGTGTCGATTAAATTCGAAGCATCAATGCCTGTGTCATTTTTTGACATACAATTTTCTTCTTTAAAAGTAGGATCAATATCATCATAAACATAAAAAGTTTGTTGATATTTTTCAGATAATTTTATTGAAGTATAATATTCGAAAATTTTAGCTAATTGATAATTATTAATTTGTTCTTTAATGAGACCTGATGATAATAAATCATTAAATCGTTCAGATATTAAATTAGAGTAATGTGTGTTGTTCATATTGGTATATGATTGCAATTATTGCTTTGTGTATTAAAAATAAAAAATACAATTTTTAAACATAATTGAAATTGCAACAACATGATAATTATATTATAGCAAAATTAATAAAAAAATTGATAAATAAATTACTTGATCCATAATATTACATTTTGTTTATAAAAAACGATAATAATGTCAAACTTACAACACAAACGTATTGAAAAAAAAAGATATTTAGTACGTAATAATGAAAGACAAAAAAAATTATATTACCTTGAAAATTTAATTAATGAAAGAGAAATTTTAGTTGATATAGATAAAATATTGTTTGACATTATAAAAAAATTTATTAAAAAGTTGCCTTATGAATTAATTGAAAAAATATATATGATAATAATGTGCAAATATCATGACCAACATATTTTAGATTCAACAGCTATAAATTGTATATGTTGTAATAAACATATTGAATATTTGTGTCATAATATTAATATTGTTATTGAACCAAATAACAATATTAATCAAATGGTTGGATTTATGAAACAAGTGCCACGCAAAAATATTTTTTTGTGTTCACAACTTTTACCTAAAAAACAACTCGGTATCGATGAATTATGGTTTGATCAAGAAAAAATATATCACGAAATAACTGATGAAATAAAGAAAAAATATAAATTACGTTATATAGGTCCGTTATATTGTGGCGATAATTGTTTACTTAACGAAAGTTATGTATTTATCAGCGAACAAATAAAATTTTAATCGCAAAAAATTGAAGATTTGTTATTAGTTTCGAGTTATGAGAGCGAATTATGTTCGCAAAATAAATATAAAAAAATTGATAAATAAATTACTTGATATATATATTACATTTTGTTTATTAAAAACGATAATAATGTCAAACTTACAACACAAACGTATTGAAAAAAATAGATATTTGGTACGTAATAATAAAAGACAAAAAAAATTATGTTATCTTAAAAATTTAATCAATGAACAAAATGATATTGCGCATATAGATTTAACAATTGATATCATAATTGGTCTTGCTAGAGAATTGCCAAATGAGTTGATTAATAAAATTTATATGATGTTTATGTGTCAATATCATAATCGACATATTTTAGATTCGACTGGTATAAATTGTATATGTTGCAATAAACATATCGAACATTTTTGTCATGATATGAATGTTGTTATTGAACCAAATAAAAATATTAATCAAATGATCGGATTTATGAAACGTATATCGCATAAAAATATTTTTATGTGTTCACAATTTTTCCCTATTGTGCCACTTAATATGCGTACCCATAACGATTTAGATCATATTGAAATGTATCATGAAATGAATCAAGCAATCAAAAAAGAATATAAATTTGATCATCAAGGACCATTATTTTTAAAGAATAATAATTTTTATGTTAATAGTTATAGTAATGTATTTACTAAAAAAATTGGAACCGCTATGCTATGACAATTATATAATATATCATGCTCGAACTTGTTCGAGCATGATATATAAAAAATTGATTTTTTTTAAGTTTAACAATTACTTTTAATTTGGTATATAATAAATATACACAACATAAACGCTAAATATGTCTAAAATTTTGTTGTTGAATTCGTTGGTCAAAAATTTTGCCCAAGAAAATCAATGTAAAAATGATGTTCATGTTTCAATGCTATTTTTTAGTGTAAATAAACATTGTTTTTTATGGACCTAAACATAGCATAGAAAAACAAAATATCTTGTTTGGATGTACAATGAATAATCGAATTTCGATTCATTCTGAAGAACATGTTATTTCTGATATTCCAATAAATAAAAAATCTAAATTACTCCCAATCAATATTTTGGTTTTTAGAATTGGGGTTGGCGGTGTTATAAAGAATTCTAAACCATGTAAACATTGTTTGGAATTTATGCAACAATGTCCTAAAATAAAACGTTATTATATTAAAAATATTTATTATTCAGACGAGAATGGAAAAATTATAAAGGAATCATTTGATGATTTGTATAAAAAAAGAAACGAATATGTATCATCATATTATAAATATATAACAAATTAATTTAAATATTATTGATGTTTGAATCGTCTATTAATTCTAAGTTCGAATTCAATAAATTACAACAAAACATGATATCACGCTTTTTTTTAAACTTTTTAATTTCATTTAATAGTGTGAAAATATTAATCTCAAAATTATAAATATTTTTATCATAACTAAAATCAATTATATTTATTTGAATTTTTATTTTTGTTTTAGTATTGTATGCAATCAACACATTATTAATTTTATCAATCGATATACATAATTTATGTGTTATTTCTTTTACTAGATCAAGATATAATTGAAAATCTATTATATTTGGAATCTTGAATGTTATCATTTTGTTAATATTGTTATATTTATTAGATTATTTGAACAATATAATTATCATAACAAAGCGATTTCAATTTTTTATATTTTATAATCAAATATTGTTTGATCATAATTATCATAATGCAGTAGTTTCAATTTTTAATTATCATTTTATCTTTATAAATCATAAACTGGATAAATGATTTTATTTTTTCAATTCCATTTGTCGATAAATATATTTTGATATCCATATGTTTGGTTTCAATATATTGTTTAATATATTTATATTTAATTATATAGTTTAAATCATGATGTTTGGTCGTATTAAATTCATTAACATTTTTGTCCAATAATTTTTCTATTTCACAATCTGAAAAAGCAATATTAACATAAATTTGTTTTGTCATATCATTATATTTAAATTTGCATGTAATTGGATCAACATTATTCCATTTATTTTCAACATATTTACTTATATTTATTGAGTATATGTTTTCATTTTGTTCAATTTCTAATTTTAATAAACAGTTAACACATTCCAAATTGTGTTTATTAATTTCTCTAAATTTATGAATACCAAATTTGCAAGGATCAAAACGATAAAAACATATTAATTTTTTAATATCTGGAATAAACGAGTTAATATAATTTTTTAGTTCTTTTTGATATTCAAAATAAATTTGTTCTAATTCTACAATAGAATTTTTTTCTAATTCTAATTTATCATATTTTTTAAATATACTTAATTCTAATTCGCCAATAATAAAATTTTTATAAGACTGAACTGTATTTTTATAATGTACAAATACTTTATTTTTTAATGTTTCGTGTAATTTCATTAAACGTAATATTTTTTTACGATCAGCACATAAAATTGTTTCTCTTTTATTATTTATCGAACTTATATTTGAGACAGTGTCTTCGAATTTATTATTTTCTAAATTATTTATTAATTCATTGACTTCACAATTTAATTTTGTTAAATTATTTATAGTATCATTATTATCATTTAAAATTAAATACAAATCTTCACAAAAATTTTTCGAAATAATATCGTAATATTTTTTAATTATATTTTTATATTCGATCATTTTGGATGTTAAATTTTCATCATATTGAATATCTTTATTTTTTTTATAACTTCTTTTAATTTTTGCTAATTTTTTGTTGTCCATTATGTTATAATTTATATGTTATGAATTATATTTTGACATTATAATTTTCAATTTTATATTAATATTGGTGTGTTAAGAAAATTAGCATTAATGAAACAAATATTAAATAAACTATTTATTATTATTAACTAAACACGAACAATATATTGTATAACCACATGATGGAACATTTTATTATACATCTGATTGAACATTATATAAATATATTCAATCAGATGTATAATAAAATGTTCCATCATGTGGTTATATCATTAATCGTGTTTTGATATTTATATTATTTATTATTTAAGTATGTATATGTTTATCCTTTTTCATTTTCCTTAACGCACTAATATTGATTTTATATTATATTTGATGCTTGAACATTGTGACTTTTTTTGTTATAATTTGTTGTTAAAATATAAAAAATTGAAACCGTTAATGAGAGTTTTACTTCGACGACGTCGAAGTAAAACTGCATTAATGCTTACTGCATAATTTAATATATTCTCGCAGTCGCGAGAATATATTAAATTATCTCAGTAACCGCTTCGTTATGACATTTTTTTATATTAATAGTTTTGTTTGTGTCTACACAAACAAAACTATTAATATAAAAAATTGAACAATTTAATTACAAAGTATCAAAATATTTAATATATTATTACTAATAACAAAATAATGACAAATATAACAAAAAATGTGCAACCAATTGAAGAACATAAAAATGATATTAAATATCTCAAATATTCAAAAAAATGTATTTTATACGAAATTCTGTTTGTCATGATTTATATTTTTATTGAAACAAACTACATCAAATATAAATTGAATTGCTTGTTATTGTTAAAAAATATTTTGTATCCAATAAAAGAAATATTTATTATGTTAATTTTTGAATATCGAACAATTTATAACAATACATATAAAAAAATTTCTTATGAAAATTGTTGTTCAAAATTAAAATTTTATCGAGCTATGACAATTTACTTAATAACTTTTTATTATTATATTCTTTTCACGAATTATTTGTTTCACTCTTATATCGTGTTTATATTAAAATCTTCTTCAAATATATTAAGTCTTTCATTAAGTTGTATTTTAATTATGACAATTCCAATTCGTTTTATTGGAATACTAATTTGCATTATTAAATATATTCATTACAAAAACATTATGGATATAATGGATACACAAAAAGTAAATTAAAATTATTTATGATTACATATAATTAATCGACATTTATTACATCGTTACTAATCTGATTGTAAATTTCTTGGCTAAATTTTTCATCATATGTTATATTAGCATATCCAAATTTATTTAAAATTGGTGGATGTATTAAAAAATATTTATTTATTCTCATATAACTATCAAATATTGCATAAAACATATATGAACAAACATTGTTGTCACATATTTTCTGTATATGTTTATCATATAGTTTGTATATTAATTTATTTATCGTAAATTGCCATTTCGTTTGATAATTATGTATAAATTTAATTGAACTAAACAAATTAATATATTTATCATAATTATTAATTTTATAAAAGTCAATAAGTTCACTTATACATAAATTAGTCCTATCAATAATTTCATGATCACATGATTGTATCGTAATTTGTGAATGACAAATTTGTCGGTTAAAATATAAAAAATACGACGCACAAAAATACACATCGAGCATTAAAAAATATTGTCTCATTGTTGTTTCATACAATAAATATTTTAACATATCAACACGATTATATTTAATTATCATCAAAAATATATTAAATTTTTGATCCAAACAATCATCAATTACTATAAATTTTTTAATATTTTTATTTGACAAATATCGTTTTGTGAATAAATGTTTAAAAATATCTAACTTGTTAAATTTAATTGAATAAATTATTAGCTTATCCAAATCAGTTATTTTTATATGTTTATTCATAAAATTAATATAGCAACAATCATTTTTTTCAATTGATTCGCATTCAAAATTATTGTTAGAAATATTATTAAAACATTTAATCATTTCTGAAGTAATTATATGAAATTTTCTTGATACTAACGCACAATTTGAATTATTAAATTTTTGTTTGAATATATTTATTAAAATCTCATTAGGAATATTATCAAAATATGACATTTATAAAAAATTGAAGATATAATTATTAAACAACTCTTATTTTTATAACATTTTAATTTAACAAAATGTCATCTTGTACATATTCTAAAATGGAATACAAAATTCAAAAACATGGAAGATGTATCACATGTCATTTTCCTGAACAATCTGGTTATTGTTTGCCATGCATGACAGCACATCTGACAAAATTTCCAGACCATATTGTTGAATGGAAGACTGATAATTTTTTTTGCGATTGTGGTATTCATGTATTACCTGATTCAGTTTCGGGAATTGATTATTTAGATTCGCCGAATGAAAAATTGATTACGTCGATTATTGATAAAGCATTAAAAACTAATCCAATTATACGAAATGTTGAAAGGACTGTTAATATTTTTAGAGAAAATTTAAGACATAATGCGATTATTGAGGGTGCAACAAAAACATGCCCACAATGTGATAGTAATGGATATAATATTTACAATACACCAAAATCTGACTTATTTTGTTCCAAATGTAATATTAGATGGCATGATTGTCATTCAATGAGATATCGATTTTATGAAAATTTTAGTTATGATCAAACATTTAATCAAGGATGCCCTGTCCATACATGTTATTAGTTTAATTTATTTAATTTATTAATTTAAAAAATTGATTTAATTAGTACTAAATATGATATTTAAATATTTAATTATTTAATAATATAAATAAGATGAATTATATTATTCAAATTGAAGGAAATGAAAGATATGATGTACCAAATTGTGTTGTTAATTCGACATATATTGATAAATGGAATAAAATAAAAGAAAAAATATCATTAACACCTGAAGAGATTAAAGAATTTTACAAAATTCTTAAAAATAATTTTCATTGTAATGTTTATGAAAAACAAACAAAAAGTGGTAATAAGTTATTTTTTTCAAAATCAGTCAAATCAATAGATTTCAATAATTTATTACGACAGTTTGTTAACAAATACAAAATATGTACATATTGTAATAAACCTGAAATTATAAATGGAGTTTGTCAATCATGTGGCAAATAAAATATAAATTAATTTTTTGGTTAAGTTAAATTATTAATGTTATCAATAATTGTGTCTATTTTTTTATTCGCTATGATATCCATAATACATTTTTTTTTAATCGTTAATGGTTGTATTTTCATATCATTGCGGACATTTTTAATTTGTTCTTGTGTTAATTTTTCATTAGAATAAAATTCAATCATCGAAATAATTTGTTCTGCATTTGGATAATCCATTATTACTTTTTTTAATCTTCCTTCTCTATACATTGCAGGAGGCAAATTTTTTGTTTCATTTGCTGTGGCAATAATTATTAAACCATCTTGGTTAATAACACCATCTAACAAACTTAAAAACATATCCATATTAACATTATCTTCTGGCTTTAACATTTGTGTCATTCCAAGTTGTAAACTATTTAATAACATATTAGTTTGATTAGTTTGGTTATTATTAGTACCATTAGTTTGATTACTACTATTAGTATTGTTAGTTTGATTACTACTATTAGTATTGTTAGTTTGATTACTATTATTAGTATTATTAATATTATTAGTTTGATTACTATTATTACTATTATTAGTATTGTTAGTTTGATTACTATTATTAGTATTATTAGTTTGATTACTATTAGTATTGTTAGTATTATTAGTTTGAGTATTTATCGATGCGATTGTGTGTTCATTAATTTGTTGGAGATAATTAATTTCATCAAATAAAATTATAATGTCATCATTAACTAATGTTTTTCCTTCATAGTTACGACAGTTCATAATTTTTTCTAACTCTTGATTAGTTTTTACTCTTGATATTGGAACATAAATAATATTGCGCTTTAAATAATTAGCTATTGCCGAACAAATACATGTTTTTCCGGCCCCTGGCATTCCTTCTAATAGTAAACTTATTTTACGTTTTAGACCATATTTTTTATAAAATTCGATTTTGTTAAAATTATCAAGCTCTTCAATAAATGTTTTTTTATTATTAAAGAATAAATGATCAAATGTTTGTGATTTATCAATTTCAAGAATGTCATATTTTGGAGTGGTTTTTTGTTTCGTATCATTATTTTCATTTAATTTTCCTGTATAAATATAAATTTTTTGATAATTAATTAACTTGATATATTTTTCACATTCATTTTTCGTCATATTTATATAATTATACAAATAATTAGTATCATATTTGTACGAAAATAATGTTATATGTATACCTGTACAATATGATTTATCATATTCTGTATCATAATTTCCTTTTTGACCTGCTACATTTTCTGTTGATGGATGCGTTAAATTTATGTCAATATATAATTTGTTATTAATTTCAAGTGGATCAGATAAAATAGTTGTTGACTCATATAAATTATCTCCAGATTTACGATATTTTGTTTCTTTTGTAATTGGTATTTGAATATGTTTAAATTCATCCAAAATACTATTACGCCGTTCAAAAAATAATAATGATTTAGACATTTTTATAATAATTTTTTTTTCTGTAATAATTTTGTCGATGTACCAAAAAAAATATGGAGTTTCATTTAATATGTTCGATCCATTATATTCGAGAGTGATAAATTTTTTTTGTTTAAATAATTTTTTGTTTATTATTTCAAAAATTAGTTTAATCATACGTTCAATCATACTAAAAATAGTATTTATAACACATTTTATTGATTCAACAAATAATGTTGTAAATATTGTTATAAGTGATGGCATCGCATAAGTCATTATTTTATCAGTTGCATCTTTATTTTTAAAAACTGTAAATAATTGTTGAAACGATATTGTTGAATTCATTTAATGTTAATATTATATATCTGACCGAATAGTAAATAAATTATATTTCAATTTTTTATATTTCATGTTCGAACTAGTTCGAACATGAAATATAAAATAATTATCATAATGAAATGGTTTCAATTTTTTATATTTCATGTTCGAACTAGTTCGAACATGAAATATAAAATAATTATCATAATGAAATGGTTTCAATTTTTTATATAAAGCTAATTGCAATAATGTTATATTAAATGAATAAAGATACAATTTATTTAAATTCACGCGATTTTGATGTAACAAAATTAAAAGAAAATTTATTTGATTGGTGTACTGATTTAAAACAAAATAAAGATTTAGTTAATGTAATAGATGACATATCTAATATGTTTAAAACAGAATCGGAACATATTGATGATGAAATTGAAATGACAAAATTTAGTATAAATATTTGGAAACATTTGAGACAAAAATATAATTTACAATTTGATATCGAAAATACATCATTAAATAGTAATGAAGATACGAATTATGAACTCATTGAAAACGATACTGAACAACAATTATATTGTAAAATCAGAAACAATATATTAGATCAATTTTATGATTATAAATTTGAATATGATAAACATGTTGGTTGTTGTGGAGGAACTAATATAAATTTAAAATATGAATCATATAACAAAACACCATATAATGAACTTATTGATACATTAAAATTAAATATTGATAAATTTGTTCAAATCAGCAACTTCAAAATGAATCATTATTTAGACGAAGAATTAGTTTATTTAATAAAACTAAAAAATAATGATTTTGTTTATATCAATTTTTCTAATGATGATGCTTCGTGTGCTGGACATTATATAAAAGTGATAATTCATCATATTGTAGATGTGTTTAAAATATCTGAAAATTGTTGTGAAGAGATTATACAATATTTGACAACAAAATATTCATCAAATGCAATTAAATTAAATTAAATATATATAAACAAAATATATATATTTTAATTTATCTAATTTAATGTTAAGACAAAAAAATGATAAATTAGAGTTATATCGAGAAGCGTGTAAAAAATATAATTCAAATTCGTCAGATAAAGATTTTATAATTAATTTTTTTATTGAAGATAGTAAAAATAATCATTGCTATTCATTATGTTCAATCGGATTTGATAATCCGTTAGCGATGAATTTAATTTTATCGAATAATGAATGTGTTGAGTCAATGGAACTAAATGATGCTATGCGTACATTTTACTGTTCTGATTATAGGTCGCAAACAAGATTGCTAATAATGAAAATAGCTATTACAAAGAATAAAAGAGTATTAGATAAAAATCCGGAATTTATTCAATATTTGTTTAATCGCGTTAATGATGTTGATTTTTTAAAAATATTGGTTGATTTAAAATATATTACGACAGAAAGTTTATTTAATTCATTATCAGATGAAGATATCATAAAAAGCGAAAAAAAATGTTTTGATTTTGTTACTGAAAATATTAATATCAATCAAAAAAAACAAAATGAATTTTTTGATTATTTTGGGGGTGGAATTTTACATTTTGAGAGATATGTTCAAAATTTTATAAAATTAATAAAATTATTTAAATTTCCAAATGGTGTTGATATTAGTTTACTATATTTAATATTATTAGCAAAATGCGATGTCAAATATAAAATTGTTATTTTGAATAATTTATTAAGCTTACACGAAATAAAATATGAAAATAAAAATGAATTAGATTTACTAACAGACCAACTTAAGAAATATGATATTAAATTTCATAAAAATAATATTGAAAAATGTGATATTTGTGATTGTATTCAAAAATGTAAAATTTATTATTAACAAAACAAAATATATCGAATTATAAATATATTTTGTTCAAGTTATTTTATTAATTTCATCATTATCTTCATTTTGTTCATTATATTCATTGTCGTTTTCGTTTTGTTCATTATTTTGAAATTCTATTAGTTGATTATATCCATTTTCGTCTTGTTCATCATTTATATTTTCATATTGATTATTATCTTCATTGTATTCAATTTGGTCGATGTATTCGTTTTCTGTTAGTTCATTATCTTTATTTTTTTTTATTTTATTATTATGAAATTCTTTTGTTTTATTGTATAATAATAATTTAATTTCATTTAAAATATTATCTCTTTCAGCAATAAAAATATCCTTATGTGCAAAATATTTTGTAATATTTTGTGCCTTATATACTTCAATTGTTCTGTTAAATTCTTTCGATATTTTTTCTTGATATTCTTTTGATTCGATTTTTTTCATTGACATTAATTCGGTCGCAGATTTATTAAATAGCTGTTTTGCTGTATCTACAATTAATTTTTTTAACCACATTTTATTATCATAAACATCCAAATAATTTGATCTTAAATTTTTTAATTGAATATTTTGTTGTTCAGGAAAATTTGTGTTAAAATGTTTCATCTCGATTAATTTTAATAAAGGTTTTTTTTCATTAAACAGTAAATATTTAATTTCATAGTCTGTAAATTTATTTATATCCTCTTTACCAAAATCAACCATAACATTATTAACATGACCATTATGTACAATTCCATTATTTACGGGTCCATTATTTACGGGTCCATTTATAATAACGTTAGTTATATGTCCATTATTTATAGTTTTGTTTTTTGATGATTTTTTTTTTTGCAGTTAATATTTTTTGATTCATTTTAATTATTTCTAATTTTTGTTCCGTTTTTTTTAATTCTTGTTCTGTTGTTTCTAACTTTTGTTTTAATAAATTAATATCTTCATTTTCTTTTTTATTTGAGTTAATTTTTTTCACTTCTTCTTCATAATTTAAATGTTTCTTTTTATGTTTAAATAATCCCGTTCTTTCTTTATATAATTTATGACAAATTAAACATTCATATGTGTTAATATTATTTGTCAACATATTATCAACATTTGTCAACATATTGTCAACATTTGTCAACATATTATCAACATTGGACTCTGTTACATTTCCTTTTTTATTAATAAGATCTTCATTAATAAATATTTTTTTGTTTACATGGTATTTTACGTCTTAAATGATTTTCATAATGACATTTTTGATTAAATATTTTATGACAATTACTACATTCATATTTCATTGATGATTTATATATTATATTATATTTATTATATGTTTTTTATTTAAACTTAATACTTATTGTTTTTTTGAACCATATTAATTAAATTTATTTTTAGTTAAATTAGTATCTTCAAAAATATTGTTTAATATTAAGAGGTATCAAAACAAAATTATTTAAGAAGACAAGTTATATATTTTTTAGTTAATTTATTTAAAATTAGTTAACTAAAAAAAATAGTTAAACATGATAACAGGGAGAGAGAGACGAACAAAATCTTTAGAAAACTTTTTAAATTTCAAAAATATTTTTCCCAAAAAGTTTTTGAAAATAATTTTTTTTATTTTTTTATTTTTTTATTTTTTTGTTTGCTAAATGAATAATGTATTAGTATTTTCATTATTTATCAATTAATAATTATATATGTTTGTCTCTTATAATTTTATTAATAATATAAATTATAATAATAATCTTATGACAATTATATTTTATGTTTGAACATTATTCAAATACAAATTATAAAAAATTAATTTTATTGCGTTAAGAAAATTATCAATAGTGAAACAAATATTATATAAACTATTTATTATAATTAATTAAACATAAATAGCATATAATATAATAATAAAATGGACCATCATGTTGACTGCTGTGATATCATTAATCGTGTTTTAATATTTATATTATTTATCATTTAAATAAATTTAACACAGTCTTGATATTGGTTACAAAATTAGAAAATTATATTTTTGTCAAAAATTTGAACAAAGAAATGTGTAATCAAATTACTAAAAATAAAATTTTAAATGAAATTGATGGAATTGATGATCATACAATAAATTTAAGACAAATAAAAAATATTAATATTTTGCAGTTAGAAAAAAATGTATTAGATATAATTGAAGAGACTGAAAAAATTAAAATCAAAAATAATGAAATAATATTACACATCGTATACAAATAAAAAATTGAACTTATTTTGACTTAATATATTATCTAAATTTATTTATTATACTTAATTTTACAGCCACAATATGAAACTTATTACAATCTTATTTTTCGTATATTTGACATTAGCTAATGATATTTTCAGTTCCATTTTGTTAAAAGATATTAAATCTTTAACTTTGAGAAAAAATCATTTTACTTCAGGACGTCGATCTAATGGTGTTCCTCAATTAAATTGTATTGGTGGCACTGCGATTTCACAATGTGATAAAGTAGATATGGTTCAATGTTATAATATGGGATTTGATGGTAAAGATTACACATGGAAATGTGAATCAATCTTAGATGATAAATTAAAATTAGGAAAAACTGAAGTTAGTTGTGAAGGATATCAATATCCAGATGATCCTTATGTTTTAGTTGGAAGTTGTGGAGTAGAATTTTATCTTGAATATACAGATAAATACTATCAACAACAAACACATCGTAGTAATATTATTATTGATACGTCAGAAAATAAAAAATTAGATAATGAAGGCTCAGATTTTTTATTAAAATTAATTTTTGTACCATCTGTTATTGTTATTGGTATTATTTTGTTTGTATTTTATATAGATTGTCCATCAAGTAAAAACAAATGTAGCGAAACAAAATATATGCAACCAAAATATAGGCAAACAAAATATAGGCAACCCCAAATTATTAGTACCGAAAATTCTGAACATTTATTTGTTGAACCATCTGCTCCACCACCTGCACAATCAATTGAGCAACCAATTGTCCAACCATATGTACAACCAATTATTCAACCAATTGTTCAACCATATGTACAACCAATTATACAACCAATTGTCCAACAATTTGTCCAACCATTTGTTCAACCAATTATTATCCATGAAGAAACTCAACCAATTATTGTTCATGAAAAAATTAAACATGTTGTATCAAATGAAATTGATAATACACATAAATCAACATCATTTGGAACAACAAAAAGAAGGTAATTTTATTTATTAAACTAATTTTAATCATTATGTTCTTCTGCATAATGTATCATTGAACATTTTGGACAAACTGAATCATTATAACAAGATGATTTACCAGTCACACATCCACAACAATCAACATTTGTTAAAATTGTTTCAGAACCACAAATAAAACATTTTCCATCCCAACTAATTGGATCACCATGTTGCGGCCATTTGTAACACGGTAATTGTTTTCCATAATTTGTAACAACTTTATATTCTGAACATGGTGTAGTTGGATAAACATGTAAAACATAATATGCAGCATGAACAAGAATATATGTTCTTTCAATATTTACAATATATTGTGAGCATTTTTTACAAGAATATTGATTTTTTGTTTCCATCCATCCTTCTGGATTATCAAAATGCGCATAACGAGCTAAATATTGTTTAACACCATTCACATATTCAATTGGTTCTTTACAGACCGGACATGATTCACATGATTTAACCATTGTAAATGGCACTTTGAAATGCATATTAAAAATATCTGATTCATATTTTGAAGATTTACAAATAACTTCACCTTTTTGAAAATCTTCAGTCGTTACATTAACTGATGAAATACCTTTTTTTATTGGTAATATCATTGATATTTCAGTTGGTGATGTAAATGTATCAAAATAATTTTCACGAAATTTAAATGAATTTTCATCATTTAAGTCATTAGGTTTAATTGGTTGATTATTATTAGTTGGTTCCATTTGTTGATAATATTTATTTTTATATTAAATCAAATAAGTAATTTAATTTTCAATTTTTTATATTTTTATGAAATATAAAAGATTGCATGGACATCGTGTTACGATGTCTAGCTAATGAAGATCTAAAATATATCAAATAATATTAATTTACAACTTTAAAGTTGTAAATTAATATTATTTGATATATTTTAGATCTTATCATGAAATTAAAATTACTTGACCAATATTATGATACAAACTATATTTATAAATAAATCGATATAATGGGTAATAATAATTCGTGCAAAACTGATAGTGCTGATAGTCATGATGTTAATATTAATAACAAATATTATGATAATGTAGTACGTTATTTTAATTTGCATGACATGGCTGATGACATTAAATATTTAACATCAAAAAATGTTAAAAAAGTTTATAATTTATTTTTTGAACGAGTTGCATGTTATGATTTACCATATTTTATGGGACTTTATTATTGGCATATAAAAGACGAAACACGTTATTATCTAATGTATGACAATTTTACTAAATCTTTTTATGAAGGTAATAATTATGCTATATACAGATTAGCAAAATGTTATGAAAATATAAATGAATTAGATGACGCGATAAAATATTATAAACATGCAATTAATTATGGATATCAATGTGCTGCAAAAGATATTGAAAATTGTTTAAACAAACAAAACACATCATTAGAAAAATTAAAATAATTACCATTTCATTATTTTTTGTAAAAACTCATGCATATCACATTTTTGTGGATCATTTTTAATTAATTTTTTCCATTTTGTTTTATTTTTTTTATCTTGTAAACAATCAACTTTATCTTCATATTTTTTCCATAATTCGTTTATCAAATGAACAAATTCAATTGGTTGATAAGATCCTTCTTTATTTATCCATCCATTAATTTCGTCTAAAAATATATAGTTCCAAGACGTTTTTGTTAATAATAGTTCTGCAACTAGTTTATAATCATTATGACAACTCATATACATATATGCAGCCTCTTTTTTATTTGGTGACATAATATTAACAAAATAAATTAATATTTCTTCAGCATCAGCATTTAATATTTCTTTTGTATCAACATAATTATTAACAAATTTTAGAAATAGTTCAACAATATTATTATAATTTCTTACGACATATTGTAAAAGATATTTATAATCAACATTATGTTCTTTAAGATATGTTACTATTTGTGGTAAATATTTAATAAAAGCAGGAGAAACATGCCAATCAAATTTCATTTCTGGTAATCGTTCTTCTTGTATAATTTTTTGAAGCCAACAAAAATCACATGGACATAAATTATTTATTGCGCCAATAATATCTTTTGGTTCTTCAATAATATCAAATGTACCTTTGCATTTAATTTCAATTAGCCACTTAATATAATCCATTTCTTCATTTTGTAATGCTTTTTTATAATCATAGTATGAAGGTTGATATCCTTTCGAATATAAATATTTTGGAACTTCAAATGTATTACACTTATTCGTCCTAAAACTATATCTATAATAAACTTTATCAGAAATATTTTCTTCAAGCCATTTAAATACATCTAACTTATCATATTCAATTGCAACTATTGAGACACCCCAATTAAATTCACATTTAATTGATTTGATATAATCAAGAACATCAATTAATCCATGTTTTGCTGCATTAATTGGTGCTTGGGTCGATAACATATTTTCATTATTTGGTGTCATTGATAAACAATGTTTTAATACAATTAAATTCATACCTGCACAATCATCACATAAACTTCTTGTTATTTGCATTAAATTATGTTTAATTGCGATATCAAACAATTCAATCGAATCATTTATAATTAAATAAGGTAAATAATTATCAACATATGATACTGATGTATTATACATTTTAACAGCATCATCAATATTTCCTTTTTTTAATTCGTCAAAAATTTGATTAGGTTTATATTTAGTACTCATATTGTTAATATAATATTGTAATTATCATTATTATTGAGTTTTAATTTTTCATTTTTTTCACAATATTAGTGCGTTAAGGAAAACGAATAAGGGTAAACACAAATTTTTAACATTAAATATTATTTTAATGAATGTTTTATTTATTCTAATAATTATTTTTGTTATGTAAAATATAATATAATACATGTTACAAATTAAGGATAATTTTGATATTCTTGTTAACGAAC